CTCAATTTAACTGTACCATCAGTATATACCTTATCCCATAAAGAAACATCTTCAGGAGTTAAACCATATTTATCTGCATAATTAGAAAGACCATATTTAATAGCATTATTTATATCTCCTTGTGCAAACTAATCTGCTCTTGCTCTCATTTGCTCGTAATCAGATTTATCCTTAAATTCTTTCTCCTAAGCCAAAGCATCCCATACCGTAAATTTCTGATTAAGATACGCTGCTTCTAAAGCTTTATTTTCATTAGCAGTATTATAGAGAGATTCTCTATTTTTCATAGCTGTATTATATCTATTCGTATGATTAGCTACTTCTTGCTACCAAGCCTATTCCTACATTTCTCTTAATCTCTAATTACTCTATTGACGTCCTGCAATAATAGCATCATTACCTTTAGAAGTTGCTTCTAACTAAAGCATAGATTGTAAATTTCCATCAGATGTAATAGGATGACTAGCTGTTCTAGCTAACTAAGCTGCAGCCTATTGACCATTCATTTCTGCATCTAAATCAGACTGAATATAACGATGGTCTTCTTGTGGGTCATATAATATAGGCTACTTCTTTAACATATCTGTAACTTTTCTATTAGTTATGTCAGCATACATAGCTCTAGGAATACCCCATTTATCAGTAACATCAATCTTATTTATAACATCTTTTAAACTAAAGTTATTAGGCTATTTAGGTTTATTCTAGTCTGCCACAGTCGTCTTTGAAGGGTCAGTGTAAGGTTTTAATTTATAATATTTAGTATTTGGGTCTAAATAAAAATCATATCCCTATTCTTTGAACTTTTGCTAGTATTGTTTTAACTATTCATCATTAAAATCACCCTCACGACCCAAAAGTCTTCTAGCATCAGTAATTCCTCCAAATGAATTATCAGTTTTATACATATTACCATTACCTAACCAATCACCTGAATTAGCATTTCTAGACACTATACCAAATTTTCCAGAATCTTGGGCTGATTTAATTCCAAGAGTATTGTATCCTAAACCATCAGGATCATTTCCTTCAGGACTTACGTTCCATTCGTCTTCATATCCAGCTTTATACTTATCCTAATACTAACCAACAGTTGCATTATTATATGCATTAGTATTTAAATAATCCTATTTAGAAGCATTAGTATAATCATTATAATGTAAGTCCTACATAGTATTTAACCAATTAGCATAACCATCTTTATACTATTTAAGACTACCAAGTATATGGTCTAAATTTTTGGAAAACACATCAGTATTCCAATTATAATCATTAGCATATCCTACACTATTCTATTTAGCAGGATTACCATTTATATTATTACCACTAGCTAATTTCTAAATAGAACCACCCTCTTTAAAACAAAAATGATTCTTAATGAATAAGTCTCTCCAAGTTTTTGCCTCATCACCAGTATTAGATTGTACACTTCTACGAACATAATTATATCGTTCAGGACTATTATTTAAAGGAGAATTAAATATCTACTATTTAGATTTTGCAGTTGCTCTAGGTCTCTTATACTTCCTTTTAGGAGAATTACTAGATGTTGGCTGTTTAAGTAATGAGTTCTTGTATGGGTTTTTTACATCCAAACTAATGCCACGTAAGTTATTTTCTCTAGCTATTTTCCATATATTAGAGTTACTAAATGTTCCCTAATTATTTAATCGACTAAAATCATAAACTGATTTAACTTGTGGATTATTAAAGTGTAAATGTCTTAACTACTACCATTTACCATTTCTAAAGAAACTATTTAATTCAGCATCAGGATGCAACTTCTTAAATTCTTTATTTACATCTTCTAACGATTTCTATTTCTTTAAAGTTTCTAACTACTCTGCAGTTACCTTATACTATTTGCCATCAGAAGCAGTTATATTAAAGTCTTTAGTTTTAGTACCCTTAGCCATCGTGTGAGCATTAAAATGTCCAACTGCACCTCTAGAAACTCCTGCTAAAGCTGAACAACCTGCTGCAATATTTTGCCAATCTTTAACTGTAAGAGATTCATTACTAGCTAATTTAGCCCAAGATGCTCTAGATTCAGGAGATAAAGCATTAGCTGCAGATAGGGCAGTTACTATCTTAGGTACATATTTAATTAAAGTTTTAGTTATTTTACCTGCTTTTCCAGCAGTTCCAAAACCTGGAACCAATCCCACGGCATCCATAGCAATATTAGTCCCAAGATTTTTCCACATATCTCCTGCTGACACAGACTTATCAAACATATCTGCACCAAAATTAGTTAAAGAAGAAATTAAACCTGTGCCAGCGCTTGCAGCAGTACCATATACTGGAACAAACGCCGATAAAGCAGAAGCTACATCCATTCCAGCTGCAGATATTCTAGCTATATCAGTAGCAGTAAATTCAGTATCTCCAGGTTTTCTCTAACTTGCTATTTGTCTCTTTTTATCCTCTGGTGTATTTGGATTACTAAGAGCCTTTTTATTTTCTTTTTCTTTTGCAGCCTCTTTTTCAGCTCTAGTTTGTAATTTCATACCTAACTAAGCTCTTGAGATAACCTAAGCCTTTCTTACAGAATATGGATCGTCTCTATAAGCATGTGCTCTTCCGTTTTTAAACCATATATAAAGAGGTTGCCCTTTTGCATTTTCGGAACCTTTTAATTTATATATCTCATTACCTGCAGCATCCTATACTTTTTCAAACTAATCCCAACCACCTTGTGTTTTATCAAGTAATGGTTTGTAATAAGCAAGTGCTTCACCTAGATTAGAAATCTTCTATTTACCTCCATTAACCGTCATATTAATAGCTGTTCTAAGAAAATCTCCTTTTCTATTTCCAGTTTTAAAAGCATTCTATAAACGTCTCATTGCTTCTTGACTAGTTCCACTAGTATACTCAAAATCAGTATTTCCGTTCTGCCAACCATTACCAAAGACTTCAGTACCAAAGTTTCTTTTACTTACATTAGCATAACCTTTACCTTCATTAGCTAAATACTACTGCCATATCTTATTATTAGCAATTTCCTATTCCTATTTAATAGCTGCATTGTACTCATCAGTTATATTCTAGGATTCCTGATTATATTGTCTTCTGGCTAAATCAAGAAGATGCTCTCTCTACTCAGGATGAGCAGCAATCTAGTCTGCTAATTTATATTTATCAATAACTGCCTAATCATTATTTATGTCAAAAGCCTCGGGCTTTTTATCATCTATAGGTGTAGTACTTTGAGAACCAATATTAAAATATCCATTATTCCATCCACTAATACCTGCCCTATTTGCAGCAAGTACCATGTTATTCTTCCAAGTATCTAAATTAAAATTCTTATCACTTGGATTATATTGTCCTAGAATATTTCTATAATTAGTATAGGCAGCTTTAACATCATCATTCATTTCCTACTTAGACATATAATCATCTAAGTCTGCCATAGTTTCAGCTACTCTATTAGTGTATTCTCCTTCTTTGTCTTTATTCCAATAAGGTTGGAGGTCATTAGCTGTTCCTGCTGGATTATATTTCTTTTGCCAATAAGCATCAAATCCATTCTTAGCATAATCAAATCCATTTGTATCGTCAGAAGTTTTATTTTTAGCAGCTAAAGCCTCTCTTAACCCTTTACCTATCTAACTAGCATAGGAAGCAAATTGTCTATTAGCTTCAAAAGCCTAATACTTACCTTGTTTTCTCTTTTTTAAGGCATCATAATCTTCCTAACTAATTTGCTGACCTTTATTATTATAATAGTAATTATCAGAATCTGTATTAGAGAATTCTCCCTTAGTGTCTGTTATAGTTCCGAATTCATCAGTGCTGAATCTTCCACCTCCATTATTAATATCTTCCTATAAAGCATTAGTAAAATTAGTGTACGCATGCTTCCATTCTTCTTTTTGTTCTGGAGTCCAATCTGTTTTAGAATTAAGAAATGTTTCTGCGTTATCTCTTATATTCTAGAGATATAATTTAGCATCTAATTCATGACCTCCAAAATTATATTTCGATTTTTTAGTCTATTCTGCCATATTATAAAATTAGGGATATACCTAAATAAGTATCTAGATATATCCCTACGTTTAAAATTGATTACTTCTAAATTCTTCTTACAAGACGTCCACCTCTACGATAAACAGGTTCTGATTGTGGAGCACCACCTGCCTCAGGTCCGCCTGCTTCTGCTGAGGCACCACCTCCACCAAGCATTTCGAGTACCATTTGACATACCTGAATAGCGATTTGACAATCTTGATTTTGTACTGCTTGCTGAGCACCTTGCATCAACATAGCTGTTGGGTCTTCACCACCCTACTGTGGAGCAGCAGCCTCTGGTGCTGGAGCAGCTCCGCCTTCTTGAAACTTCTTAATAAATTGCATGTGTTTAAATTTAATTTGTTAATTAACTAGTTAATTATCTAATAATATTATGTATTTCAATAGTACATATTAATTATCTAAAATGCAAATAATTTTGATGACTTATGTAATTATTTATTTTTTATCGTTCTAATCTTTCTTAGATTCAGGAGCATCTACATATTCTGGTTCTCTGTGGTCTTGAGCATATAATTCTTTAAACATTCTCTTGCCAAGTCTCTTACAATACTTATTAAATAACTCCTTATTATCTTTATTAGCTTCTGCTTTTTTAGCCCAAGTAATCATCTATTTTGTAGAAATCCTACTAAATATACGCTCTCCACCCTATAGATCCATTTGAGTTGAACCATCTGGAGCAAGTACCTTCATTACATATTTATTAGGGTCATCAGATTCATCAAACTCAAAATCATCTCCTTCTTCTATACCTGAATTCTAGTTTACTTCAAGTATATATTTAGCATTAGGAAATGGATGTAATGTCTCATCTTCGGGCTAAGCTTTATATACTGCAGTTACTTCATCGTCATCATTAATAGCTATCTAGTCAAGTGGAATTTTAGTATTTTTCATCCACATTTCTATAACTGGCTACTATTCAGACCAGATAAATAACATTCCCTCATCAGGCGCTAACTATTCTCTATCTTGAAGTCCTTTCCTTCTATCTTCTTCAGTTTTAGCTATTTCTACAGTATATTGTTTGTCTCCTATAATTATTCTTTTCTTATCCATTAAGCCATTTTATTTAATACTGCCATTAAACTAGTTCCTTGTGGGTCTCTAAAATTAGATTTACCAGTTTTAAGATATTGACTTAAAGCTGCCGGACTAAACCACATTCCATAATCAACTTGTAACTAACTAAGACCTCTTAAATTAGCGAATTTACTAGATATATTTCTATTAGCTTTAAGTAATTTAACCGCAGCAGAAATCTACTCCTCTGGATTATTTAAAAATTGTTCTTTAGTTAAATGCGGTGCATATTGTTTTCTTGTACTATTTATAAACTAGAAATATCCACTAGCAGATGACTTAGCATTTTTAACAGTAGGATTAAAATTAGATTCCTTTGCAGCTATTTCTGTAAGTGTCTATCTATATTTAGCATCTTCAGGATGTTTAGCTAAATAAGAAGTCATAGCTAAATTGAAGGACTTAGAGCCCTTTGCAGGAATATAAGAAGTATTTGTTGAATTGTCTTCTGAAGTATTTTGTTCTAGAGGATTCCATCCTGCAAATCCTTCTTTTTTCTAATTTCTAGACTAAATTCTATCTAAATTCTCCTAATTAGTTAATTCTTCTCCTATTGGAGTATATTCTATCTAAGGAGATTCTAAGTAAGAAGGAGCCTATACCTAGTTATAAGATACAAATAAATCACTTATTCCCATCTAATGTTCCTCCTTTCTTACATTCTTTAATTAAACCAGTCCTATCTTCTGTATTATGTAGAATCTCATAAACAAGTAATTTTCCGGCTTCAATAGCTAATTCATCTTTCTCTTTCTAAGTATTAGTATATCCCTAATATCTTTTATGTAAATCTTCTAACTACTTAGTTACTTCTAATGAGAAGATAATTTCATTGCGTTCTATCTCAGCTTGTTGTTCACCCTTATTATCAACTACTGGTATGCCCTTCTTAGTTAAATCTTCCGCGTTTTCCATATGATGCTTATGAGCATGTAAAGCACCTTCAGGAATAACATTTTTCTAATTAGTTTCCTCAACCTTCTCAGGTTCTTGTTTAGGTTTATCAGTTTTACCACCTTCTTCTAATTTCTATATATCTAAATTAATTACAGGAGTCCACTCTTTAGATTCTTCTAACTATCCTCCCTCTTTTAATTTAGATACTTCTGGATATTCAAGATTAATTATAGGTTGCCACTATTCCTATTTAACTTCTATATCTATTTTATCTTTAAGCTAACCACCTTTTCTATGTTTTCTTAGATTAATTCTCTATAAAATAGCACCATGTTTAGCAGCTCTTAAATACTATTGTTGTATACCACCATTAATATCCTATCCATATCTAGTATAAGCTAAATATGATTTATTAGCTAACTAATCTTGATATTCATTAGATATATTAGTCATAATATTCTATTGAGTCTTGGCTGTATCAATAAGTCTATTAGCTCGTTTCCTAGCACCATTACTAAATAAACCATATTTCTTACCTGCTTTAGAAACAGCATCTTCTATAGTATTTACAGAATCTGCATAGTCTCCTCCAACTTTTTCAATAGTGTCATTATTAGCAGAGAACTATTTAGCTCTTTTTGCACCTATACCATTGATTAATCCTGCAGGAGTAAGTTTCATAAAGCTACTATCTAATATTTTATCTGTAGTAGTCATCTAATCAGTTCCTATTCCTAATGCAGATAATCCATCTCCTATAAATTTTCCAGCCTTCATAGCACCCCCAACAATAGTTCCTACAGGAGAAAACATCATTGCAGCATTAGATATAGAATCATAAGCATTATTTAATCCTTTAGTTAAACCTGAGTCATTAGCGTGCTATTTACCAAAGAACATATTATCTAAAGTATCTACTGCTTGACTACCAATTCCAGCCACTCCTGCTGTCTTATCCTAATTAGATAAATTCTTCCAATTAGACATTAACTAAAAACCGCTGCTAAAAGAACTTCCTAACTAACCTAGATTAGCCATTGTATAATTACCTGACATTATACCAAAATTAGTCAATCCCTAAGAGATGGGATTTAAGGCATTAGAAGCTGTCTAATAACCCTAACTTATTTGCTACTATCTTATTTTAGCTTGTTCATCTTGTTGTGCTTTCCATATATTAGTCTATTGCTAATTGATAGCATTTATAGTATTCTAATCTAATACAGAACCAGCTGTAGTAGGGACTAATCTTCCAACTAATCCCTACTACGTAAACTGAAATCCTGCCTAACCTTTCTATATTAGTCTTATTTTTTTATGCATAGCTAACTTGATATATAGTATTTATAAAATCAATTATTGCTAGTTCTTTACCTGAATATCTAATTCTAATCTTTATGAATTTATCTCTCATATCAGTTTCCTTTCTATTTTGAGCACTTCCGAAATTATACTTATAAATATTCACATCATCTAACCAAGAAGATGTATCAAATGGGTGTATTCCATTCTCAAAATCTACCTTATATAAATTATACATTGCATTATCCTTACCTTCAGTAGTATCTTTATATCCATCTAAGACAGAATAAGACTATCCAGGAATTGCTATTTCACCCCTTTCTTTTACTGCATCTGGAATAGGAGAATTATACAAAGGTAATGGAGGTAATTTATCTCCTAACCTAGTACCCGCTCCATCTTTCCAAGTAGAATTTTCTGGAGTGCATAAAGCCTTAGTAGAATCCCTTCTTTCATACTCATTTTTATAAGTAATTAATAAAGGATTTATCTACACTTTCCATCTATCCTCAAGATAACGCATATTAGAAGCCATTAAACCTCTTCCTCCAAAAGAAGAAGCTGAAGTATCAGTCTAGTCATCAACATCAATAGCAGGAACGTGATTCCAAACTCTGAACTCCTATCTATTTGGATAATATACAATTTCACCTCCAGATAAGTGTCTATAATCATGTGTTCCTACCTAAGCCATTATGTAACTATCTTCTACTTCATTAATGTGCTTAGCTCTTGCAAAATAATTATGTGGTAAATCTGCTGACTTATTCTATTGTCTAGTCTAAATCTTCAGGAAGTCACTATTGTACTCAATATCACAACCATTATATTGCCAAAGAGCCTTCATAGCTTCTTGTCTAAAATACATATTTGGTTTATCTTTTGCAAAATCATAAGCCTCTCCTATTACTTCATAATGAAAAGATTCAGGTTTTGCTTTATTAGCTATTAATTCCAAATTAGTGAATATCTTATGGACACTAGGATCATTAACTACAATAAATTCAAATTCAAATGGATGCTATTTACCATACCAATAACATGGATATATGTCATCTGCTATATCAAATGAACCTGCCTAACCATGTTTCCAGAAATCTGTACTTAAAAACTACATATTCCATTTAGGGATAACTGCAACAGTAGATTCATAAGTAGCTACATTATAACTAGCTGTTTTATTATAATAGTAATCTTCTAGGGATTGATCAGTATTAGGTATAGTAGCATTTATAGTAGCTTTGATATTTAATAGTTTAACTATAGTATCAGGATTTATCTATTTATCTTTAGGTAACATTTCTCTTTTACCTTGTAGATTCTTGAATATAGGAGCATTAATGTGAATTAACTCCGAATAAGTAATAGTTTGTGCATGAACTATATAAGTCTATATAGGACTATCATTGTACTTAAACATGTTATCAGAGTAAGTAACTAATTCCTTCCATTTGAAATACATAGACATAATATTAGTAGATTTAGATAACTAAACATCATTAGATACTTCTATCTAAGCTGATAACTTACCATACTAGTTATATAAATCATTGATAATCTCATATGCCTTTGTTTCTTTAAACTTTTCTAAATAATTATCAGAAGTTACTCCCTATACAGTATCCGCAGTTAGTTGCTATTCTATAATATCTATACTTTCTTTAGTATTAGGTTCCCATTTATTTACATCTGTATCAGCATAAGCATGATTCTTTTTATTTCTATAATAGAGTTCAGAAAGTAGCATGGATCTCATATCTTTATGTATAAATACACTACTCATTTTGTTATGCTCTTCATCCTTAGTAGTTAAATACACTCTCTTAACTCCAGTATTATCCATTAAATCTCTTGTATACAATGGTGATTTAGGATTTATATATAAACCATACACAGAAATATTATGGTCAGGGAATAATGCATCTTTTACATTATCTCTTAAAGAGAATGTATCCTACTCATGACCATCTTTATAGAATTTTAATTTCTGCAGAGTAAAATTTTTATAGTTACCATAAACATCTCTACATAATTCATAACTAATATCATATGGCACATTATAATTAGGAATTATCCTATTAGATAATTGTAATATACCTATAAAATAACTTGTTGTCATTACGGTTCCATAGGTAGTTTTATAAGTTCCATTTTTAGTTAAATAACTAATAGGTACTGATATATTCTAAACAACTTCACTATCTAAAGTAGGATCAAATACTACATTAGTTAAGGTAATACCATCTGCAAAAGAACTTGAAGAATGACTTGTACCTAGTTTAGCTATCCACTTAGAAGTGTCCCTATTAAATGAGAATGGTATATTATTTATATTCTCCATAAAGCTAGGAACCCAACTGTAGAATGTAATAAACTTATCTAATAATTCATTATAACATAAATTCCATACTTTCTCCTAGAAACCAGTAGTATTATCATAGAAAGTAAACATTACATCTCCTTTATAAGAATTATAACAAGTTTTTACATTACGAATCCCTAATGTAGGTGTAATCTCTCTTTCTCCAAGAGTAATATTATTATTTAGAAATTCTTGTACTTTAACGTCTGAAATACAGATTAGAGAGCTTCCGTCAGTCTTCCAAATCTTCTTAGCTACAGTATCTACGCCATATACATACTAAGTACTATCTCCTCTTTTTCCTGGAGTCTTTAGAATACTATCTGCCCATTGACTACCAAACATATCAGAGATAACAGTTGGAGTCTCTGGGAGCACTCTAGAAGTAGCTACAAGCTATCCTGATACCTATTGAATTGCTGTCTAATTAACTGGAGCAACTGCAATTCCATGTTCAAATATAATTAATAAATTGGAATTTAATGAAATTAACTTAGTTATTTCTCCATATTCCCTAGTATAATCAATGCTATTAGTCTTTCTAAATACTCTATAACCATTTTTATATGCATCATTAATATGAATATCAGAATACATAATACGTGTTCCAAACCAATTCTTAATATAAGGAACATCAGGCAATAAGTTATTCCATCTATCACTTAAAGATTTACTAAATCCTTTATTATAAATATGTGATTCTGGAATTTTATATGTGCCTTCTACGCTCATAGGAGTATATGGAAAATAACCCCTAGAGTGTCCTGTCATTTGTTTTTCATCAACATTAGAACTGTCTAAAGTACGTATATTTAAATTGTAAGAGGAACGTACTCTGAAAGTTACCCACATACCTAACTAAATGGCATTGACATCTCCTAAGTTTATATTCTCATAACTCTCCGTTTTCTCTGGATTATAGTTATCTTTCCAAGTATTTTCATCAACAATTTCATCATTATAAGGGGCAGAAGGGGAATTAAAGTTTCTTATGACTCTATGAGTAAACTAACATATATAACAATCTCCTCTAAATGCAGAAAACTAATACCCCTCTTTGTAGAAGTCTGTGGAATCATTAACTAACTAAGATTTTTTAGTTACTAAATAATTATCAGATTCTAATATGTCAATTCTATCAGTAATAGCTGAATATGTAGAATTATCGTCCATCCTTATCTAAATATATTTAAGTGTATTACTACTATCATATTTAGGTATATAAATATTCACAGTAGTTGCAGGAGTTAATTTATCTGAAGTATTAGCTACTCCTAAATAAGCCCCATAGATACCTCTAACTATATCAGAATTAGTCTATTTATTACTTATAGTTTCTTCATCTGTTTCTGATTTATTATTTTTATCATTCTCTGTTTTATATTCATCACCTACAGATTCATATCTCCAAGCTTCTTCTGCATATCCGGCTCTACTTCTAAACTTTAAATTATCTAATCCTACACACTTAACATCTTCAGGGACACTAATTAATTTATAAGTTCCTGATATACTAGAATTAGTATCATAATAGTCAGGTATATAGTAATGTCTATAGTTATTAATAATATCTTCTGAGAAATAATTAGAACTATGCCCCAATAATAAGTTATTTCCCTAAGCTTTTGTAGATTCTATCAAATGTTCATTACCGGTAAATAACTAATTAAAGTAAGCTTGATTTACTTCAAAATCTGGACATAAGATAACCTATGTTTTATTCTTAGAATTATCCTTAATTATAATTCTATTCTCGAAATTTCCTCCCACCTTTCTAGACTCATCTAATTCAGCTATTTTATATCCTTTAGGACATTTAGTATTTCTTCCATCTAGTTTTTTATGCTGCCAAGTCTAAATACCATATTTAATTTCCTGACCTGTAGCAATTGCGGCTGTTATTAATCCTACTGCAGTTCCGGTTCCTACAGCTATAATAGCAGAAGCTCCTGCTACTCCAGTAGCTAATCCCAGTCCTGTGGTTACAGCTCCTCCGGCAACTAGGATTCCTCCTAAAGCAGTACTACCAGCGGTAACTGCTCCAGCTAATGTCGATCCAGCAACTAATGCTCCAGCAGCTCCTGCAGTAAATACTGTAGCTGCGCCTAAAGCTACAACTCCAGCTGTAATGGCAGCTATTTTACCTATTTTACCCCATAAACCAGATGATTTCTTTTTAAACTTAAACTAATATCTAGATAAGAACCCTTCAGAAACATAATTTACATCATTAATATCTTCGGTAGTTACATAAGTTTTATCCAAAGAATCAGATAACTATTCTAATAAACCTCCTGCTGTTGGTATAGTTGGAGTATAAGAGTTCTAATCTAGTCCTAGTGTAATACCTTGAGCTAATATTGTAGGGATTCTAGCTTGACGAACAAAGAAAAATCCTTTAACGTATTTCTTTAGTTCCTACATAGCTTCATTATTAATTCTAATGTCTAAACTATGTATAGTATCAGCATCTTTATCAGATTGAAATCTAATTACTCCTTTAACGTTTTCATTAAGAGCTGTAGATTTTAATTCTTTGTTTCTAGTATTAGTAGTTATTAACTAGTAATCTGTTTCATTATAATTAACATAATTACGTTCATTATTAAGATATAATGGTATATCTGAGTATAAATTAAGATCTGAATTATACTCAACTATATTGCTGCATCCTCTAATATTAAATACAGGAGTTAATTCACCATTAGGCAGTATATAAACTATTCCAAGTCTATAGAACTCGTTATTCCAATATCCTACATAATTATAAATATACTGGGAATCCCAATAACCTAAAGATGAAGTATTTATATTATAATTCTGATCAAATTTGCATTCATAGTCTTTATTTTTTAAATAAGGCAAAAAATGTAAAGATAAATCAGACAATTCTTTATAAGGTATTTCAGGTTTATGCACATTGCCTAAAAATAACATATTCTAACAAGAAACCTATGCTTTAGCAGCATCCACAATCTCAAAGGTGTCATTAATGTTAGTAGCTGTTATAGGTATGGTAGGTTCATATCCATTAATACTTATGTTACAAGTACCCTAGTTAGATACTACGAACTTCTTGTCTATCTTTTTATACTCTGTATTAAAATTTTCATCCTATTCTGCAGTATAACGAGAATAATAAACATATAAATAATCATATGCTAAATCTATATTAGACATATATAGATTTACTGTCTTAAAACTATTCTAATCTTTAACACCTGTAGTCAAACTATCTGGATTTCCAAATCCTATAAATACACTAACTAATCCCGATTCTGCAACAAAGTCTGTTTCATTACCGTCTGCATCAGATAATTTAATATAAAAATGATAATTACCAACTTTAAGATTACCACCAGAAGATGTACCCTCATAAGATAATTTAGGGATACTAATTACTCTTTTATATAACGAAGTGTCTATCTCAAACTGGTCTCCCTAATCATAAATATTGGTGTCATTATTACCTTTTCTGTCTATTATCTCATAAGTATTTTTACCTGTGGCACTGAATCTACTATTAATTAATTTAGGAGTATTTATACCATCATTGATAATTAAGTTGACAGAGCCATCATAACTATACTAAGGAACAATATTTACTGGATGATTTAAATCAAATTTTAACTCGTCTGTTACAAAATCTATTAATTCTCCTTTTTCATGTAATATAGGTAAATTTTCAGTGAGAGGCTCATAAACTTCTTTGCCTTCAACAGTTGTCTTTTTAAGCCACTAAGTACCTATAGTGTAGGTAAATATTGAATCTACATTACTAAGAAAATCATCTTCCCAATATAGTTTATTATTATATCTCACTACCCAAGCAACCGCAGGGGTTCCGTTAGGTAAATAGTTACCACATTCATCGGTTACTGGATTATTAGAAGGATCTCTACCTTCAGTTTTAAAGTGTTGCCTATAGGAACCATTTTTAAATGCAGTGATAGATATATTTATAGCAGGACCATCTCCAAGTGCTACTTTCTTTCCATTTTGTATTGTTGCATTTGGTACCACTTCATATGTTTTATCTATAATTATATCAAAAGTATCTTCTAATTCCTATTCTGTATATAACTGCTCCTAATATTCATATTTGATCTAGGTTAGTCTATAATTTCTAAATGGATTGTACTCATATACTAAGTTACCTTTAGTGGGTAATACCTTAGTTTGTACATTAAAATTTATTATATCACTCATCATTTAACATGCTTAGCCCCAACTAATATTGTATCTGAAATAAGTAAATCTTTTATAGCTCCGCCCCAGCCCGATCCTGTAAATTTCTAAGAATATAACTAAATACCTGCTGAAGACGATTTTTTAGGAACTAAAGATTCATCTTGATACATAAAAGTCTTAGGTATAGAAAATTTACATTTATTTTCTGAAAAAACGACATTAGACTCAGTGTAACTAGTTAATGCCTATATCTCCTAATTATTATTAATAGGTATCATTGTATCATTTTGAATACAGTATAAATTACCTGCTGATATATTAGATATATAAACATTATCAAAAGTTTTATTAACAAAAGGTTTTATTGTAATATTCTAAGATTGCTATGGTCTTACCGGTATTAAAGATTTTAGCTAAATCTGTATAGGAATATTTTTGGTTACGTTATTAAATTGTATAGTAACATTGGAATTAGAAGTATTGCCACTATATTTTTGTATCTAATCTAGATATATACTATAATCATAATTATTTAATAATAACTAACTATTATCACTTACTACTTTTGTACAATAAACAATATCTTTAATAAAGGTAGTTATTGAATTAGAATAAATTAATTCATTTAATTGTAAACTAGAAACTACACTAGACTAATTTAATATATATGTGTTAGCTAACCATCCTGCCCATTTACTAGCAAGATCTTGTAAAGCAGTTTTTAGCTAAGTATTATTACCTTTAGCAGATATATTAATATAATCATTTAATAAATGAATGTCTCCTCCATAATTAAATGCTAACTAAGCGTATATGTTATTATTCTAAAAACCTTCATTATTTGAAAATATTCTATCTCTAAAAGCATTATTAGCATCATTCGTTTTTGAAATATAAGTCTAATTAGTACCAAAATTTAATAAATTAATGAAAAATCCATTTGGAAGATCAAAAGATGCAGAAGAATTTACATCATATTTACCTTCTCTTAAAAAATAATCTCCACTACTTTTCCAAATTGAATGTTGGGAGGTACCATAGGCTTTTCTTATTTGCCAGAGTTCAGCCATTTCTGCCATCTTATTTATTTCGTCCCACACCTCTTTAGCATCATTCTTTTTAAAATAATCTAAGTCTCCTGCTGCTGTATTAATATCACTTAAAGTTTTACTCTGATTCCATTTTACTATATATCTTTGCTTATCTTTACCATCATCACCACTTCTATTAGCCCATAATGAATATACATAATTAAAGTTAAAAGAATTACCTTCTAGAGTTAGACCGTATCCTTCATATCCCTTTTGTATCAAATTAATCATTTCTTTATGAGTAGTTGCCTAACTAATATAAGTTTTTATATACAACGTTGGATTAACTAAATTAATTTTTAAGGATTGTTTAGTGCACAATTTTCCCAAATTACTTTCTATACCTAGAGAAGAATTATAAGATTTTAAATCATTACCTATATATTCTATTGTATCTAAAGCCTCTTCTGAATCTAATGTACTGGTAAATAACGGTTTATAATTTTTATAAGCATCTTTAGAATCCCATGGATTTGCAATACCTGACATATCTGTGCCCTACCTTTTTATAATATATTCATACTTCTTACTAATATTATTAGGAGCTATATTATCATTAGATTGTCTCAAATATTCATTATTCTAGATATTATTCTAAATCTATATATAAGAATTTCCTGAGTATATATTAATAGGTATGTTATCAGTACTTGAACCTTTTTTTAAACTAAATGAATTATATGTATTTTGTAATCCTAAGTCTGCCGTATACTATATCTCTCCATTATTTATATAATTTAAATTTAAACCTAATCCTTTGAAAACATCAGTGGTATCATTTTGAGGGCCCTCATAACCAGTAAAATTCTTTGTTTTAAAATTAGCATAATACTAGGCTCCTACATCTAATGTTAATTCAAACTAGTTATCTTTAAAGTCTCTTACATTATAGTAATACTGGTTAAACATAGTATTAGTCCATAACCACCTCCATTCAAATTTAAACTATTCAATTTCTTCAGTATTATACTCTCCTAAAACATTTTTACTCGTATATTTGTATATTATTTTGACAGCATATAACATATTACTATACAAAGTACCTGCATCATTATAGAATATTGGAGAAGTAGGACCGATAGTCACTGGTTCTTTATTATCCTTATCCTTATAAAATGTCTTATCTTTTTTATTATAAGTAACTTCTACAGGTTTCAATTTATCTGTTTTTACTAAATAAACATAAGATAAAGTGGTATCTACATTCTTTGGTATTTCACCATTCGTAAACATTTGACCCGCATGGGGTATTAATTTCTTATTATGCTATTTAGATAATTTATAATTTGAAGAATTACCATTTAATGGTATATATTCTGTTATAATACCTGAATAAGAAACTAAATTATTAATAAAGTATTTAGCACATAAGCCTTGATTATCGTAGAACTATACTTCTATTTCAGCTACTCCTTTATTATCCTCTGGATAGATAGAACTATCTATTTGTAAAGTACATAAATTCTCTCCTATATAGTATTTATAGCCTTCTAGGTTAATTTCACCACTTCCTATTTTACTAAAATCTATATAGTGTGTTTGTACTAAATCAGAGAGAACTCCATATTCCATCATAGGGGCTACTTTAAAGGATAATATTAAATCCCTCTTATCTATCTTGTTACCTTTACTATCAGTATCAGGAATATTTATTGTAAATCCTTTTTTAGTTATAGAAGATTTAAAATAATTATTTACTATACAATCCTATACTTCTACAGGATCTACTGATTCTCCTTTATTATTATAATACTTTCCTTCTACAATATGGTGTAAATCTAAGTAGTATTTACCTTCTTCAGGAATGCCATTTTCTATCTACTGTGTAATCTTAGTATGTCCTTTATATTGATCAGATTGTGTCTAATAGTTACTATTTAAGAACTTATCATAATCATTAGTATCAGCTTGTCCCTTTATTTCTAATTCTATATATTTTTTAGTTTCATCAGTTTTAGGAATTTCAGGAAGTGGAGCAACTTTAACTACTTCGTCTCCAGTAACATAGTATTGTCCAGCTTTGTTATCATTTCCTGAATTACTAGCCCATTTGAAATCATATATAACTATACTTTTCGGATTTATATCAAGATTATTAGTTTTCCAATTAAAATTAATGTAAACATCATACTACTAATAATTAACAGTTGTTGATTCAATAGTTTTAGTAACATCTTTATTTTTTAATACCTCATAAGTACTATTAAATGCCTATATTCTTTCTAATTCTATTAAAATAGCTAGCTTACCTGAAACTTTAGATTGAAATACAGAATATCCTGAACTTAATAAGTTTCTGTAACTATCTATATCGGGTTTATTAGAATTGTTAGTGGATTCCTAATTTATATAAAAATCATTGTACCATTTTAAATCATTATTTAAATAATTAATTTTACCTGAATCTTCAATAGCTACCACATTTATTTTAAATTGTTTAGGGAAAGCTCCTACAATATGTGATTTATTTCCATAATCAGATATTCTTGGCATATTATCATGTATATCCCCTGAGTGTACAATAAATTTATCTCCAGGATTCAGCTTATTATCATAAATAACTTTCTTAACAGAATTACTTATGGTTTCTTTAAAACCAAATTTATTCTATTTAAGAAACTCCTCTTCTAATTTAAATGTAGTTTTAATGCCACTTAACTCTTTGCTGCTAATATTTCTTTCTGGCGATGGAAAACAGCCTATTTGAGACTTATTAGTTATTGGATTGTAAGATACAATGTAAATAATATCTCCGAATTCACAAGTACCTACCGGAATATAACCCTCAGGTAAATAAGCTGTCTCTACTCTACCATTACCCATATCATTCTATAATGATAATTCATTACCATTCATAGTTAATAAGGTTGCATTAAGAGCATGAGTAAGACAAGTAGCCTGGGTGTTGTCAGGTGCAAAATCCATAACGAGTCCGTCTCCAAAGGTATTTTTTGCAGTCATTATAGTATTACCTGCCATAAATTATTTCTTTTTATATTTACGTTGTTCATCTATTATAAATTCATAATTATATTCTGATAATAATATGTCTTTGAACTTTAAAGGTTCTCTAAGTAATATTAATTCAGCTTTATCTGTTTTTAATTTTGCTTGATAGAAAGAAAAACCTCTATCCCAAGAATATGGAAATTTAAATATAGCTACATGTCCATTCTACATAATGTTACATTCATCATATACCTTGAAGAACATAACTTTTTCAAATATAAAATTCTTTTTAGGTCTTCCCCTACCGGTGTGTTTCTAAGCTAAATAAGCTTCATATTGTGGTCTAGTTAGAGCAAAATAGTAATACCCATCCCATTTGATTTTCTTACGTTTATACATTACTCTTAACTTAGTTCTCATTTTATGCTAATAATATTCAAACCAACGTAATGAATCTTTCATTAAATATCCTGAATAAAACCATAACTTACCCTAATTAACAAGCACATCACCACCATAACTATTGTGTAAATAAAAGGCTTTCCAACCATACTAGAGTATTCTTTTTATATCAGATTGTGCTATAGTTGGATACATCTCAAATATCTATTCATAATAGTCCTAAATTGTTTTCTATTTCAATACTATTTACCCTAATTAGTGTATTCAGTTATTCTATCTTTATCGCTAGTAGCTAAATAAATGGGTTTTTCTCTTCTTGTTCTTTTCTTGCTTTCCATTACAAACTATAACTAATAACCACAGAAATTAGATGTAATGAAATCGACATCACGCCATTTACCTCGTTTAAAAGCTTTTTTAAAATCATCTCCCTCTGTTCTTTTCATCTATATGTAAGATTGTGTTCTACCCATTCCAGGTAATTTAAATTGAGTATTATTCTCAATAATATCATCAAGAATTAATCTTACACTACTCATCCAAATAGAAGCTGCTAAATCTCTTTTACTCCCATCGGAATAGACTTCTTTACACTATTCAGGAGTCATTTTAAGCTTTCTAACCGGAAAGTTCATAAATATGTCGTGGCATGTAAAAGAATGCCCCATTGCAAAGTTACCCATTTATATTTGTTTAGTTATTAGAAACAAAAATAGGGAAGCAAAATTGCCTCCCTATTCATTACATTGGTTTATATGATTTATTATATACCTTTCTGTCCCAAGAATATTTGGCATCTAGTATATCATTCATTTCATTTTGTGAAATATAATCAGGTACTCTAGCAGCGTCTAATAGAAATAACCATCTTTTACGTAAGAATTGAGCTTCCTACATAATTACTTGGTTATGAGTTCTAAACGCTTCTTTCTATTTAATAATATAAGCTATATAAGCTGCTATAGCACTTGCTTCTTTATCATTTATATCCGGTAATCCATCTTCGTCTAAAATATTGGCATGATATAATAAATTTACTATATCTAAACCTTTATTTACATATAAGGTATTACTTACTCTTTTATATTTAACAAACTTACCACTTATATAATAAGGATTGGTAAATGCTTTTCTGGATTCTATATAATTCTCTACATTTGCAGAGTAGGGATCTCCATCCTACTTTACGTTACTAGTATAATTATAATCTTCACCACAATAAGTAACTGCTTCTATTATAGAAACATCACATGGTAACTAAATAGACCCATTAGAGCAATCTACTTTTAACTGTACCTATTTAAGTATAGTATTTTTATTTCCTATTTTATCGTAAGCAATTAAACCAATTTCTTGTAAATCTTCTAAATCGCCTGTTACATCATATTCTGTTTTAGCTTGACTTATTGCATAGTTAAAATTCATATTGTATTTAATTAGTTACCAGAAGTATATTGCTAGTCATTAGGTAATTTAGGAGCAGCTGCTTGTCTATAATAATAAAGTTTCTCTTTAGTTAATTTGTCCTTAATTAACTAATCAATAAAACTGTTATTTACATCTGGTCCATTTAAATCGTCTAAATTACAACACTTATATTTATTTAATTGTCTTGGATCTTTAAATACTGCAACTATAGACACTTGCCTTACAAAAGGAGCGTTAAATAAAAAACAATCTAACATTCCATCTGCATTAGGAGCAAGGTCAATCCACACATAAGGTTTAGTTAATCCCCTTCTTCTATATTTTATAGTTTGTAATTCAGACAATGATGTGACAATAGTAAATTTATTCTATCTATCAGTAGCTCCTAAATATTTAATAGCCTAAGTTCCGTATGTTGTGACAATTTGTGGTATTTGAAAATGTGCTGTAATGGTGTCGCCATCACTCTTTTTACCACAAGAGCATCTCTCTAAAGATTCACAATCAACATCTACACAATTAATAGCCATTAATAAGTCGTCTATAGGAGCAATTCCTTTAGAATGTAATTCATTTATTATTGATAATCGACAAGCTACTATTTCATCCTAGAGCTAGTCTATATTCATAGATAAATTCTAGTGATAACCTCTTAAACCTGATACTACATCATTTCGTATCTAACTAGCTAATTTCTCTATGTACATTTATACTTACTATTTAGATTTATTTTCCTCAGGATTCTATTTAATTCTATGCTAACATGTAAAATTATAACAACGTATACCCTTTAAATAAGTAACTTTCGATTTTAGTTCTGCAATTTCTGTGCATTTATCTGCAATAGCTTTAGATTTTTCAAAAGAAACTTTATCAATTTCTCCTCTTAATCCTTGTAGCTGTTTTCTAAAATCACTCTCTAATTCATGATAGTCTTTGATATACTTGTCACAAGTTTTCTACAGGAAATCATACTAATCCTGTTTTAAATCTTCTTTCTTATGTTCTACTTCTACTAAACTTTGTTCGGCTTCAGCATCTGCTTGTTTCTTTCTACTATTAAAAGTAAAAATATAAGTAATGGCGGCACCCAGACCGCCACTACCTATTATTGGTAAAATCCATTCAAGCAACACTTGTTCCATTAACCCTTAACAGTTTTTACTCCTTTAGTTAATTCAGATTCTGCTTGAGATACTTCACCAGTATCTGCAGAAACATCTTTATTAGTATCTGAATCTACAATAGTGCCAACTGTCTTCAAAGCAGTTTCCCAAGCACTAACTAAGTCAGCATCATTCTTAACCCAGAATACATGAGTTGTATAAGAGTTTAAGCGTCCACCAACAACACTCAATGGGTGACTGTTAGCAGGAGCATGATATTCAATGATATACTGATTGTATGTAGCACCTACAATAGGAGTTTCTACCTGACGAATAGCAGACCATTGATAATTTGCAGCAGTAGGAAGTCTCAAATCTTTAATAATCTGAGAATAAGTACCAAATGCATTCTTACCAAACTTAACTAATGCGATAGGGTCGGTAGCTTGTACCTTATTAGGATTCATTGTTGCCACTTCATCATCATAATCAGCTGCTTCCTCAAAGATATTGATAGTTACCTTTCTAAATCTCTGATACTCTGTAGCACCAGTAAGAGTAATCTTACCTTTACCATCATTAGCTACCTTGATAAGGTCTTTATCTACTTGGAACATATGATTGGACTTAATTGTCTTCTCAAGTCTGTCTGCAAGAGCCTTAGCACTATCACCCTTCTTAGCAATAAATTCTACCCAGAAAGGTTTGCCCTTATGATACCAAGGAGTTGAATAGATATAAGGTTCAGCACCATCTACTCCTAAATAAATATCAAGTCTCAAATAATTAACTGCATGGTCTGTAGGTACAACAGAAGTTAACTTAGTAAAGTCAATTGTTGCTTCACACAACTCTGCTGCATAACCTTTACGTCTACGAATACAATCAACATTATCTTTTACAAAGAGAAAATCTCTCTTAATCTTGAGAACATCTTTCTCAACTCCATCAACTTTCTCTTTCTTACCTTCAAAGAGAACTACTCCTTTACCTGAATCTGGATCCAGATTACTATTAATAATAGTTTGTGTCTAAAAATTTAAACCTGCCATAATTAGTTATAATTTAATTAAAATTACTACTGTTGAGCTGCCTACTATTGAGGTGCAGCCTACTACTGTCCAGTTGGTCGGGCAATAGTATTAGTCATCTAAATATTATTTGCCAGTCTTGGATCATTTGAATGCTCCATAACTAAGTGTACCAACTCATTTATAATCTCCTGGTTTACATAATCTGGGAACTCCATAATCTGAGAAGTATCTTCAGTTAAATCAATCTATTCTTGTGTCAAACGAATAAATTGAGGACTCTTTACATAATCAATTTGTACTTCTACTAACTAAAAAAGTGAATCGTCTTTACCATAGCGAATTTCACAACGAACATTACTTGGATTTGCAACTCTTACTGCTGTAGGCTTTTCTACTAAAGAAATTGTTTGCTCAAGCTTTTCGCCACCATCAAGTGGCTATGATAATTTAAAGGTTCTCTAAAAATTAGAGCTTTGTTTATCTTTATCAGTACTAACTTTCCCACTGTCAGTAGTGTCCCCCTTTGCATCAATTCCATTATCTGTTACTTTATAAGGTCTTGCAGGCATATCTGTTCCGGTATATCCTGCTGGGTTAATATCAGAAGGTTCTCCATTACCAGTTACTGGGGAAGTCGGAATGGTGATACTAGAAGCTTGGTTATGTATATAATAATATGGACGCATTGGAGAAGGTCTATTGTAAATATCAGTTACAATCTAACTCCAAGAATCCGCTGTAAGTCGAGTTGCAGGAATCTAAATATATGAACCTGCATCCCAACAGTCTTTTTGTTTTGCAACATAATAGATACATACGCAATTAAGCATATGTAAATAATCAATAGGCATAAATACCTCATAAGTAGCACCATTCAAAGATTGAATCTAAGAATGTACATTACTTAAATAAGAACTAGCCGTAGCATATGTAGTAGTATCGCTAGGACTCTATCCATCATATGCGGTTTTAGTACCTCCACTCTTAAAATTATTGTAAGGAGCATTATCTGCTCTATACTTATGAGGTTTTAAATAAGCCGTAGATTTTAATACTCTTAAATCATCAGTAGTCTGCTAATTAATATCATATACATTGTATACTTTATTAATATACTAATTAATCGCCTTGTTAAAAAGGTAATTAAATTCATACAGTTTAAGAGCTGGAGCTTGAATCTTACTCAATTCTATTAAAGTTGCTTCAAATATCTACCTAGCTGTCATTTAAAACGATTAATTTTGTTTATTATTTCTTATCTGAGAGTTCTTCATCTACGAACATTTCAGGATAAGTATCTTTACGAATCATAGCCATGACTTTGCTATTCTTAGGGCTTTGCATCCATTCAATAGCAGCATCATCTGTTGCTCCTAAGATACATTTTCCATCATCACCGAAAACATAGAGACCTTGTTTCTTTCTAATTACTCCATGTTCACGAGCTTCAATAAATAACATACGGAATTGCATGTCTCCTCCAGTGTAGCAATTAATAATCTTTTCTGGAGTCTTTTCTGCAATAGAAATTAAATAATCCTCAACATCTGCATTAGGTTGATTCTTCATATTTCTACCCAATACTCTAGCTACAAGCAATCTGCCATCATAACCTCTTTCGTCATCAAGAATGAAGTTAATAGCTTGGTGAATGAGTTTCTTTCTAGTAACTCTACGAGATGCATCAAGACCAGGTCTATCAACATATAACTCAGCAGCACCATAACGAGGTCTTGTAGAGTGTTTGTCTACAGTACCGTCAATTAAATAGTCACCCTTATCATTCTTAGCATATCTATCTACAGCAATAAGGTCACAATTTTTAATTGCTTCCCATTCAGCAGCTTGATAAATATCATCCAAATTAAAAGACTTACCATCAGTAATAGTAAACACTTCAGTTACTGGAATAAAGTGTACTAAACCTTGTGCTTCTCTATTTCTTTCATCTTCTGTGAGAATAATATCTCCATATGAATTTACCTACTTTACACATTCCGGAAAACGTCCAGTTTTAGGATCTCTTTGTGGTTGAATAAAATATTTCTATCCAACTTTACCATAAACACTTCTAAGAACAACAACATTACTTTTTAAGTCGCCGTCTTTTACATCATTAACTTTCTTTGCCATAATTCATTATAAATTTCTATGAATAGGTAGGAGAGCACCTCGTCTCCTACCATATCTTAATATTATTAGATAATCTTTTTAAATCTATTAATTAAATCAATATTCCTTAGCTTTAAGGATAAATGATTTATAAGGGTTAAATACAGCAATACCCGCATATCCCCAAATTGTCATAAGACCACCAGCTACAGGTGAACTTACAACACCACTTTCGCCTCCTGTGCGACCGCCTACACCAAGAACTTCATTAAAGATATAATCCTTACCCTTCAATGAGAACATTTGAATAGGAGGTTGTGTAGATGTCTTACCTGTTGTCAAATCAATACACAAGAAGTATGGGTCTTGATACTCTCTAGACAATGTTCTATCAACCTTGAAGCTGATAGTATTACCACCCCACTCATATGCATCGAATGTAGCACCTACTTTAATATACTTTCCTTCACCTTGCTTAGACCAGAGATAAGCTCCATCGGTCTTTCTAGTAGAAAGATACTCACCAAGTACTCTCTGTACAATAGCCCAAGCTTTTTCATTACACATAAAGCAGAAATGATTACCTGTTGGCTTATCTGCTTTTGATACCATATCAGAAATTATTGTATGGAATGTACCTATTGTAATTCTATTTGCAGAATACTTACTTGCAAATCTCTCAATTTGAGGGATAGCACCATCACCAATGAAGATAGGTCTTCCTGTAGCTTTATCAGCTAATGTAGTCTTACCATCAACACCTACAGTACCCTTAGCAAGCAAAATCATATTCTCTCTTGCATACAAGAAGTTCTCGATAAGATTCTTCTTCATAGGATCCAGCTTATAGATTTTCTCAGTAAGGCATCCCTAGTTCTCTCCTTTACCAATCTTGATAAATGTATCTTCCATCAATGCATACTTAGCACTATATGTATCCTATACACGAATAGTACTCATATAATTACGCATCTTTTCTACATTACTCTGATACTTAACCCAACCAGTCTCATGCAATTCTGGTTTAGCATTACCAATAAAATAAGTGTAATCACCAATATGTGTACCATCAGTATCCAATACAGAAGAATAATCATCATCAAGCAAGCGAACCATTACTGACCACATATTGTCTGCCTTTCTAACACTGTCAGAAACAACAAAACACTATTGACCAGTGCTTTCAATCTTGAAGATTTCATGCAAACGATAGTAATTCTCTGGGAAAATCATTTCAATCTCAGAACCGTTTGCTCCATCACCAACTGGTTCAGCTGCAAATGGGACACGTTTAATATAATTAGTTTCTACTTCCCACTCAAAATAAGTAGAATCAATACTCTGATACTTACTTGGTTTAGAATCACCATAATAAACATTTCGCAGTGCCTCTGTCAAGAATGTAGCTGTTAATTCTGGATAGAGTCTTGACACTACTCCGAGTCGGTGAGGTCTTTCACCTAAAAACTTACTAAAATCTTCGTAAGTTCTTGTATCTCCCATGGTTGCATGGTTTGTTACAAAATTTGCTACTAACATAAATAAAATTAAATTTAAAAATTAATCCCAATCGTCTGAATCCCAAATAGATTCATCCTTTTTACTCGTAGCTTGCTTTGTGGGTTTAAATACGAACTTAGATTTGTTAAGAATGTCTCCTTTACCTGCATTATAACCACGAGTATACGCATCTTGTTGTTGCTTCTATAATTCTGCAATTAAATCCTATTCATTAAGTAGCCAAAAGGCAGCTTTAGTTAAAAGCTTAGGATCTTGTAATGCCTTACCTAAGGCACTAGAACCATCCTCATCTAAGGCTAACATAAATTCAGACAAATTGTCCTTGTCTTGATTAGATAATTGAATAGGCTGTCCTGCAAAACTATTAAAGTTGTCAATCTAATTGTTAACCACATTAGCAAATGCCTAATATCTCTGCTGAGCCACAGCCTGTTGTTGATTTGCAATGTTTTGTTTTTGTTCTTCTTGTAATCTATTATATTGTTGTCTTAATCCGTCTACTGTTTTCTTAAATAAAGTTTCATTAGCTTTAGCAGCTTCTAAGGCTGCATCAAGTTCCTCATCTGTAATGTTATCATTACCAACTTTATTTAATATATCGAAAGCATATAAATCCTCATCTGACATAGCATCAAACTAATTTGTATCCTATGGCTGATTAATCTGTGGAGTAATAGTTTGCATATAATCCTGAACACTCATTCCACTATTTCTAATAGCGTTAATAAGGTCAGCTTCGTCTTCTGCCAAGTCATTATTAGTTTCCTAATGCTCTCTCTAATCTGCTAAGATATTTATCTGCTCCTCTTTAGTCAGAGAATCCCAAGAGCGTTCTGTAACAGCACCACTCTCATCTTCAAATTTAATCTTGTCTGGATTACTAATACCTCTAAGTCTTAATACTTCAGTAGTTAAATCATCTTCCTAATCTCCTTCACTTGGAGGAGTAGAATCAGTTTCCTAATTACCTGTTTTTTCTGGCTTTGGATCTGGTTCTTGCTTTTCTTGAGTAGGAGTTTCATCAAACTCATCTACATCAAACATTGAGTCATCAAAATTACTTTCCATATTCATTATTTCATTTTCATTATAAATATTAAAGAATAAGCATCAAGCTTATATTTATTATCTTCTTTAGGTTGTTCTGGAGTTGTTCCTCCAGGTGTAGTTTCAGTAGTACCTCCTTCAGAAGTAGTTTCCTCTGGAGGAGTTGTTTCTGTTGTAGAATTAGTATATTTAGTTAATTCTATAGATTCTTCTTTAAGAGTCATTCCCGCTTTAATAAATTTATCAATTAAATTAGGAGTTCCATTAGTTCCATCACAAATCTACCATTTATCAGGTATTTTATCAGCATTATTAAACATTACAATAGAACCTTTAGGTAAAGTATTCTTATTAATTAGAGCTAAATTAGTATCACCTGCATCATCAACAGCTTTCTTTATTTTTTCATTAACTATTTCCATAGTTGGAAACTAATTATTTGCCACTGTATCTGGCTTAGTTTCAGTAAAACTAGGTAATTGTCCAGAAAACTAAGCTCCACTTAATGAAATTCCTGTAACCTTAACATCATCACTATAAAATCCAAATTTATTACTAGTATCATCAGATATTCCAAAATTAGATTCTTTATAAGTGCCCATAATAGTGTGATAAACATATTTATTGTTTTCAGAATCCCATTTACGTAATGCTAAGAATCCCTCACCCTAAATAAATTGAGGAACTCTCGCCTAATATATTTTTAACTAGTTAGAATTTAATAAATCAGATGCTAATAAAGTATTTTGGAGTTTGATAATTATATAATACTTATCTACTTTACGAATTTCAAACTCTAAGGGAATTATATCATGCTTTTGTGTATTATCTATATCAACTATATATTTGGTATCAATACCATTATTATATAAATAAGCTTCAACTACTGATAAATTAACGTCAAATAATTTAACATCATTTTTAGAAAAAAGTTTAGTAGAAGAATCTGAAAATTTCACGTATAGCTAGTGTGTTTCTGGAATATTTTTATCTAATACTATTTGATTATAACTTATATCATCCTATACCTATACTTTTGTAGTTAAAAGAAATACATTGTAAGTAGTTTCTAACTCTGCTAGTATATAATTAGATAACTTTAAAGATATAGTATTTGGATATTTCAATTGTAATTTATATAAAGACTCAGTCTCTGAAGATTCGTCTGTAACTTCAGTAACTATATTAAAATTACCTAAAATAGTATAAGTACTATAAGTTTTCTAGTTTTTAGGTAATTCAGAATCTATATTTCTCCAGTTAATACTATCTATGTCAAGAACAGATTTACCATTATCTTGATATAAAGCAAATCCTGATTTGTTATAATTATAATTTATTGATTGTAATTTATCAACTAAAAAGGGAACACTACAAAGGACATTATCATTTAACTATAAATATGGTATATTATTAATTGTAAGTATTAACTAACTAGAGTTTATAGTATCATTTTTAATAGTTAAATTACTAATAGTTAAATCATCAAATTTACCTGAAGTAGGTAAAGCTGATGCCACCTAATATTCTGAAACTACTTTGTTTTGAATTAAATATAATTTATTGGATTCAACTACATAAGCTAAACCAGTTACGAGATTTGCTTTATTTAAGGCATCTATATTTTCATATATTAAGCCTAAATTAGTTAAAGCTTGCTATTTCTATTCGGGAGTTGTTTCCTATTCTGTTAAAAATGACACATAAGTAGTATTAGTATCATTTAATTTAGTTTTAGTACCTTCTACATTTATCCAAATAGAACTATCTTCTGTAACTAAATATATTCCATTTGCTTTAATTTCATCAGAAGTATCTACAGTGAATATATAATCTTTAGCTTCTGAATTTATTTTTCCATTTTTAACTAAATCTATAAATTTATTTCCCCACTATAATTTAATTTCTCCATTACTTCTTAGTAATAGTGGGGAGGAAGAGGAACCTGCCTCCTAATAATTTTTACCAAAAAGTTGTGCCATTATTTAATATTAAGAATTTGTCTTCTATTTCTATTAGAATAACTAACATGTACCCAAGAATAATTATACTCATTAATTAACTAATCAAAAGGAAGCTTTAACTATTTAATAAGTTCAAATAATTGTTTATTACTTTCTTTAGAATTAGATTTAGTATGAATATCTGCAGCCTAACCGAGTGTATGCTAACTAGTTCTAGCACCTCCAACTGCCTTATTTAATTCAGGGCATCTATATCCACTTGACACAATAATTGGCTATCCATAAGCTTCTCTCAGTGGATCTAAAATATGATCTATTAACTAATTAAGACAATTCTCTACTTCTTTAGTAGGTTTATTGCTAATTTTTCTTTTATTTGCAGTTTCACTCTTAGTTAATTCTGCAATGCTAAAATATTTTCCCATAGTATTTATATATTTATTACTTTATGGTCTATATATATTTAATAGAAATATTGCCACAAAACAAAAATAGAGGAACTCCTCAAAATTAAGAAATTCCTCTATTACTACTTTTTAATTATTTAATTAGCTATACTATATATGGATTTATTAACTATTCTGTAATATCCCCACTTAGAATAGCAGCATCTTCTGATTCTGGATTTATATTTAATAACTTACACAGATATATCTCTAGGTGATTCTTTTCATGTGCTAATGTATTTGCAGCTTCATAAATAGAATCTGATTCTCCTACAAATATAATACTGTGGTTAGTTTTGTCACAATTATAAATAAATCCGGAATTAATATAATTAGTTAGTCTATTTGTTAATTTATCATAAATTTTGTTAGGCAAATTATATTTATTAGCTATACAGTCTAAGTATTTTAAATCGTGTTTATATTGTATTACATAAATATCAACTGACCAATTATATTTTTCTAAACAAGCTTTGTAATGTATCATATGAACTCTTCCCAATCTACCATTGTCCCATTAGCTACCATAGTTGCATACCATCTTCTCATAGTAGTACCATCACCTGCATCTTCATCATCTATTGTGTCTTTAATATAAAGAGCAAAGTGTTTTTCATCGGTTATACTGCTACCATAGTAATCTGCTTTACACATATTAGCTACGAATACATAGTCGCAACCTACATTCTTTTCTAATTGGATATTGTATTGTTCTAAAGTCTTATCTACATATTCTTTAGATACTGGTTCAAGTTTTTGACCTCCTTTTTTCATCAGAGATACTGCATAATTACATAAAGCTTTATTGAAATGCCAACCATAATTACGTAAATACTACTTCATATATTTAGGCATATCGTCATAAGTATCTAAAGCTTGTCTCATAATTAGAAATATCTACTATAGTCAGGGTCACGATACTCTTCTCTAGGGTATCTACGTCTTCCATACTTCTCATTGTAATCCTTAGACTACATTTCTTCAATACAGTGCATTACTTTTCCACCATAATTGATCATTTTCTCTACATACTCAGAAAGATTATCCAACTTTGTATCTTGTACTTCGATTATTGTTGCCATGATTTCATAAATTCTTTAAACATTTCTTTTAGAGAATTAACTTCCTCTCTTAAAGCTTTATTCTCTGCTTCCTATCTTTGTCTTTCCTAGATTTCAGGATTCAATTGTATAAGTATTTCATCACATCCTTTAATAATATCTTTATGCAACTAAATACTATTAACTATATCTGTACTTCGCTATTTCATAGAATTAATTTCACTACTCATAGCTTCTTTATTACAAGATATAACTATATTATTACCAAAATCTGCTATCTCACTATTTGCTGGCAATTTCTAGAAATTAGTCATAGTTCCATTTACGTCAGCAGTAATATCTAAAATCATCTCCGGATTATACATCCCAGTATTACCATACTTAGGAACAGGAGGTGTTATGTTAGACACCTTACCTAATTCCAATGATGGTACATTATCTTTATGTAATATAAATAGTTGATTACCGTTACGTAAATTAGAAAATGCCATATTTATTATAATAATTGTAATGTATTATTTTCGTAATAAGCTAAATATATACCAGCCTAATTTAAAGTTGCAGAGGTAACAGCTGCTCCACCTAATGTAGTTAAATCCTAATCTTTTCCATTTGTATTAAATACAATAGGAACTGCTGTAGTAGGAGCTGTAAATCCAGGTAATTTAAATAAAATTAATCCTGAATAAGCTTTATTTAAAAAACTATGTGGAGTAAAGGTAAATGTTACATTAGTGGTTCCAACATTTACTGAATTAGCTTCTAATCTAGGAATACCATTTCTATTTGCGTAAACATAAGGATTAAGTAATATCATAGATACCTCCTTTCTTATGCCCAAAGACCCGTATTAGCTCCATATAAATTATATGCTAAAGAAGTAGGAACTGCAGTAGCACAAGAATATGGTAAAGTTACTGTATTTGGAAGTTTACACTGAATACTAGCTATCTCTTGAGTTAAATTACTTACAGCAGCATTAATAGGAGTTGTTGCAGCATTTAACATCTAAGCAAATAATGCGCTTTGTTGAGAATTATTAATAGCTGTAGCCTACTCACTATTCTTTTCACGTAAAGCTTCAATCTTATCCTATAAAGCTGTAGTATTAAGAGCATCTAACTTAGCTAAAATAGCGTTAGTATTAATAGTAGTTGTGTCTTTAATTGTATTCTATAAAGAGCAAGTCTATTGCTGAGTAGCATAATTAGTATCTCTAAATCCATTCTGAATTACATTATTTACACCATTTAACTAACTAGTTAACTAATAAGTCTAATTCTAGTTGTTAATCTGATTTTCATAACCCATTTTAAGAATTTCTTTCTGAGTAGAGCAGCAACAGTTATTAAGAGCCTGGATAATACCACTATCTCCGCTATTTACTGCATTAATTATTCTTTCAGAAGAGAATCCTACCTAGCTACCTACATTAGCTATACTAGATTGTACACTCTGAATTGCACTCTAAATAGCATTAGCATCACAACTTAATCTAGTAGATAAATCTTGTAGTGCCTAACTATTACCTTTAATAGCCTACATAACTAAATCTGAATTGTGATTATCTTGCATCTAATCCTAGAGAGTTTGAAGCTGTCTTTGTACTGCAGGATCTCCACCTTGGTCTCCATAACCATTATTCATCCAGCGCATAATGTACATCCACACGAGATACATAACATTATTATTTACTAATATGTCGTTTCCACATATTATCTTTATATTTCTATAAAGTTTAGACTATATCATTACTCTTTTAAGAGTACTCAGCACTTCAGATTCACTTGAACCTTACTCTACTCGCTTCCATCATTTGATGTGTTTTCGATAGTCGTTGCACCTTCTCCCTAAAAGGGAGCTTGGCTCAGGATTGTCCAATCTTTAACCTTATTACCGTACATGAGTAGTTAATTCATCCATATAAATATTACTATTTATATTTGGTAGTTAAAGCTCTAAGGAGTTTCCCTGAGTTCACTGAGTTTTAAATCCACTTATGTTATTCTCGTTTCCAAATATACCCTTTGTACGTTTTATTTATTCCTAACACAGCCTTGTTTATTCCGCTAGATTTAAATTCTGGAAAATGTCTGATAACATCACCACTTCCTGCAAATCTTCCTAAAATTTCCCCAGTATTTTTATCAATTTGAAGTATATAGCCTTTAAATACTGGTGATTTTTCACCACTTACTCCATACATAGGATTATGTTCTCCCTTGCAATCTTTTCCCAAAACATCAATTCTATGCCGTTGATTTTCTGTATTAGTACACCATTCTAGGTTAGATGCTTTGTTATTTTGTTTATCTCCATCAATATGATTTACTTGTTCTTTATTTTCAGGATTAGAGCAAAAATAAGCAGCAACCACTCTATGTAACCAAAAATTTCTAGTACCAAATACTAGCTTTATTTTAACACTTACATAACCAGTGGGTTCAATCTTTAATGGAACAATACTTCCATCGCATCTAACGTTTCCTAAATCACTTACTTCATAGTGATTTCCAGTTCCTTCAATTACTTTCCAATTTTCCATATCAAAATAATTTAAAAATTAAACATGGACAATTATAGTAATAATCCGGAATATTCCAAAGAGATATATCTGATTTTATAAATTTTTAACATTTTGTTAATGGATTATTCCACATACCTCCACCAAAACCTCCATTCATCATTGCCATAGTAGCAAGATTATCGTTGTTTCCTGTTAAGTTATCAGGAACAACAAAAGTTTTTGTTTCACTCATTGCCTAAAAATTTAAAGTATTTAATAATTATCTGTTTATGTTCTAGAACTAAACAATTATATACTTCAAATTCTAAAATTTTGGACATTACTAAAAATAAAAAGAGGAAACATAGTTAATGGCATTATCAATTGATAATAACCTTTAACTACGTCTCCTCAAACATCAGAACGTTACTTATTATTAGAATAAGTATCTAAATAAAAGTCAAGATCAGATTTCATCCAAGACAATTCCTTAAACCCATCCTATTTATATCCTTTTGGAATCCATCCGTTCTTAACATAATTGTCAAAAGTAGCATGACTAACACCTAAATAATCACATGCTTGTATTTTGCTCATTCTCTAATCTTTATCTGTTATATTCTAGATAAGATGAAGAATTTTACACTACTCCTCATATGATATATTAGAATTACCCGTATCAATACCATCTATTATTTGTTTTAATAGTCTTTTTATTAGCTATAACATACTTAGTATATATTATAATAAATATTCCTGTAATAATTAGGTATAAACAAAGTAATTGTTTATCTGAACAAGGAATACCTACATAAGTATCGTATAAACCTATTAAATTACTACATACAACATAATGTAAAGGAATCCTATGTAATTCACAATATTGAAAAGCATAAGATGCAGAATATAAAAAGATTAAACTTAAAATAGATATTCCTCCGAAAAAACTTAGTAATTCAGCAGGAATATCCAAATAAGATAAAATTGTATGTAATATATCTATAATAGCTATTGTTATAGGAGTATACTTAAGAATTATAAGTAATACCTTATGCAGATATTTACTTAGTCTTCTTTCCTCCACCACACTTGCCACCTGTTGAGAGTCCTGCTCTTGGTGAATTAGGTTTCTTTCTTCCCATATTACTTAGAAATTGTTTGGTTAGCGAGATAATCTTTAATTTTTTGAGTTGCAGTCTGAGCATAGTCAATAAAAGTATCTAAACTTTCTGGATTAGATGTAATATTAACATTAGCCATTCCATTTTTAGGAATACTATAATTATAGTAACCTACTTGATTGTTCAACTCTCCATCTTTATTGATATTAAAACTAATTGTTATATAACCATCAACATCCTGAGTTGCTGAACCGGTAATAGTCCAACCTTCAGAAGTTGTGTCATTAATATTAAATGTTTGATTCTGTTTTGTTATTTCCATTACTTAACAAATAATTCATAAAAAGCCTCCATAAGGTCAGCAGCTTTTACTTTCTGACCATTAATCTCATACTCACCATCAGAATTTACATCAAGAATATCACCATACTCATCTTCTGTAAATGTGTCCTCAGGTGCATCCTTAATATTCTCATTACCTTTTTGTACAAGGTATTCTTGATATTCTGCATTAGCTTTATTATTCAGCTCATTAAACTTAGTTTCCTCTTCAGGAGTACGCTCTGTCTTATTAGCTAAATCTCTCAGTTCATCTGAAACAATTTGCTTACTAAATTCTTGTGTATCTTCATCAAACTGTTTTTTAATCTTATTATAAGACATTCTAGTTCTCATAATCTTTACTTTCAACTCCTTAGGGAGCTCTTTGCCATTACTGGCTAAAAGAACCTTTGTAATAAGATTCTGTTTTGTCAAAACATCATTTAAAGTCATAAATCATTTATTTTTATTAATACATATATAATTGTATATTATTTTGTGATAAATCAAAGTTAATAATTGTTATCTGAATTTAACATATCCAAATATACAAACAGTGATTCTATTAGCTCCATCATTACCAGACCATAAAGGATTTCCACCCCACCAACTATCATTGTTCCTATTATTTTGGCAAAAACCCTTTACTCTTACTTCATTAGTATTCTAAGCATAGCAATGAAGCCACCAAGCACCAGACCCTCTATGAACACCTGTCAAAGTATCCATTCCTCCTTCTGAATAATTTACAGAGGCAGTGGCTGCCTTAATATAAAATACTTGATGTGTTGTATTAGGGATATAAATTCTACAGTAACTTCCTCCTCTAGTATAAGTAAATGGAACTGAATACCCTAAGCATGAGAAAGAACTACTTATAGTACCATCATTACCATGATCTAAATTTAAATATCCTAAAAATATAGGATTGCTATCATCTCCTCCAAAAGATTTATATCCGCCTCCAGCTAATAACATATAATTATTGCTATTCACAGAAGAATGATGAAATCCACTCGCTCTCACCTAACCATTAACATCAAGTTTATAAGAAGGAGTAACAGTGCCAATCCCCACATTACCTCCTCCTTGGCATAAACTAACATTACCAGAATTTCGATAATTTAAATGTATATCACCATTAGCACTATTATTAATTTCATCAGTATGTTCTAACAAAATATTACTCATTCTAATGGAACTACCAGAGTAAATTTGACCACTAGTATAAATTCCTACACCATTGTGTGCTCTAATCCAAGAGGTATCTGACATATACCAACCTCCTTCGTATGTAGTATTGCACCATCCGGTATTTCCACTACTTCTAAACCAGTTAGAACAAGATATAGAATTATCTATTCCAGGGTCATGTCCTGCACACACCCTTCTGGCTTGTACCATAGTTGCAACTAAATCAGCACGTATTGCACCCATATTAAAATTAAGACCTGGACAACTAGTATATGGTCCTCCTGTATCCTATGAACTACCGCCACTACTCCATGTATATTTCTAATTGTGAGGGGTAAAAGTAGCATCAAAGTCAGTATAAACGGTATACCTAGAACCTCCTCTTAAAAAGACTACTCCTAATGATGGATTACCTAACTGCATCCAGCCACAAGGATTCTGTGAACAAAATTTATAAGTATAATTTAAACATATAGTATCAGAATCAGTAGTTCCCTATCCACTAGCTGTTGCCCATATTTCCATATTGCAAGTAATTCCAGAATTATGAGTAGCCCAAGAGGGTTTATCTCCACTATTTAGCTACACTGAAACCTTAATTTTATTATATCCCATATGAGGTAGAGGTACTGTGACAGGATGCCAATAACTTTCACTATAACTACGCATGTCAATAATCTAAGACTTCCAAGTTAGTACCTAGGATATTAACGCAAGAGTACCACTTGCTGATGGTAACTTAACTACATTTCTATAATTACCAGTAGCCTAAAGTCTAGTAGAAAAATCATAACTACCGCTATTATCATAATGATAGTCGATATATCTACCTATTTCCATCACGCCATTACCTCCTATAAAAGGTATTGTATTAAATGGTGCTTGACCATAATTTTTTGGCATTCCACCAAGAGTTTCTGCATTACCAGCGCTCCTTGCATATGCTACTCTAAAGTTGCTAGGATTATATATATAATAAGAATTAAAGTCATTTCCTCCCCATAACCAGGTAGGCTGTCCTGACTAACCTGCCCAATTAAAAGCAGCAACTCCACCATCTGCTCTTAATAATTGACTTGCATTTCCACCGCTCTTTATAAAAGAAGAAGTTACTACTGAACCACCTACAGTTAATCGTTTATTTTTAGGATTATAATATAGGTCTGCCCAAGATTTATGTAATTGATTTTCAGTAACATTACTAGTATTAGTCTAATTAGACCATACTAAAGGATAGTTTGTATCATTAGTGGTATGCTAGTTTACGATTACTTTAGTAGCACTTGTAGCATTGCCTATAAAAGAAAGATATGTAGTACCTATTAACTACACAGTACTAGATGCAGAGGGCAAGTTAACCCAAGAATTTGATGATACCATTTTGAAACCATCAATAGCTACAATAGAGAGTCCCATAGAACAATCCCAAAGATTATTTTCTATATACACATCAACTTTATAACTAGACAAATCCTTAACGACATGTACACAATCATAAGCTGAATTAGTTTTAAAAATCCATCTAGAATATACTGTAGGATTTTTATCGGTGTTATTCCAATGTCCTAAACTAACTTCATACCTACCAAAATAAACTCTGTTACCAGAGTATCCAGACGAGAAAATGTCAAAAATTAAATAATGAGCTTCCCAAGTAAGAGATGAAGTATCCATGGAAAAAACTTTTATATTGTATGGACCATTTCTATTATAGCCTATATATTTTTTATAAGTAAAAGCATCATAGTGATAACCATCCACTGTGTCTGCATTTGCGACATTTAAAGCACTAGTTCTATAACTTCTTAGATAACTATCGCTGCCATTACTACCCCATACTCTATCAGGAGATGAATTATTATTTTCATTACCTCCAATATTTATGTAAGAAGGGAAATAGGTAAAACCATTATTACCAAAAGTTATAGTATATCTACGATCCCATCCATTATCAAGGTTTGAATATAAATATAAACTACTATCAGAACCCACATGCATAGTTTCTGATGCAACATTATAATGAGCAGCAATGGCATCACAAGCTTCACCCCCACCAATAATAGTAAGACCGCCTCCTCCAATAACAATACCATTTCCATAAGGGTCATTGGTATTATTTATAAATTTAATCATATCTTGGGTGGATTGACTACCTATGTACGCTATATTAGAGTTAGTTCTGAGTATGGCTCCTAATTGTACTGCTCCTCCTTCGTTATTTAAGTAAAGAGTAGAAGCTTTTCCATTGTTTCTAGCCATAATTTCATTACCATCAATACCAAGATTTTCAGTATTACTAGCTCCTATAATAATAGAACCAGTATATGATGTATTAACATTAATATCAGGTAATATAATTTGACCTTTTAATGTTCCTCCAGTAAGCTTCAAATAACGGTCATCATGGTTGTGGTTTTTTGTCGCATAAAGAGAATCAGTTTTTGTTTTTATATAATCCCATAAATGAAGAGCCTTTCTCTTATATGGAACATTAACAGCATTAGTATCTGCAAATCCACTATTAGATGCACGTGAAGTAATAAGCATAGTACCATCTGTTATAGTAGACATACCTTCAGTAACCTAACTGATAAAATTAGAAGGACCGACTACTTTTGCAGCAGAACCATCATATATCACTCCAAATACATTAAATGAGTATGGATTCTTTAAAGATGATGGAATATCTGTAGTAAAAGCTAAAGTTTTCCAAGATTGCCAAGTGCTCTTATTTTGACCTCTAAAGTACATTTTATTCTCTTTAGGAGCCAAAGCCAACTAGGTATCCCATCCTCCATTATTGTCCCACGCTAAATGTAATACAGTAGCATCATCTGGACATTTGCCTACAGTAGTAGATGAAGTAGCATAAAATATCCTTAAACTACCGTCACCAAATTGTGCATTAAGTGAAGTTGGTCTAGCAGAATACCAATTAACTAATTTTCTTGCATTTGTAGAATTTGTAGAGTTTGTTGCATTATCTACTTGAGTTATAGTAGTACCGTTAATAACACCTTTACCATTAGCAGTATAAGTAGATGAAGTATCAAGAATAGTATAAATTCTAGAAGTATCAGAATTCCATCTCAAAAACTATTTATCCTTAGTACTATTATTTAATCCTATATATCCATATATATTTGATTTACCTCTAAATTGAATAGAAGCACCCTTAGCATCATCGTTTCTTTTTATAGTTAATGCTCCAAAATTTGTAGTGTCAATAGTTAAAACACCAAACATAGTATCTCCAGACTTTTTCACATACCTACCATCGTGATTGTGGTCTGAATCAGATTTGCCATTAATTAATCCTGCTAAAACTCTACCCTAATTAGCAGAAAGAGAACTAGTAGCGGAATTACTAGTTAAGTTATCCACTACTGGTCTCCAAGTATTCGTATCTGTACCTTTAAATTCAACCCCTCGTGCGTATATACTATGCCCCTTGAGGTCGAATATTATATCTTTATTATTTTTAATAAGATCAAGAATGTTCTTACTAGAATTCGAGGGGTTAAATGCTATTTTCATTATACAGTCTCGTATTTTCCAGTATCTAAATTATACCATGAAATTCCAAAATCTATTGTTACTGTATCGTCTGTTTCAGCTTTGGCAACATATATATCCCCAGAAGCGTCTATATTTAAAGCTTTACTACCTATAGATACATTACCTATCTTAATATCTCTCCAAGTATTTTCATCGCTTATTTTGCCACCATAAGCATTCTCTAAGTTAGCTCTAGTCAAGAAGATTTTACCATTACTATCTACTGATATTGTAGGTTTAGTAGCATTATCAATACTTACACCTCCAATACTAGAGGTTGTAGCAGGAGCTAAATTTATTTTTACAGCAGCAGAACCATCATAAGAGAATTTTAATAATCCAACACCATTAGTTAAAGCGTTAGCCACTTTAGAAGCAGTTCCTATAACTATACTTGCAGGATTTACCCAAACAGGAGCACTTCCGGTACCCTTTGAAATTAAAATATTTCCGGCAACACCTGCACTTACTGGAGCATAAATATCTAGGATAGGTTTATTATTTTCTCCTGGAGAATTATTAGAATATACTTTATATACTCTATTATTAATTAAGTAATCAACAGTTCCATTAATGTTAGTTTGTGCTACTGTCCATTCAGCTGCCTTACTGTCAGTACTAGCTGTAATACACATTAATAAATCACCTGTTTCACAGATAAATCCCATATAATTACCTGATTTAGTAATTCTATAAGTATCACCAACCTATGCAGATGGTATATCTGATTTTTCACCATTAATTACATATTTCTTCGTATCTGAGGTACCATTATATGTAGGATTCAACCCGATAGTACCTTTAAATCGCATTGCAGAATTAATTACATAACTCTCGTTTATTTTCTAGTTAATAGTTGCAGAATCCCACAAATGCGTATTATCTGGATTTTTACCGTCTGTTATAGGTAATTTATCAATAGGAATAGTTCCGTTTCCCCAAGGAATATAGTCAGTTCCATGGGTGATAATATGTCCATCCTTAGTAAAAATTAATTTAACATAATCATTCTCCTAAGAACCTTCTAAGCTAGGAGAACTTGCTGTTAAATTCTTGTATTTAACTACATCCTTATATTGTGTTATAAAATTAAGTAGTGCCATTTCCCCAAATTAATTTAATATTATTATTTTCATTAATAAAATCATCTCCCAAATTTAGATTAGTCTCTGTACTACCATCGTATTTGACCTATTGTACTCCATTTACAAATATGTTTAATTTCTCAACGGGTTCTGTATTAATTATTTCTCCCTATTTATTATATTGAACTTTTAAATTCTAAGGGGTTGAATTAGGAGTAATTACTGTTCTTTCTATATAGTCTCCTAAAGTCTATACTTTATTTTTATAATTAACTAATACAGCCTCCTAAGAAGTTCTTGGAAATATAAGTGTAGTACCATGTTTAAGTTGTTCAATCTGTTGTGACATTACTTCCATCCATTAAGTTATCATATAAATCTTTAGGAATTTCATAGTTGACTTTAATTATAATACCACTACTATTAGTTACTGGAATACTAGTTATGTAATCGGATAAATCAATAGTGGTTTTGGACTCTCCTAATTTTTCCCACTTATAAGTTTCACCTACTTTAACACATAACCATTCTACAAATATATTCATTCCATTTTCAGTATTATCCGAAGTGGTTGGAACTAAATATAAAGTATTGGTTACCTCTGCAGATGCTAATGGTAATGTAGAAACAATTTTATAAATATCTCCAATATTAGCAGTTGTACTAATTACTCCATCTTTAATAACTATACCGTTACCAGCTGTTAATTTATCCTATTTAGTATCCTATAAATTTTTAATATTTATAGTATTAGTACCAACTACTCCCGTTAAACTATATAAGACTTTATCAAGAGTCGTTATCTTTAAGGAGTTAAATCCTGGGAGATTATTAGTATTAACTACAACTGCTTCTGCTAAAGAAATAGGAACAAATTCCTTACCTTGTTGAAATAATCTTCTAATTTCTGTCATAAACTAAATAATTGTTCAGGAATTTCATAATCTATGTTTGCTTTGATAGAAGAGTTAACAAAATCTAAATTCTCAACCAAATTATATACTTCTTTTTTAGTAATAAAAATAGATGTGTCTAGATTTGCAACTGCATCTGCTAAAACTTTACTTACTTCATCTTTACTATAAACTCCTAAATTATCCCTAGCTAATGCTTTCTCAGATTCCTCTTTAAATTCTCCTAAATAATTTTCCTTACAAAGATGAGTGTGTAACTCTGGTTTGGGACAATTTGTAGTTAATTTATCATCACAACTAAACCCACTATCTATAGTTGTCTTTTTAAGTTCTACTTTATCAGGAATTTCAATAGGAATAGAAGGTGGTTCTTCAGGCTGTGGTGGAACAAAAATGGACCAGGAGGAATTATCTCCCAGTCCAATCTTTATGTCATTCATTGTAATCTTATTTTCTTAGGATAATTTGCTGTAAAATCATAATTAAGTAATTCTTCTGTAGATTTTAACTAGTTAATAGCTACTCTATGTTTAGCTGTTACAGAGAAGCATTCTCCTGCATAAACTTCTAACTTATTTAAGAATTCCTTTAATTTGTCAGCAGAAATATCTAATAATTCAGAACCTAACTAAACAGTTATAGTCTAAGCTCCGCAATTAATTAAATTCTATAATCCAATTCTAGTATCTTTGTCCAACCACTTCTTATCTTCTTTATAATAGAAAGAATTAACATAAGTAGATTTATCATAAGATGTTAATTTAGCTTGTAAAATATCTTTTAACTAAAAGTCAAAACAAACCCCATCTTTTTCTATTAACAATTCTTTCCATTTAGGGAGAGGAAGAGCTAGTAAGTCCTCCCTCTCCAACAGATTATTTAAAGATAAATTCTTATCAATCATTTTAAGCACCTTTATTATAAGTAAATTGTGTAAATGGAACTCCCTAATGCTTAGTTACTCTCCAAGCAGCTTCATACTAATACTAATTCTAATCATATGAACCAACCATGAACTTCTTACCAGGAATCCACTCATATCTATGTGCGGCACAGCTATAATCTGTACACATACTCTAATATGAGTAACTATTATAATTAGTAGAAGCATTTATAGTAGTAGTTGTATTCTAATTATTAGCTATATTAGACCATACTGAAGGGAAATTAGTTCCCATAACCTATTTAGCATTAGAGAATATAGCTTTGTTTTTAGCTTCACTACCTGAGCTTATTTTTGCAATAGTTTCTGCAACAGAAGTACTAGTTAAGAATTGAGTTCCCTTAGCACTGTAACCTCTATAATACATAATTCTTGCTAACTACTTAGCAGATGGCACATACCAATTACCCTATGCAAACTAACTATAAATAGTACCTTCAGTAGATTTTAATGCAGGCTAATATAGAGTTGCTGCATAGTAATAAGGATATAATATACAGCTAGATAGCTCACTTATAGTTACTGAAGGTAAAGTTAATCCCTTACACAGAGCTATTAACTTATCCATACTCTTAATACTATATCTTTGATTAACACTATCATAAGTAATATAGTTTTTAACTGCAGTGCCAAATGCAGAATAGACTTTACCTAAAACTGAATTATTTATAGTATTAACATAAATAGCCGTATCTTCCTTACCTGTAAATCCTGTTGTAGTGAAATCAGTATATGATGTATAAGTAATCTCATCTACAGGTTTATCAGTAGACACTCCTGACATAGCGATATAATCGTTAGAATCAGAACTATCCACTTTTGAAATTAAGTTTTGATTCTTAAGCCAGTTACCTACATAGAATAAGCAATATTCTAAAGTACCTCGGTCTGCTCCACTATTACCTCCATCAGGACTAAATCCAAGATAGAATGAGGCATTCTCAGTCATATTCTCCTTACCTATAACGTAAGCTGTTCCGCTGGTATTTGCATCATTAGTGTTCTCTACAGCATATACCATACCTACACAAGTCTTATTAGCATTATAGTTATTAGAATATGAACCATCATAATAAACAAAGTCTCCAATTTGAGGAGCTGTCCACTAAATTTTAACTTTACATGTAAGTTTAGTAGGAGTAGAACTTCCAATTCTATATACTAAGATATTAATTACTGGCTATACAGTAACACTTTCTCTAATTAAAGTAATATTACCTGTCTTTGAGTCTACCTTTAAGTACTAATCATAAGTAGAACTAGCTAACTAATAATCAATATGTAATCTAGGAGTTGGATCACTTACTATTCCCACCTAGTTACTATTAATCTGAAGATTAAATTTACCAGTTCCCTTATCACCTAATCCAAATACAGTTATTTCAGAATCACAAGTAGCAGAGAAAGCTGAACTAGATGCTTTATAATTAACTTTTGGATTATTAGTTGCACTATCAATATCTCCAAACTATTCTACTAAACTCTTCTTAGTATCATAACTAATTTCTACCAAATCACCTGTACTATCTACAATATTAATTGTTCCAGTAATATTGTTTTTAACAGAGAGTAACTTAGAGAGAGTTTGCTCAGTTACATTGATAGTTAAGTTACGTAAAGAAACAGATTCAAGACTGTTACAATCAACTAACTATTCTAAGAAAGAATCTACATCAAATTGTCCAACATTAGATAAATCTACTGTCTTTAAATTACTAATTCCTTCTAATCTAAGTTCTTTAACTGGATTATATAATTCTAATGTTTCAATAGTCTCAGGGAGAATTACAGTTTCAGCTTTACTTGGTAATATAACTCTCTTAAATGTGGTTCCACTTAAATTAATCTCTTTTAACTTATTAAAGTCCGTAAGATTAAGAGTTTCAAGAGTAGTCATGTTGTTAAGAGTTAGACTTTCCAATACAGGACCCTTCATACTGAATACATCTAATCTATACTCTGGATAATCTGTACCAAAGAAATCTTTATAAGTCTTTAAGTTATTATTATCAATAGTAAAGTTAGTTAATCTAGTATATTCTTTTTCTGGAGCTATACTATAGTTAACTAAACCAGTAATATTAAGTTTCTTAAATAATACTGTAGATATTAAACCTTCGTTAATAGCTGGACCAGTCTCTTTCAGGTTAACTACATAATCCTAATTGGCTTTAGCTAAATATTTAATTATGTCAGGTCTGTAATCAGTATTACTATTAGGCATCAAATATTTAGTACCATCATAGAAATAGGTAGGATAGAAATCCTAGAAAGGAGTAAACTCTAATCTTAACTACAAAGGTCTCTTATCATTACCACCCGCAGAAGAGCCAGTTTTATAATCAGGAGTTTCACTCTATTTAGTATATGAAGCTAAGAAATTTCTTCTCTTTTCCATAAACTACTGTTCACCCTCTAAACAAGAACCATGACTCTATTCAATAGGTTCAATTTGGTTATTATCGTAATGTTCAATAGCTCCTGCATTCTTAATTATCTGAGCATTCTCGTAGTAGATTTGAGCGGTGTGATTATATGCAATAGCCGGATACTTATCTGCCTGAATGCTATAGAAGTATTTATAGAAATTAGTGTTTTCTCCAGATGCCGTTCCAAATGCTTGATTAATTACCTTGTAGAGCTTATTCTTAATAATATCCTCAAACTACAAATCAAACATATAGAAGAAAGCATTTAATCCACTATCACCCCATTGAGAAGCTGTCTCAGGGACATAAGATGGTTCAAGTAAATTATAAGGTTTAGACTGCAGACCATTATTATCAGTTGCAATAACAGTATCCAAGTCATCACCATATAATCTGATTAAATAGTCACCTTTATCTGAAGGCTACCAATTATCAGCTTCATCAGTCTATGCTTTATTTTCATAGATTTTACCAAATATCTAGAAGTAAGTGTTTTTAGCTCTATTATCAGTACCTGATAAAAATCTAATTACTGCTTGATGCATAGCTACATCATTTACATCAATGTATTTAGTTATGCCTTTCTTAAATAAAGATTTAAGTTCATCAATAGCTATATCAAGCTGATTAATACTAGAATCCATATCGAAGTCTTCATAGATATTAAGTCTTGACCAACCGGTAGCAGGATCATATACAGTACCTCCTCTTACCCAGCCTCCAATAGCTTCTCCAGTAGCACTTGTACTTCCTGCAAACTCATCATAACGATAAATATCACCTTCTCTAGAACCAGTAAATGCTGGGATAGGTTTAGTAGCTATATATCTATTTAATGTATTCCATTTAGTAATATCTGTCTCACCAGTCTTAACTAAATTAAAGTTATATTTATAAACAAAGTCTACAAACTCACCAAACTTATTTAATGACTTACGAGCAGGTTCTGTAAAATCAGTAGCTTCATCATTTAATCCGAAGTCTACATCCCAAGAACCACGATTCTAGTAAACAATGGATTCATCAGAAATCCAAAGATTCTTTGAATAATCTCTATTAGGTGATTGCTATTCTGCTACTGTTACTGTAGGGAAATTAGTTAATGTTCTAGAGCCAGCTGCATTTAATCCTGCACGTTGTAAAGCAGCCCAAGGTCTTCTAAAGTTAACATGAGGATCAGAGTTTTCACCACCTTCTATTAAAATATATTCAGGAGTTACATCATCGTCATAACCGAAAGTAGCCTTATCACCTTTGGCTGAACCAAATGTCTAGAATCCCATAAACTAAACATTAGGATTCTTAAGTAAGTCTGCTAATTCATAGTTAGCTACAGACTCTAAATCAGTAATTAAATAGAAGTATAAGAAAGCTTCTTCATGTACTGCTTTACGTCCTCCATTAAGTAAACCTTTCTAATCAGTGTCTGCTTTATATGCATCATTATAAAGTTTACAAGCACCCTCTTTATGAGACTGCATAGAAGATGCAAAGTTAGTTTTACCTACAAGTTTAGTTATTTTTAAATCCTTTTCAGTGGAATCAGTCTAACCATCATAAGGTGGCATATTATAATAGCCTTTCTTCTCATGAGCAGGTTTAGCAATAAACTTATTAGTAGCAGTATCTAAGTCTTCATAAGGAGTAAATACACTCTTTACTTTAGTTTCTCCATCTTTAAACTTATTTAACTAGAATGCTGTATTCCAAATTAAATAACGCATAGCAGAAGAACCCTAACCCTTAACAAGACCATTATTTATTCTACCACCATATATTTTATTAATTGCCTAATCAGCATAGTTAATAAATAAAGTACATCTAATATTCTTAGCTACTTTATCTTGGTCTCCAGGTTTGTTATTTTCACCTTGCCAGGTTCTATTTGGTAACTTACCTCCTTTAGGGAATACATATACTAATGTATTGTATTTACCAAAACTCTTAGCGAATGAAATAGCGCCATCGGTTCCTAAGATATTATTTCTATCGTAGAACTTATCTTTCTATTCTCTAGTAGCTAAGAAGGAAATATAGTTATGCTAAATCTAATCAAAAGTAAGTGCTGTAGAATTATAAACTCTTAACAAATATAAGTCTAAGTCAGAACCCTTAGGATTTATTTGTAACTAAGCTTCCTTCTACAAGGCAAGTAAAGTAGCATCATCAATAGATATTTCTCTATTAATTGTTCCATTAACATAGATTCTTACTAAGTTAAACTTAGCACTGTCCAAATTAGCTTTTAATGTATTATAAGAATCCTATGCTAAGAAATAATTAGGATAATATGGATCATTCTAATTGAGAGTAAATCCTTTTTGTACAGTAATAGTAATATGTGTATCTGCATCTTCTTTAAATTGTGCAAATCTAGCATTGTAAAGCTACCCTGCTGATGTATTCCAACATACTACAGTTGGTTTAATTAACATTTGACCAAATGTAATTACTGGAGACTCTTCATTACTTACATTATATGATTTAAATCCAAATTCAAGAGTAAAGTTATTACTTAATTGTAAATTAACTGGAGTTTCGAATACTTTATTAGTATTAGCCTCAACTCTATAAATTATTTTACCATCTGAAGCCTTCCAATAGTCTGGACTATCATTAAATAATGTAGTAGTTCTACCACTTATCTAATCAAAGTTAATAGTAGGTCTAGGGCTAGAAGTATATAAGTAATTAATATTTGCTTTAGATATAGAGAGAGTCTGGTTATTAGACATGAAAGCCTTATCTGAACCAGCTGACTAGAACTAGTAAAGCTAACCATTTACTTCTACTTGTAAATACTATTTGGCATTATCACTATTTACTTCTATATATTTCTTATAAGTAGTTTCATATTTATTATCTGAACCATAGTTCTGAGCATTAACTACAATAGTATCAAGTAAGTTTTGTCTATCCTAAGATGAATCAGAATTTAAATATGTATTAATAGTAACAGAATCCTTAGTAGGACTATAAACTGTAATAGTATATAATTTTACTGTATCGTGATTATTAATAGAACCAGTAATACCATTTACTGCTACTGCTACTCCTGTAAATCCCTCTGATTTAATTACACATGCATTTACATAATCTGTCGCAATATTCTAAGATTTATGTACTGCTCTAACTGTTAATATATTTAAACCAGATCGTAATTCATTATAGGATAAATTACCATCAGTAGTATTAATATGGTTTGCGTTTAAATAACCCTCAAGATGGTAATCTGCAGGAGAACCTCCTTTAAGAGTAAATTCTGCATTATTAGAAATAACATTACCTGTATAAGATAAACTTATCTTTTGACTTTTAATAGATACATTAAGAACACTAGACTTTTGAGGGTAATCTACAAGTGTTGCTGTAATAGTACTCTCCTATGAATCTGTAAATAATTCTGTGATATTAACCCATTTTAATTCACTATCTGCTTTATTAAGATGTTCAATTTTAGTACCTGAAGAATCTAATGTAAAATCTTTTAAGGCATAAGGAGCAACAGTAGTTTCCATACTATTAACCCCATATTGTATCTTAACCTTTACTGCACCAGCTGCATCCTAAACACCAAAAGACTAGGTAGTAGAAGTATGGCTTGTAGCTACTGCTAATTCTACTTTACTCTTAGAATTACACTACATAACTACTTCCCCAGTTTTATAAATAGTGCCATTAATTCTAACTGCAACAACCAATACATCCTAATCATAAGATGGGGTTTCTACAGTAACTCTAGTAGAAGTAATTGCATCTCCATTATAATCTCTTAATGTAAGTGTGCTATCAACAAAATCCATAGTCTTAACAAGATGGCGAGAGATTAAATCTTCTACCTATTGACCGGTCTTTTCATTCCAAGGTGTCTCAAGTTCAATTTTATTTTCTAAATCTTTAAAGATTGCCATTTTATTTATTTATTTTTCCAATAATCATTATCTAACCAATTTTTATCTGAAAGCCAAGAACCACTACCATAACAGCTCTTTATAGCATTTAGCACAGTTAAAAATACTAACTAGGAACCTTTATATACAGCTCCTATACTTCTCTGTGCTACCTATTCAATTGTGTCGATTAATTCTGAAAGATTTTTATTAATTTCAGAAACTAACTTACCATTTCTATATATCATTTAAAATCTAATATAATTTATTAAGCTTCTATCTAAGTATTAGTTTCAGTATGCTTGGCTTCAAGTGCTGCAATACGTGCTTCAAGTGCTGTAAGAGCTGTAACATCAGCTTTAGCAGCAATCTATTCAGCAATCTCACTTTTCTTAGCATATTCTTCAAGAGATTGGTGCTCTGTAAGATAATTACCCTTAGGTTGCTTTGCGTCAATAGAAGCCTTTAACATATCAATCTGCTAATTAAGTGCTGTTGTAAGAACATAGTCATTAAGTACAGTAGTGTCTGCCTTCTGTGCAAGCTTTTCTGTAACATCTGATGTAATAGACGCTTCCGCTGTTTTAGCTCTTGTAATCTCCTCATTAAGGGCAGCTGTAGTAGCTTTAGTAGCAATAGTATTACTAATAGCTGTATATAAATCATCATTATTCTTGAGTTTATCTGCAATCTCCTTCAATGTATCATAAGCTTCAGGGGCTCCTCCAATTAAGTCTTTTATAATTTTTCTAAAGGAACCTTTAGTATTGGAATCCCCATTTATAATATTTACAAGGTTAGATAATAGTTTAAAATCTTTATTAGTGACATACCTAATTAAAGGCTAATATTTTCCATTTTTCCAAATTGTTGACATAATAAATAAGTTTTAGTTTAATAAATAATAGGAAAAGACAACAATATAAGAATATTATTAAACTTTGAATTTATCTATTATTTCATTTACTTTAGAAATACAATCTGCTAAAGTTGCTGAATCTTGTAATTTAGTCACACCTTGCATAATAGACTTTACCTATCTCTCTAATAAATCTGCAGTTACAAACCCAGAATCATCTGTATTTTTGCCATATGTTAAATAATAAGTATCATCTTGTAAAGTGCCATCTGTTTCTAACTATTTATATTCTTCTTGAGATAAACACATCCACTTAGGCACTTCTGAAACTTTAGCTAATTTCTCTGCACCATAGAATATACCATCAGTTTTAATACTCATAGTATTACCTGAAGTATTCTAAATAGTATTTACCATTAAACTTTCTAAGGTGGCTCTAGAGTTTTTAGTTATTTTAGTGTCTAACTATTCTGTAACTGTAGCCTTGTATTCTTCAAAAGCTGTAGTATTTAAAAACGAAAACTAAGTATTTACATCTTCTACTCCAAAATTTGAAGGCTTTAAATATTTAGAATCAGATGTTTCTGCTGTTTGATACTTATCTGTTACTTCTTTTAAAGTAGTTTCTGTAGTACCCTCTAAAAATGATTTATTTATATAAGTATTTGTGGCATCTCCTTTAGATAAGTAGTTAGTAGTAATATTAGTATTATTACTTTCTACTTTCTTTTGTAAAGCTAAGAAACTAGTGTTATCAGCTTTAGAAGATGCTAAGTTCCAAACACGTTGATACTATTCTTGATTTACATAATATGTATCTTTATTTTCAATACTATCCTCATAAATATAGTAATAAGTATCATTATGTAAATAGGGTTTTTCAGAATCTATTGCAGTTCCTTGTTCTGTAGTATTTTTCTTCCATTCTGTATATTCAGCTTCTGTGCAACTGACTAACTAAAGAGCCTTATAAGAAGCTACCCATCCATCGGAATTAGTTATATTAGTTTTGTCTACCAACATATAAATATAACCATCTTCAAGATTAGAAACTGACATACCTTCATATGCTATTTCAGCAGGAATAGTATATAATTCCTAAGTAGTATCTACTACAGTTCTACAATCTAATGGTTTAGGAGTCTTTACTGAAAATGAAACTCCTAACAACGAATCACCTGTATATTTCATGCTAATGTGAATTGAATTTGATGAGGTAGTTCAGAAGCATAAGAATCATTCTTAGTCCATACCTAATATGTATAATCATTTATCTATTCAGTAGTTTTAGTCCATCCAGACATATCAACATCTAAGAATCCTAAACCACCATTTACTTTTAGACTATCTAAAGTTGAATTAGTACCTGGTATTTTAATAACAGCTTTGCCCGATAAATTAATTTCCATTGTATTAGATTGAGTGCCATATTTAACTAAAGTACCTTTATGAGTGTTATAATACCAAGGATATGTTGCTGAGATGGTAGCTACTGTTTTATCTATAGAACCTGCTTCAATTCTTTTATCAGTAGTCTATCCTCTATCATCAATCAAATATTCTCCAGCAGAATAATCAATTACTACCTTATAAATATAATCTCCTAACTCTGTATATGTAGATTCTGTGTAAGCCTAATCATTATGAGTTATAGAATCTGTTTTAGAGGTTGCATCTCCAGCATCTCCTTTGATGAAAGTTGTATTTGCCGGAATAACTGAACTACCTACTTCTACTAGCTAACTAGATACATTAGATACTACATAAGGTTGAACTAATTCTCTAACTGATACTGGGAATAATAGTTTATCTAATATGGTAGAGAATGCCTTACCTTTTAAGTCAGACACTTTAGTTCCCTATTTAAGTCCTCCCACAGAAGTATTCATTTTAATATTATCCGATAATTCTGACTTATATACAGCTGCAGAAGAATTTTCAACATAAAGACCGTCTTCATTAGACTTAATAGCATTACCTTCGGCTTTAGATATAGCAAAATCTAACTTAGATTCCTCATTTAAAGCTACTGAACCTGAATGTGCTCTAATCCATGCTTCTATTTTATCATCTACATTTAAATTAGCTAATTGACCATTTAAGGTTCCTACCTATGTATTAATAGTATTAACTAATTCCTATAAATCAGATAACTCCTCTCCCTAATTAGTAACAGTGCTGGTTAACTAATTTATATTAGCTTTAATAGTTTCTATCTATTCTTCTATCTTTTTATCTTGATAAGACTTAGCTAGAGTTAAAGCATAGTCAAGTGCTTCGTATATAGATGTAATCTATTCTATATTTGTTATATGGTCACTATCAGGTTTATATGTATATTTACCTGTAACTGTTACACCTATACTTTCTCTAGCTAATTTCTTTTCTAGTTCTGTTTGAAATTCTCCTAAAAAATTACTCTTTAAAAGAGGTATAAGTTGTTTAGGTCTTTCTTTAGAACATGGTGTTAAACCTACCTTCCCTACCTAATTGTAAATAGAGTGTATCATTCTAATTTAGTAAGTTCTCTTTAATAAATTCTTTATTATCTATATCTATAGGTAAACTAATAAAACAAATAATATTTAACAATAATGAATAATCATCTTGATAACCTTTCTTTGCTCTATTTAATAAATCTCTATAAAGTTCTATTGCTTTACGCTTTAGAACATCCACATCCATGAGCTGTATGCTATCCATATTCATTATTCTAACAGAAACCTCCACAAGTATTAAATTCTTCTACTATTTTTTCAGCTTCCATAAATTGTTCAAACTAGATTAAATAATCTATTATATTAAGAGTCATCCAAATGAAGTCTCTAGCATATAAATCTTCATTATATGCAGAAGTTCGACATTTATTTAATAACGCATTAAATAATTTCTTACAATAATTAATATAACATTGTTGCATATTTCCTGTAAAGAAAGTATTTATATGTTCCTACTAAATAGGAGTTCCTTCTAAGTTCATTTCTAATACTTCTCTAAGAGTAGTTTCTTTTAATACTCCATCTACTTCTTTCTTAATAACTCCTTCATCTATTATATATACTCTATTTATTTTATCTTTATATTCTTGTGAAGCTTCAGTTTTATACCAATTATACCAATCTATATTCGGAAATATATAATGGTCAATAGTGTAAAAACCATCTTCCTTAAGGTTGAAAGTACATGCATCATCTTTATATACCCCATTTTCTAACTAATTGTGTTCATGTATTAACGCATCTAAGAATGTTATTTCTGTAGTTCCTATTTTCATTAATACATTTACAGTTACTGACTTACTGTATTTAAATAATAACGTATCTTCATAAGTACTGGCTACTTCTTCCCCTTCAGATAAATATTGACCGTACTCTTTAGATAAATCTAATACAGTTAAATCACCTTGTACTGAATTACATATATCTATTTTAAATTCCATTACTTAACTATTGAAATTAATTGAGGTTCACTCCATATATTCTTATTGTCGTCTAAAACATAATTATTATTATTCTAAGAGGCAGAAATCATCCATAGATAACCAGTAAATTCCTATTCATTAGTATCTGTCCACTAATTGCCGGGATTTATTGCAGTTCTAGTTAATTGAGGTCTTTCAAAAGTACTAGTTACTGTAAATTTAGTAACAAGTCTACTATCATAAGACCATTTAGAATATAGAGCAACTTTAAATAAACTCCAAGCACCACTTACTCTCTATCGTACTGCCATAAATCCATATGGATTAGATGCAGTTATTTCTGATGGATATTTACTCCAATTATTCTTACCTTCTTCACTGGCTTTGATTATTTCATCTATAGAAGCATCTGTATCATCTACATTCTATAATTCTCCACCTACTTCTACAGCTTTCTATGGATATATCACCTTAGGCTACTAAGAATTATCTTTAACCATATATAGAGTCTGACTAATCTCAGCAATATCTGCAGTTACAATTTCATAAAATTTCTAACCATCTTTAAGATTCTGTCCTTCAAAATACACAATAGTTCTTTTCCATGTGTAAGGAGTTTTCACAGAAGGTAATACAAAGTTTTCGCCCCACTAATTAGTTTCAGGCTAACCTTCTAATTCTTTCACTTTATCAACATTTGCAGTATTAGTAGCTAAATAGTCTATTTTAAACTTTAGGGATTTAGCTATCTAATCAGCTCCCTACATGTTTGAAATCTTTTTTGATAGGTCAGCTAAATATATATCAAGAGTAGTATTTGCAGCTAATACTGTAACTGCTTTATCGGCTGTCTCTGGATAAATCTAATCACCAGTTCCAGAGTATACTTTTTCACAACTGATTGCCATTATGATTGTCTAATTTTGTCATTATAAGGATTACCATCATTTAACTAAGCTAATTCAACTTTAGTTCTCTAATCCTCTATATCTAATTGTCTATCTTTGTAAGTTCTATCTGTTTGAGCTTTATACCAATTAACTTGATATTCTAATTGAATCTTCTGCTAATCAAGCTGCATTCTTTGTTCATTAAGAGATTCTGCTTTCTATTGAGCCTTCTGTAACTCTTGCTATGCCTATTGTAACTACTAACTAGTTTCCTCCAACTTCTGCTACAGTTGCTATAACTAATTGTTTTCAGCTTTCTATTTTTCTATAGCTTTTTTAACAGTATATTTAAGTTCAGTTAAACTTTTAGCTGTGAGAGCTTCAAATATAATATCAGCACTAACTAATCCAGACTTAATTAAATCAGGCAATGTAGATTTAATTGTCTACATATCCTACATAATTTCAGTACTAGATATTACATGTATATCATAGTCTGTAACCGTAAAATATTCAGGAAGGGCTGTAAATATTTTCTAATATTTATCTCCTAAAGTGATAGTACCAGTCAGTCCTTTCTTATAAACTATTTTAGCCTAGTTAAGACTATCAAGTAAGACTTCTCTTACAACTAAATCCATTTGCTAATAGATAGGTTTAGTTACAGTGTAAGAATTAGTTACTCCCTATTTAACATTAGTTACAGCATCTCTCTATTCAATACCATTAAGTCGTTCTCTAAATACACCCGTAATAGATGATACAGTAGATTCAATAGATTGTATAGCTAAATCAATTGCTTGTATTACCTATGCAGGTAAAGATTCATCATAGCCATTAAATATAGTATTTAAAGGAGCCTATCCATCTTCCATTCTTCCTTCTTGAGAAGAATCAATTAACATTTCTCCTTGTTTCTTATAAGCTCTCCATTTCTTTACTCTGGCTCCGAAATCAGGACCTAACACTTTAGGAATCATAGAAATGTCAATAATACTACCCTTAACTCCACTATTTGCTACAATAGCATCTCTATAATAATGTAAAAGATCATAACGATCCTACAAATGGGCACATTTTAAGATTAAACTATAAGGCTAGCGAGCTCTATTTAAAAAATAAACACCATTTACTGATAGTCCACAATAATTAGGATTATCATGACTTCTAATTACCTATTTATCAATTCCCCTAAGAATATAATATTCATCACCGATTCTAATTGTATTATATCTCTACATAATAAATTTATCATCAGTTTCTATCCATTCTACTTCATATACTGGAATCAGATTATATCTATGGGAATCGTCTTCAGGATAACCAGGGAGTAAATCTTGTTCTTCGTCATCGTCACTATCTTCATCTATATCTACAACTGGACCATATGCTCTTCTGTATCTAGCGGTATCATCATCTGTCCAGTTCTATTTAAAATTACGTAAGTCTTCTTTACTTAGTTCATTTCCATATTTAGCTAATATCTAACTTTTAGAAAGCCATTGTCTCACAACTGACCTATAAGATTTCTTAACATAAGGAGACTCAGGATTTCTGTCTACAAAGGTATTTAGAGGATTTAATACCTCTATTTCAATATTAGTTTTACTAAATGATGGCTTTACTCTGTAAAAACAATAACCTGTAACTAATAAGTCTATAAATAATTGTCTAAGTTTAGTTACAAAATCAATTTCTTCAGACTACATAATGTATTGAAGAATATTCTGAGCAGCAATTTCATATTGAGAAACAAATTGCTAGTCTTGCTCTTCAATTATTTTATCTAACTACTATTTAATAGATTTATCAGTAATATCCTAGTTATTAGCAAATTTAAGTAAAGAATTATTTAAATGTGTCTTTAAAAATCCTATTATTTGTGTCTATATCAATAGCTATTTTTCTCTATCCATATTACTGATAGTCCCTGCATCTTTACAGGATATTTTTGGCAATATAGGAGTTCCTAGAAATTCACCAACTAAAGCATCTACATGTTTTCTTAGTAAAGGTGTAAATTCAACAGAAGTAGGACTTCCTATACCAAAATTTTCTTCTAGATAACGAAACTATTCCTTGTCTCTTTTTCCATTATAGTAATTATAAGCTTTCTATAACTTAGTTTTATCATATACAAGTTCAGAAATAGTTTCGTTAGTCTTATCTATAAGCTCTTTGTCTGTCATAACATAGTTTAGGTTCTGGAGGTTGTATTTTAATTGCTTTAAAATACTTTACTCTATGTAATTTACTTCTTCTTAATTCCTCTTTTATAAAATCTACAAATTTATCATCAGGTAAATCTGCCATTAGTACAAAGGGGTTCTCAGAATGGTCTAGATTAAGAGAAACTTTATATCCTATAGGGTCCAAATCTTCAATACGAATATCTCCTATAAAATCTATCTAAAACTGTGTTCTCATATAATCTAGGATCACTTGTTTCAATTCGGTATGGGTCATTGTTTTCCTCCTATTTAATTACTATTTGATTTGATTGTTTCTTTGGAATAACTCCAAATTCTCTATAACCTTTATCATTTATATAATATCCGTAGTCCTAAAATTCTTCAACTTCTTTGTCAACTTTTGTAGGTTGTCTTCCTGATAATTCCTAATCTGCAAGTTCAACCATTCCAAGAGCAGCTATAATATCAAATTTTGTTTTATTCTCATCATTATAACCATTTAACTATTCTAGCATATCCTCAAACCAGATATTATGTCCATAGTCTTCTACATAATCAGCTATAAGGTCTGTTTGTTGTTCTATAATAGTTTTAGTTGCAGGAGTACCATACTATTTAGTAGTACCATATTTAATATCAGTTAAAGTAGCTCTAGGTCTTTTCATAAAGTATTGTAGACATTTATTTTCTCTAGCCCAAGTAATCATACCTACACGGGTAGCCTCTATATTAATTCTGCAATTATAATATCTACACATACACATAGCTATCTTATAAGCTTCTCTAATATTTTGAGGTCTGTCTTTATACATAGCTACATATTGAGGTTCATTAAGACCGAAGGCTCTACGTTTAATTACAATACAAAAATCAGAAGGATCTCTAGTTTCTTTAGAAGTTTGAGCAGCACCAATATCAATACCATCAATACCTGCTACATATAAATCATTCATTTCTGTATATACAGGAGCTTCAAAATCAATTCCCTATTCTTCAGCTTCTTTCTTCTACTTCTCAATCTATTCCTTATATAAATCAGACCATACTGGATGCTCCAATATCTAAACTTTACCAGAATTAAGGAGCCATCTAAATCCATCTATATTTTCTAAAGAATGCTTATTAGATTTGTAAGTATAATCAATAGTTCCTACTTGTGGTCTAGGTCCAATTTTATGAAGACGTATTTTAGCTAACTAATCTGCTATCTTCATTTTATTAAACTTGTTCTAACCTTCAAGAGTAAATGCTTCTTCTGCATTCCAACAACGCTCAGCACACTTTTTAAGGTAGTCTTCAGGAACAGCTAACAGATTATTTCTTTCTTCTTGTAATACTTTTTTATATTCAGTCTAATTACAAACTCCTCTAGAATCCATGTATTCAGGATTCAAAGATTGTAGAAAATAAGGAAGAAAGAATCCACTTTCTATAGTGGTTCCATCTTGTGTCCATTTATGTCTAAATGGTAGAATCTTAAAAGCCTTAGGATTATAATAAATCTTTTTTAATCCTTCAAGAGGAGGACCAAAGTCACCTCCAGTACCACCAAATAACATAATACCTCTAGGAACACCTTGTACTTCACACAATTCTTGTCCTTGTACTACAGCAGTAGTTAAATCAGGCCACGAACCTGCCTCATCATAAATAAGAAGGTCAACACGATCACCACGAATATTAGAAGGCTTGCTTCCATTAATACCTATTACAACAGAACGCCATCCAAAGTCTGTAAACTGACCATCTATTTTGACCTGGTATCCTGATTTCTTTTCTAATGCTTTATCAGTCAATCTAGGTTTAAAAAATCCATCAGCATTTGTATTAATAAATGTGAGAGCATGGTCTAACTTACTAAAGGTACCATTTAAATAGGTATCTTTAAAACAAGTAATCATAGTTCTACTTCTTTTTATGGTAGTGTATAGTCTAGCTGCAAGAGAGGCATTTATTTCACTAAAGCCAATTGAACGTGCCTTCATTAAGGCAGCATTTTTATGTAGTACTCTACACATCTATAAATAATGAAAGAACATATATTGAGAAGCAAAGAATACTGGAAAACTTTCATTTGTACCTTCACCTGATGCCTTATCCATATCTACTACTGGTAACTAATAAAAATTTAAAAAGAAATAGTTATCTCCAGTAATAGTGTATCCATGTGAGGTCATACCATATTTACATCTAGTATATTGTTCTTTCCAAAATGCATCCCATCTTTTACTTCTAGGTAAATAAGAACAATACCTTCCAGTTCTTAGAAATGTTTCTCTAACTTCAGTAAACCATGAAGGATCAAAATCTAAACCATGAGTTTCATCTATAGGTCTATAACCAGTTAATTCATAAGATAAAGTAGGATCAAAACATTCTATTTTCATATCTTTAGTAATATCCCAATATGTCTTATCATTAGAACGTTCAATTCTATATTCATCAACTAATTTCTTAGCTTCTTTAGTATCTTCTTCCTACTATTTCTTTTTTACTTCATCTACAATTAACTAGATTTCATCAGGTAATACTTTCTTTTTTCTAGGCATATCAATTAAAAATCACCTGGGTCATATCCAGTATTAACTCCACCTCTAGTTGCAGACTCTTGTGATACAGACTCTTTAACTTCTTTCTCTAAGGTAATTAATTGCTCATGGACATTACTTAACTAAGCCATCTCCTTCATTACTTTTTCTGCAGAGAAAATAGGTTTACCATTAATATCTCGTTCATTTAAATCTACAATAGTCTCGAAATAATCTATAAACTAGTCTGCTGCCCTTCGAGCTGCTTCTAATAATTTTACAGATTTATTGGATTCTTGTAATTTCCTATATTTTCGACAAGCTTCTCTAAATATAGGGTCGTTAAACTAAGCTTCTGTCAAACCACTATCAGCTAGGGCTTCTTCATGTCTTTCCTATTCTAAATAATTAGAATAAGGAGACTTCCAATCCAAAGCCAAATAAATATAAGTGAGTTCTTTATTTACTCTAGTCTTAGTTTTCGTTTTATCTCTATCTAGAAGAGCCTTAAATTCTCTAATTAAAAGAATCTCAGGCTCATTTAATTCTAGAACAAGATGGTCACTATCATAATTAAATACATTCATAAATCATTAACATTAAACATCAGTATTTTACTTTTGTAATCTTTTAGATAAACCATTTGCAGGCATACCAGGGAGTGCATCAGAGTTGTTTATATTACTCCAATTTCCAGTATAAATATTTTGGGTTTGAAGCTAACCATTATTTAATCTATAGGAACTTCCAGATTTACTATAAACCCCGGTATTCCAATTATACTTATATCCCATATTCTACATAGTATTCTTAAATCTTCCTAACATATTTGGATGCCATTTTTTAACATATGCAGTCCACTAGTCAAAATACCGTTTTCTTTGGTTATTAGCTCTCTGCTTAGGGCTTATTCTTTTTCCAGTAATTATAACATCATTAACTACTCCTTGCATATTGCCATTATTGTTATGCTTAATCGCAGTAGTTTTATTTGCTCCTGGATTCCATCCTAAATGAGACCCAGCATTATAATCCTTTAAAGCATTAGCCTATTCCTAAAGATTATCTATTGCTCCCTAAAATCCCTAATCAGTAGCTTTATCTCCCTTATAAGCAGCATATACTTTTCCATTCCATGTAAAGTATCTCTATTTACCATAAGCGTTATCAAATGCTTGCTTAAAAGTGCCTCCCTACTAATGTTTATTTACTTTCTTTTTCTTAAATTCTTTAATAGGGTCAGATTTTCCTCCATCTTGCATCTTTTTACCTGCACATATCTTACAGATTTCTCCGCCCTTTTTAAAATATACTACTTCTTGACCTTCAGGGCATTCTCCAATAGACTATTTAATATAATCTAATTTAGCACCAAGTCTTGCTTTACGAGATCCTTTCATTTGCTGAACAATAGCCTGCAATAATTTAGCTACTTGAGCTGCTTGCTAATCACCTTGTTGTGCTGCCTACATAATTTTCTAAATAGTCTAGTTAGCTTGCTAGTCACCCTACATAGCTGCCTAAACTAAAGCTATTGCCTACTATTCCATTCCCTATTGTCCACCAGTCTATTGTGGTTGTACCATTTGTGCTCCTGCTGCGTATTTATACATTTGTCCTCCTTGTTTAAATTTTAAATTAACTAAATTATTAGAAATAGAAGGTTTTGATAGCTGGTATTTATTAGCTAATACAGAATTGTCATTTAAGGAATATTTAACTCCTGCATTTTGATTCCATATCCTTTCTTGCTCTTGTTTAGCTAAGTTTCCATTATGGGTTCCTAGCCAACTAGCCATAGAACGAGACATATCTCCAAAATCACTTCTTCCAAAACTTCTATAAGTTCCGCTAACACCAAGATCATTTTCTATAGTATTTTGATTCCACTTACTTGTGTCAGAGCCATATCTATTTACCATAGCTTTTACAAAGTTGTTATTTGTATTAGCTTGATTTCCTACTGCACTTACTAAACCATTATAATTACGAAATCCTAAAGATCTAATATCATCATTAGTAAACATTTGTAACTAAGTATTCTATTGAACTTGATTACTTGGTGAAACTCCATTAGACTTCTCAGTAACTGGCTTTGGGACTTTATTTATTATATAAGAAGTGTTTATTGGGTTCTACACGTGCCAACCACCCTAACTAGAAGCTATATTTCCTAAGAACTAATCATAGTCAGAATGCTACTGCCTAAAAGTATCCACATTTTCCCCTTTTTTCATAGTATTATACTATTTACCATTCCAAGTAAATAGTCCCTTGCCCTAATTTCTAGCAGTATTAAAGGCATTTTTAAAACTTCCAGAGTTAACTTTCCTCTATGCCATAATTATACAAGTATTAAATCCTTAGTGTTGAATACTGCTTCCTGCATTAAACCTGAGTCAGTAAACCATCTACATCTCAATCCTTTCATTTCATCTTTAAATAATGCTTGCTCTTTTCTAATAACAAGCATAGCCGGACAATGCATTTTGTTACGCTAACGTAACTAAACTACATCTCCCGGCTGCATGTAAACTTTATTACTTGTTTCCATTATTCTTAATTTGATTCTTTCTTTCTGTTAATTTCTCATTAACTATTGCCATAATTCGTGATTCATTAACTACTACAAATCCTTGTTTAAAGAATGGAACAGTAGCTTCACTAGCTTTAGTAAAGAATACTACATCACCTTCTTTCAAGAACTCACATTTGAACCCAGTCTCAATTACAGTACCGACACGAATAAACTGTTCCAATTCGTGAATTTGACCATCCTCTTCACTCTTATATTGAGGAGTGAATCCACCCAAGTCTGTAATAATTCCACTCTCTACTGTTATTTTTTGGAAAGGATTCTCATCAAAAGGTTTAATCAATGCATAAGAACCCATTGGTAATATCTCTAAACCATTGATGTCCTTTGAGATTTCTTTAGCATAGTCTTCAAGTGCTTTATTGTGTTTTTCAAATTTATCTACATATTCATCTACTTTAGTATTAAATTTAGACTTCTTCTCATTAGCTAAAATAACATCTGCTCTTTGTCCATTAACTACAATAGGAGTTCCTGTGCTTTCCATACCGATAAGTGATTGAGCTACTTTCTCTTTTCCATTTAATTCACTTCTAAAATCCATAGTCATTTACATTTAATTTATGGCAATAATTACCATTTACCTTGTTCACAAAATTCATCTTTAATTCTAGTTTTATTATCTAACACACATCCGCATAAATCACATAAACCACCGAAGTTAGTATCTAATTTATGATCACATCTATGACATATATCTAATCTCGTGTCTGCTAAATCTTGATGTTTATTCTTAATATTATAATATATGCTTTTTAATATAGTTAATGGCTTAGTTAAAATACCATGTAACCATTTAATTAATATGTTTAATTTCATTCTGCTTCCCATTTATTACAAGGACAATGTGAGTTCTTATTATTAATCTTCCATTTTAGGTGGCATCCACATCCCTTTAAATATCCCTTCTTAGGTGTTGTACTTACATCATTATTTTCAGGATTTAAATACAAATGTGCATTACAGACCTCATTTTCTTGGTCACAAATAGGACAAGCTCTACATATTTTAGTACGTTTAGTTATATATTCTTCCATATATTAATTTGTATATTAATTCTTAGTTAATTCTATTATAGTGCTATAAATTAAATAAGCTATTAGTAATAATGCTATACATAGTATCATATTAATATTCAATTCGTTTATTCTTTAATCTACGTTCTTGTAGAAGATGTTCCTTTTCATAGTAGGATAACATACGTTCTACTTCTTTTCTAAGATAAGGTAGATGATAAACAGTCATATTGTCATTGTGATCAAAATGTACTAATACTAAGTCTTCTATACTAAAGTCAGGATTATATGATTCAATTATATAGGCATAAGTACTAAGCTGAAGACAATAATGATAATAATTACAATCATCTAAATTATTTAGAGGAAACTTCATCTTAACAGAACTTCTTACTTTAGAATCAAAATAGCTCTTGGTATCAATCTTCTTATTAGTTTTCCAGTCTCCGATTATGATGGAATTGCCCTTTTTAACTAATAAATCAATCTGACCTGCAATATGCAATTTACCAGATGGAGAATCCCAATGAATTAAATACTCAGGGTATACTGCATTTTCCAAATCTAAAGAAGTTCTATCTTTTTGGCATTCAAATTTACCTCCTATTTGATATTTATCTAGAGTAATATTCTTTTTCTTAGTATAAAAGGAATTCTCTAATCCTGCATGTATTTTAGTACCTCTTTCACAAGACCTTCTATTCTCTTCATCCCAAGAGTCTAATATTTCTTGCTGTGCTTTATTAAAATCTAGTTCTGTAATATTATGTAACTCTAACAGAACAGGATCAAATTTCTTAGTATTTAAAAGAGATTTCTTCTCAATCTTAAATTCATCAGCAGGTAGTAATTTCTCTAAAGCTTTATACGCTGACCAAAATTCTTTATCAAATGGCTGACCAAATTGTTCAATCATAGTAGTTACAGAAGTAAACTTGATAGAAGGGTCATTAACATCCCAATAGCGATGTACTTCTTCATTAAAAGCTACTGTTCCGTTTTGTTTATCAATACTTAAATTTTCCATATAACATTAACATTTTACATTTATTTTATATTTATCTAAACTAATTTTTAACTTTTCAATAATAATATATAATTAGGTGTATAACAAATTAATTAGTAATATAAACTCTTAAATTTAATTAAAATGGAAGATTTAGAAATATTTGGTATCCCTTATCTAGCTAAGGGTTCGGGAATACACATTAAAAAAGAAAATAGAGGAAAATTTACTGAGACTAAAAAGAGAACAGGTAAAACTACTGAAGAATTAACACATAGTAAAAATCCTCTAACTAGAAAAAGAGCCATCTTTGCTTAGAATGCAAAGAAATGGAAACATGAAGATGGTGGTGAAGTACATAAGCCAAATGGTCATAGATCAATACTAGATAATGGATGGTTTAAAACAAAGGATTTAAAGAAGAATCATCCTCTTACTTATTAGTAGGGTGGAAGTTTTACTACAGGAGCATTAGCTAATACAATTTGGGAATTTCCTAATCAAGTAAAATATGGAAATGGAAATTATAATAATGTTAATAATAAATTATTATCTTAGTTAACTCCTGATTCTAGGGGGCATTATTCTGATAAAGTAAAATTAAGTAATCATCCCACACATCCTTCTAGAGGTAGATTTAATAAGTCAGGAACTAAGTTTTATTTAACTGATTTCGGAATGCAAAATCCAAATCTTACATTATTTGGAACTGCAGACCATAACTAGGATGGTTAGACCACCATGATTTATAAAGAGGGAGTTGTACTGCCTGAAATTACTGTAACTCCTAAATAGGGAAGATATATAGATAATACTTATGATTAGATAAAAATTTATCCTAATACAATTAAAAAACATTAGTAGGGTGGACCTTTTTAGATTAGTAACTCATAGCCTCAAGTATTACAAAGATATATCTCTTTAGTTAATTAGGGCATTCCACAGCAAGCTGCTTTTGACACTTCACATTTATCTATGATAGAAGATGGCAGACCTGGAAAATATTATTCATTCGGAAGAAGAGCATCTAACTTGGGTGGATGGACTAAAAATGCAACTGATAGTCTAACTAATGGTAGATATAGAAATTTATAGAATGCCTAGAATTTTGGACAGTTTAAATAGGGATTAAAATAGAAGAACTATAATACAAGACCCGCCTTCTATAATGTAGAAATGAATAGAGGAAGAAATAGGGATAAATAGATTATTAATTAGTGGAATAAACAATAGGGTTTAAACCCAATTGCTCAAATATATAATTAGAATATTAACTAGGTATGAGAGATATAAATATACAACTGGATGAACTACAAAGATTTTTAGACTTTGTAGATGAAAGAGATAAATAGTTATGGGATAAATATTTAAGAAGATATGAAACAAGTGATTAAAACTGGAAAAGGATTACTATGGGGAATAGAACATCCTGTGGAAATATCATATTCTGAGATTACTCTAGATTCCTTATTAAAACTATGTGAAAAGATATGAAATGGATACCTAAATATTAGAAAGCAGGTAAATTAAATTTTAAAACCTCTGGATTACCTTGGCAACAATCCAAGTAGGATTAGGAAATAACTAGAAACACTCAATCTACAGGAACTCTTAATCCTACTAATTTAAAAAGAAGATTATAGCCAGCTGCTAAAAATTTAAAAGCTAAATATAATAATCTATCAACTAAAGAAAGGGTAGCTTTAGCTAAGAGAAGTATGCCACATAGTGAAATAGTTACAGTAAAGGATTAGTAGGGAAATACTAAAACCAGTACTAATCCTCAAGCAGGAGCTATGTCAGGAGCTGATCCAGTAGGAGAATTTATAGTAGGAACTGCTGCAGGAAATTTAGGATTAGGTTTAGGTAAAATGGCTCTTTCTAAAATGGGTTAGAATGCCGTTTCACATTGGGCAAGAAATAGTTTACTTAATGAAACTGCTGGAAATTTAACTAAAAATGTATCTCAAGGAATTACTAATAACTTAGCTACTAAAGAATATACAACAGGTGATAATCCTATCATGCAGCTATCTTATTATAAACCTACTAGAAAAGCTTGGAATACTGGAAAAGCTGAAGGAAATGAAGCTACTTCTTATTTCTTTAAACAATAGCCTAATCAAAGATTTGAATTAGTAAAGGACGTTGAACCGAATAATTATTCAGTTCATTTTAAAACAGATAGAAATGGCTTAAACTATGGTAATAAAATGTAGCTATTTGCTAAAGTTGCAGATGAGGTACCTGAAGGTGCTAATCTTTCTACTTGGGGCTCTATATCTAAAGGGGGTATTCATGGTATAAATAGATTTGGTAAAGACTTTGGATTTATCTAGAATGGAACTAGACAACTTACCATGAAGGGAACTAAAGAACCTGTTGAAGTAGGAGTATTTTAGAAACCTTTAAACCATCACTTATAGGGAGAAGATGCTATAAAAATGTTTAAAGAATATGGTGGAACTCCTATTCCTGAAGGAAGTCTTAATGGAGACTAGTTACGTAAATATGTAATGGAAGCCAGAGAACGTTATGGTTTAATGGATAACCCTAATATCTCTGATGAAGAAATAGCTTAGGCTTTATATAAACATACTAATGAACTTGGTAAAGGCAGCGCTGCTATAAATAGTCAGGGCGAACCATAGCTTTTATTTAGGGGAGATACAAAAGCTTATACTTAGCTAAAAGACCACCCTTCTCCTACTGACTTAGCTACTAAATCTGGAACTATGGATAATTCTTTAGGAACACTATTTCTAGGAGAATTACCAGGAACGGGTCAGAAAGGACAAGGATTAGAAAGATATTTAGTAAGAGGTTAGGAATTTAATGGTGACCCAAAATTAATTGGTAGTGGTACAGGAGCAAAAGTTTTAGGTGGTGATGGTAAATATCATACTGAAATTAGATAGATAATTCCTAAAGATGCTAGACCTTTAGTAACTTACCCTACGCGATTTGGAGATAATGCAGTATATAAGCTTCCAGCAAAATATTCTGAATCAAAAACTAATAATATTAATGCTTTTGTAGTTAGGACTCCAGCTGTTAGAGACGCTTCTAAAGAAATAAGTGTACTTAATGATGATTGGTTAATAAAGGGAGGCAGTAAAGTAAATTATCATGGTCCATTAAATCCTACTAATGAGAGAAATGCTATGGCAGAACATTATAACTATATTTTAAAAGATGCCTAGAAAAAATAGTAGGGATTACTTAAATCTAATCCAAATAGTCCACTAAGAGATGAACATGATGATTATTCTTATTTTGCTTTGCCTAATTTTAATAAATAGAACGCTAAACATATATTACCTTATGATTTACGTATTCCTAGAAATTGGTCAGACCCTAATATATTTAGAATAGCAGCACCTGTAGGTATGAGTTTACCATTCTTAAATAATTCTTAGAAATGAAATAGTTTTTAATTAAATTAATAACAGCACATACTGGAATAAGCAGTAAAAGAGTGTGTGGAATATTAGGATGGATAGTTAGTTTAATTATTCTAATATACTGTTCTATTAGTTAGATACAAGCTCCTGATATGGTAGATACAGTTTTATATTGTTGTATGGGATTACTAGGTATAGATAGCATAACTAGTATATGGAGAAAATAATTATAGTAATTAATAGATACAATAAAAGGCGGCTTAGCTTAATTGCTAGGTCGCCTTAAATATTTTATAATTAAATTGAAGAATTAACTTCATTGTCTTTACGTTTTTTAACTACATCGGTACAATTTACTGAATTACATGTAGTATGGTCTGTTTCTAATTGCAGAGAATATAATGCATCTGAAACAGAAGGAGATTTCAATTTTGAAGTTAACAAAACATTATCCATACTAGGATACGTATAACCTCCGCTATTAATGTGTACAGAATTATTATAACTAGGAATCTCTTTAATACAATCAAGTATGATTAATAATTCATCTATATTTAAATCAGACAATGCTGAGTGTATATTCTTAATAGTTGCTTTATAATCAATCATTTATTATTTAATTAGTTACAATTTAATACTGAGTACTATATGTATTTAATTCATCTAAATAATCTAAGTACCATTGATTATCTTTAAATTGTGTAACTAAAGTATCTTGATTTAAAGTTGCGCAATTACCAGCTAACATTGCAGCTTTACGACTTAGATAGTTAGCCATTATATTATTTTTAGGTTTAATTAGTCTGTTAAAAACATCAGTCGATTTGTTCATATCCTTCTAAAATTTCATTATCATATATACTAGTGTGCGTATAACCAGTTTGTCTATTGACATAATGATGTAAAACCACATTACTAGTATCATCTACATTGTCATCTATTACATAGTTCTTTTTAATTATGTAATCTAAATAATTCTCAGCCTCTTTTAAATCCCCCTCATAATCCTCCTGAAAAAGAATTTGTACTTTACTATCTAATTTAGACTTTTTCAACTTTTTAAGTTTCTTTTCTAAATTAGTGGTTTTTAAAAGCTTGTCATTTAGTCTATAAATTGCTATAATCATAATACATATCTTTTATAATTAAATTGTTCTCTCACAAGGATTCGAACCCTGACTAAAAGATTTAGAGTCTTCTGTGCTGACCATTACACCATAAGAGAATATTAGCTAGTTATCAAAACTAGCTAAATGTGTATTTAAGTTATTAGTTAAATTTAACTAATTGCTCATTCAAATAGTTAGTTTTATCTTTGATAAACTTTCGTGCATGTGCTTTAAAATAAGAAACTGCAGAGCGGACAGATTCAATATTTTCAGAGTCTAAACAATTCTGAATCTTTTGTAAACCATCATTACCAATCTGCTCACAAATGTCTACAAACAATTCATCATCCAAACCATTTAAAAAATCTGTAAACTTCTCTACTTCAGATTGTACTGGATTAGTGTATTTAACACTAAGTTCAAAACCATTATCTGAACTATTCATTGAAATATCTAAACCATTTTTATTAAATTTATAATCTTTGTTATTTTCAGAAGCTTTCATAAGCTCTTGAAATTCTTCATTTGTCATTATTCCTTCTAACAAGTTTTCAACCATATTAATTAATATTTTAAAATTGTTTTAATTTAGTTCTTTTTTAATCACATTCTACAATAGATTAATTGTTGAAAATATAAAAGTTAAAATAATTTAAAATGTGGCAATTAGAACTTTATACCCAAATTATTGCCAAAAAATCACCATTTCAATCCCCCCCCCTGGATTTAGTCTAGTGCTAAAAATTTAGAGAGTTATTTAAGCTACGGTAGACACCCACTTTAGTCCCCCCCTCATATTTGAATAAAAAAAGAAACATATAATATTAATTTTAAAAATTGAGAATTATGAAAGATTTTAAAATGACAGCAGAGAGCTTGAAAAAGCAGTTGACCGAGTTAAACAAGATTCGCAAAGATGCAGGTCTTGCCGAACTTACAGATGAGGAGTGGAAGCAGATGCAAAGTCGCCAAGAAGGCGGTAATGGTTTCACCATTGGTGAGACTATCCACCTCACAGGCGAAGTGGGAATTATTGTCGTTTACGCAAATGTAAATGGCACACAAGTTCCACAGAACACCTTCTTCGGTGCTAAACTGACAGATGGTCGTAACATTTCACTTCGCAACCTAATTAAGCCATCTTTGGCTGGTTACAAGTGGGAAGGCACGTTCAAAGAGGACAACGGCAAAGAGGGCAAATCTCGCACAGAGACAGAGTATACAGCTCAGCATATCGAAGGTTTCGACCCTGCAAACGTCGATTTCTTCGATGCAGAGACTCGCAACGTATTGGAACTCTTTATGGCAATAAAAGCCGGTAAAAAGCAGTTACCAAACGAACTTACATTGATGGCACAAGGTTGCCGCCCAATCGTGGCAACTCGTGGTGTTAGTCAGGGAAATCTTGACTACGCAAAGGGAGCGCACAGAGTAATGCGTGTAAACGTATGGTCACTCTAAATTAATAGGTGGGAGAAATCCCACTTATTAATTATTACCTTTGTAAGCTAGTGCCGATGGTACAACACTCATTTTGTACTAGTGTATATTTTAAAATTTGTAAGCAAGTGCCGATAATGTAATTATTTTAGTGTATGAAAAAAATAAGAACAAAAAAGGTTATTTGTCTTAAAGGGACCTATTCAGGTAGTACATTTGTAAGTGATGATGGTAGAAAGTTTACATTATGTGGACAATTTACGCCTCATCCTCAATATGGCTACTTTGAATTACATGATTTAGACGACGGTTGGTACCGAATAAGTCGACGGGTGGTACTGTAACTGTCGTAAACAACAAAATCACAACAAAACAATAAAACAATAAAAATAAGAGTTAGTTAACAATGTTTCTATTTTTTATTCTGGCAAGCTGGAAAGACAGCTAAATTTAACAACAAAATTAAAAATAACGCAAATTGTAGTAGCTCTCTAATACACTGGAGAGGTAAGCGCGCAACGGCAGTGGAATGGGAGAGCACATTTAGTGTATTTTCATTTCATTTGCTGTTTTGCCAATTTGGTGTATGGAGAGCTGTTACTTTGTATTATTTGAAAAAACAAAAAATGCAAAATTAAAACAACACTAAGTCCTTTGTTTAGTTAGACGGTTAAACTAAAAATAAGTTTTAGCTAAAAAACACAGCTCACTTCCTTATCTAGAGTGGAGTTGCTTCTTAGTATATAATTAATTAACATTATTATAAAGCTAAGTTGTATGAGAAGTAGATAAGCAGTCGTAACACATTGAGAGTATTTGAGTATATTCTGTAAATATACAAAAAGAAAGCTGAATGAAAATAAGTGTAGGGGATAGTAAGTGTTGAAGAACTACACATTTTTAAAGCGATAACCTCGGTGCTTAAAGAGAGGCTTCCCTTGAACAAGGAGTAAGAGAAAATTGTTTAGTCAGCCAAGGAGACTATAAAATTCATACTGATGAGACTTGGACGAAATAGCTAGTAACAGTTGTACGTTATTAGGTATCTATGAACAATTAAATGTTTATACTAGTAAATCCAAAACTAGGTAAAATTTGGAATAACTCTTTAACACAAATAACATGTATTTTAGATTTAATAATCACGCTTACAGAATAGTAGCTAGAACAACTGATGATTTCGGTGTCACCACAGAAACCGGAATTGATTGGGTATATGGTAATGTTGCCATACATCAATATGAGCACGATAAATTAGGTTGCCAAATTAATGACACTTATCGTGTTCAAGACTTGGATGCAAATCACAAGCCAACAGGTATCTTGGTATACTAGCACCGTAAAACACCTGAGTAAGTGTATAAACTACTCATTAATTAAAATAATAACTCTTTAATGAATAAATAAAAATGGAAGAAAGAATAGTAAAAAAGGGAACAAAAGTAATCAGCTTCGCTCCTGATGATGAGAGTACAAACGTACTTGGTATAGTAACTGACAGTTACAACTTCAATGGAAATGTTCACTATGACATTCATACTGAGGATCAAGAAGAGAATTACTCAGATCTTGATTTTCAAGTTCGTGGGGAGAACTTCGAGTTAGTGCCAACAAAATTCATTAACTTGACGCCACACGACATTAAGTTAAACGATGGTACTATCTATCCTGCCACAGGTAAGATAGCTCGTGTAGAGAACACTTTCAGCAACTTCTGTTGCGGTATTAGTAAGGTATTTTATGGGGAGATTGAGAATCTTCCAGAGCCTGAAGATGGAGTTTATTATATTGTTTCTGCTATGGTATTAGCAGCCAACAATGATAAACCTAGATATAGACGTAGAGGAGACTTAGTATCTCCTGCAACAGGACATCCTGATTGCAAGAGAGAAAATGGCTTTATCGTATCAGTCCCAGGATTCGTACGATAAAATATAGTAATAACAATTAAAAAGCAAATAAAATGACAAAAGAACAAGCATTAAAGATTGCTGCCTGCTACGGTCTTGAGACTGAGGTAGCAAGAGAGATTAATTCAGGTCTTACACCTGAGCAGGCTCTCTATGAGTGGGATTTATAATCCCACTCAACTCCAGTAAATAAAAGCATTGTATCAGGGTTGTAACCTGACTGGAGTCCTATTATTAACTCTTTAACAAATGAATTATGACATTTCAAATTATTGACACAACAACAAAACAGCCAATTAATTTGGCAGAGTTTGACAGTAAGTATTGTACACTTACTGGTACTCCTGAACTTATTAATGAGTTTGGGCTATGGTTTCATTGGTTAGAAGGTGTATTTAACACCTATGCAGATATTGCTGACAAGGCTAAAGATTCCATAATGTATGAACAAGTAGTACATAATCACAGTAATCGTATGATGACTTGTGATCAGGTAGTAAAGTGTCTCATTATTTATGAGGGTAAATTAGTATTACCTACTGATGATTTTGAGACACTTAACTATGAACTTGAACAAGTGAAAACACTCATTAAGTTCTTCTTATCAGAGGGTATTCGTAAAAAGTACTATTTTGAGTTTCATTATTAATTAACAATAAAATTATGGTATACAAATTGAGTATTGAATCTAACTCTGAAGATATTCTTAGAGAGATTCAGCAATGGGTAAATACTAATTATAACTGTGACAAAATTCTTTGGAATGCAGTAACTACAGAGAAATAAGTTACAGGAAATTTAGTATATAAACAATTAAATAACACATCAACAATATGAAGAAAGTAAATAGAATAACAGCACTCATTATGTTAGTATTAGTGAGTGCAGTAGTTGTATTGTCAATTACTTTAATTAATTGTCATACAGCTAATAAACAGCTGAGAAAAGTTATATCTATACAGGCTAATCAGTTGGACGAAAAAGATTCAGTATTTTATAATTACAATGTTTCAGTTAAGTAACTCATATTCGCACATAGTTTTAAGACGAGCTCCTGAGCATGAGTTTAAACTGCTCACTTTTATTAGTTAACAATTTAAATAACAATAAGGGATAGAGTTGTAAAATAAATATGGTTGCAGTATCACCCGATGTGGCAACTAGTAGTATTACGCAATAAAATACTAATTAAGGTAGTGGGTTATCAGCTCTATCCCAATTACACACTTAACAGAAAATGATTACAGGTAGTTCAACACTTATTCAGGTATTCCAGTTTTATCAGAATAAGATAAAAGAGAAAGAACACAAGAACTGGAAATTCAATGCTGCAAAATATCGTAATATAGCAATAGCTAATAGAAAATCTCATAATTATGCGGTAAATCAGCTTATTAAAGAATCCGGATTAGAATATACTCCAGAGATGTTTAAGTTGATGTCTCTCGTAATTAATGAGAAGTTCTCAATTAGAAAGATGTCTATTGTTAAAGTAGATATTGCTCTATTTAAATTAGCTAATAATGTATCGATCTAACAGCTGGTAATAAAATAATTAAACACATTAACAAATGAAAAGATTTTATTTTTACTTTACAGTATTCTATATCATTGTTTATATATGTGGTATAGATTACATTGCCCATATGTCACTCTTTGTGGCACTCTTTATGGGTTTTGGAGTGTTCGCCCTTTGTATTCTTTGTTCTACCTTTATGAATGAAGAATTGTTTAAGGAATATACAGGTTGGAATTGGCTTATTAAATGGGCTAATTCCTAGTTATTAACATTAAATAGTAATAAAATGAAACAATTTAAGAAAAGTCGTGAGCCTACTAGTTTTAAAACTAACGTAAGGATTTTGCCGTAAATAAGTTAAAGGCATTCAATAAAGTTAGTCTAATTAAGCGTAGTTAGATTGTATTTAGGTATCAATTCACAATTATAATGAGACAGACATAGTGTCTGTTTAAGATTCACAATTTTAGATTTACAACAATGAAAAATGGAATTTTTTCTTGGACATCTGAGGGTGTCAAAGTGACTACCGAGACAGAGGTAGCTAACGGAGTGCAAAGAACTGAGATCATCTTGAACTCAAATGGTGATTACAAGCCACATGAGTTTGATGATGTTGAATTATTGCACTTGTTCAAGGATGACATTATCTATGCGCTTAAGGAACGTATAGATAAATGTGAACATGAGCTCGTTAACGCTAAAGAGCGTGGTGAGCGTAAGGAAGACTCTTGGGACTATCGTACCAAGGGAGATTGTGATGATACCTTTGAGTTGAAATCTCATCAGGCTATGCTTGATGCTATTAAGTTGGCAGAAGAAGAGAAGTTTGATGAGTTTACAGCTCATATGTGGTGCCAGTTGGAGAAAGCACTTGCTTATGTTCCTAAGAAGTGGCATCGTAAGCCATACACATTTGGCACGTTGTTTGGCTTCGTAATGGAGAAGGCACAGTATGCTATGCATCTCCTTTATAGTGAGAAAAAGAAGTGATTTTTTCTGTTAAGTTCCATAATCAAGAGACCTAATTAGACTTTAATTATTTAATAGTTTAGTTAGGTCTTTACTATTTAATTAGAAAGTTATGGAACTTACTAATTATGGAACAATTATGAAAATAACAGAAGCAGAAAAAATTGCGGAGCAAGTAGAGACTATGTTAATGGGTGTAGATATTAAGCCAGATACAATGACTATCGAACCTAACATTACAGTTTCTATTCAGTATGACAAAAAGGGAGTAAATCGATACGTAATATCTGATTTACAAGGTACATGTGCAGTAAATGGACGTTCTTTGAAATGCCCTAAATAACAGAAATACGAATAAAGATAAATAGGACTCTAGTACTATAGAGTATAATAAATAGTTGACATCTTGGAAAGTAAATTGGTTAATCATAAGACAAGACTTATGTATTTTTTAGATAATTAATTAAACAGATAAGATTATGGATTTTACAAAGAAAGTAAACGATTTTGGTTTGTTCGGTAACGTATTGGTAGTTAACAATGACATCATGGAGAGTGTCAGTATTACCAAGACTGAAGAGAATAAAGAAGTCCTTATGATGGCTGCTCACATCACTAGTAAGGCTATTGAAAATAAGGTTAAGAGTGGTGACCTTAATGCCTTTGAAGGTCTGATTGCTGGCATTGGTGCTACAGATTCAACAAAGATTACTCTTGTCACTCCAAATCTCAAGGACATTAAGATCTTCACTGAAGCGGTAATTAAGACTGCTGAAGATGGCAATATGTGCCATATGAAGGATTATGTGCATGAGACAGGCAACAATATCCCTCAAGACATCTGGGATTATATCTACAAGTTAACTAACGACAAATAGTTATGACACTATTAAATATAATTTGTGGAGCAATTCCTATTATTATTATTTTAGTATTAAAAAGTAAAGAATAATGGAGTTTCTTAGAATTGTTTGGGCTATAGTATTTGGATTAATATTTGTAGCCATTATAGGTTCTGAAATGAGTAAGTAAACAATGATTATCGATAAAGATAATTTCGAATTACTAATTGAAGCTTTAGATTTCTGGGTTAAGGATAGTGTCCTTCCAGTAATTCCTAAGAATAGAATAAGTACCAGAAAGGTTAATACTTGGACTACTAGCTATTTATGCTGTACTAAGGAATGGAAGAAGAGATACAAAACTAACCCAGCTAAGGCTTTGTGCGAGTTAGTAATAGACCATTATAAATATATTTATATTAGAAACTATCCAATTATTGAGTTAGTTAATAACTATAAGTATCTTTACTATTGGTTAATAGGAAATGAGTATAAACAAAATAGAGAAGCACCTCTATTGTAGTAATTAATTAGATTATGGTAATAACAGTATTAGCCTTACTAGCTTTAATTATATTTATTATAGTTGGGGTTATGGCTCGAAAAAATCAGGAGAAGAAGGATAAAAAGCATGTGATAGAACATCAAATCCTTCAGCTAACTAAATTTAAGGGTGAATTGATGTCTCATCACACTCTTGAAGACACTTTTAAAATTCACAGACAGTTAGGAACAATGCATTTAGCATGGAATTCTGCAATATGTCCGGATAAATATGGTATGTTTAGAACTTCTAACATAGCAACTATGGATCCTAGTGAAGTATTCTTAGGTGATATTTATGGATTGTGGACACATTCTCTTAGTTACTGGCTTACTTGTTGTGATGAAGATGCGGTCTCTAAAATAACTAATCAATATTATCAACAGGTGCTCAGTGGTATTAAAGCCGAGATGAAAGAATTAAAGAAGAAAATTAATTCCCTATAATCATTCTATGCCTATAAAAGAATTGGTAAGTTTTTAAGTGTTGATTATAAATTAACATTTATTAACTACCAATTCTAAATAACTGACTATATAGTTAGTTCACTTGGCAAGGTTAATGAAAAAAGGCTAATTATTAGCAGCTCCCATAGCTCAACTGAATAGAGCAACAGCCTTCTAAGCTGTGGGTTTCCAGTTTGAATCTGGATGGGAGCACAACTACAAGTTACAACAAAGATATTTAAAATATTTTCAAGTTGTAATAATTGTGAATTAAAATAGGTCGACAAAATATTGTTCTACAATGGTTTGTGATAAATAGTTGTAGGTTTCTTCAGAGATAAGTTTAGTGGATAACTAGAGTATTATTTAGGATGTACTATTTAATATATCTAGCACTCAAAGTCCACTAAACTTTCTTTTAGATTGATATTTATTTTAAGTTATATTGATACTCTCCTCCTAGAGGAAGTATAGGACACTATTAGATTATCTAGCAGCTGTGAGTGATGGATAGGCAATGAGTGTTTAGTTTCAAAATATTGCGCAAGCTTACTTAGGTAAGATTAATATGAAATAACTGTTAGTTAAGATAGCTAATTAATTAACAGCCTGCAATCAGTATAACTATTTTAAATATAGTGATAGAAACAGGGGTTCGAATCCTTTAATTTTTGTAATTAGTTAGCTATCTAATTATGGAGATTTCGTCCAAATTTGGGAAGTAACAGGAGAAAAATGATTCTCTTAGTGCCTCACGTATGTAGAGTTTCTACAATCACCAGCCATGATGTGAGAAGACGCTATCACTTTAATTTGAATTTATTGTAATTAATTATATTTTGTTAGTGTGTTATGCCTATTTGGGCAAAGTTCTTACCACTATTCTACTTATAGAAATGTGGGCTATGGAGATATAGCTTAGAAGGTCAAAGCGCGAGATATTTTTAACTAAAATTATTAATATGGTATAATATGGTATGTAAATACAAGTAGATTTCTATAGAAGAACTAAATAAATTAGTAAAAGAAAGTATATCAATGGCAGAATTGATGAGAAAGCTAGGATATACAGCAAATAGAGGAAACTCTTATAAAGGATTAAAAGATTATTTAATTGAAAATAATATAGATTTCTCACACTTTCTAGGTAGAGCACATGGTACAACTAACAATACCAAGTATACTTTAGAAGAAATAATGGTAGAAAATTCTACATATTCCAATATGACTAAATTCAAAAGTCGTCTAATTAAGGCGAATTTGATAGAGTATAAATGCTCTTGTTGTGGAATAACAGAATGGAATGGAAAGCCATTAACTTTACAATTACATCATATTAACGGCAATAATAGGGATAATAGGTTAGAAAATTTAACTTTTCTATGTCCTAATTGTCATTCACAAACAGATAATTTTAGTGGTAAGAATGCGGGGAAGTAACTCAGTGGTAGAGTGTCTGACTGAAGATCAGATGGTCGGCAGTTCAATTTTGCCTTTCCCCACAATCCCGAGATTGTGGTTCGATTCCATGTATCTCCACTACGTACGGATGCCTGAGTGGTCGAAAGGGTAGGTCTCCAAAACCTATAGAGACGAAAGTTGAACAGCGTGGGTTCGAATCCTACTCCGTGTGCAAATAAAGTTAAATATTAACTAGTTCCCTTAGCTCAGTTGGTTCTTAGAGCATTGGATTTTTAATCCAAGAGTCACGAGTTCGAATCTCGTAGGGAACACCGCTTCTCTTAAAAGAATATTCGTTTTAAATTGGTGCTTCACTGGTTTGTGATAAATAGGTGAAGATTTGTACCCTTAGTTCAGTTGGTTAGAACGCAAAACTGTTAATTTTGATGTCGCAGGTTCGAATCCTGCAGGGTGTGCTCCTTAAAATGTTAAATATGTTTTATTTAATATTAATCTTGAGATTCTTGGTCTGTGATAGATAGAGAATCTACTTGGCACTATCGTCTAGCTGGTCAGGACGTAACTCTTTCAAGGTTAAAAGGCGATTTCGAGCATCGCTAGTGCTACCCTTTCATATTATTTGATAAAACTAATACGATTAATGTTTAAAATATAGAGTCAGCGGACTTTATAACGTTAAAGAGTTGTTATGCTTCTGGTCTGTGAAGATAGGAAGCTTTTATGGTCCGTCTAGTGTAACTGGTAACACGGTAGTTTGTGAGACTACAGTACAGGGTTCGAATCCCTAGCGTGACCCTATTGGAGAAATGGCTGAGTGGTCTAAAGCGGCACCCTGCTAAGGTGTTAGTCATATTACATGGCTCGAAGGTTCGAATCCTTCTTTCTCCGCAACATTTATGACAAATTGTGAACTTGTAGTTGGAAAATATGGTTCGTGAGAATAGTATTTTATTGGACTATGGTGTAATGGTAGCACTACAGATTTTGGTTCTGTCAGCCCCAGTTCGAATCTGGGTAGTCCAACAATTTTAATAGGTACTAAACAACTCTCAGTGACTCTATTAAATAGCGTAATTACCTTAAAATTAATCATTTGGGTTAGAAAGAGAAAGAACGTTAGATAGCTGAGGACAATGGAATAGTTTAAATATAACCAGTGAAAATCGCCTATTATTTAAATAGATTATTAACACATTAACAGATAAAATTATGACAAGAGAAGAACATTTTATTAAAAAGACCAAACTATTGGCACAAATAGATAGTGCTGAGAAGCTAGGTTGCAAAAATGTGCTTAAGTATGCACGAGTAGAGTTAGCTAAATTGGAGAAGAAATTTTGGGAGGAACATTTTTCTAATCCATTATTTAGTTATATGGTAACTAGAGAAGAAATGGATAAACTCATAGAAAATGGAGTAGATCCTACTTTTCAAATACGTGTAACCTTTAAGAATGGTGAGGTATATGATTTAATGTATTATCACGAAATTGCTCCAGGTGTTAAACATTCTGCTATTGAGAAATGGGCAAAAGATGAATTAGCTAAAACTATTCATCATCCTGAGGATATTGTGAGCACTCACTTTATTATGGATTAATTAAATTATAATATGGAAATAAAAACAATACAAATTGATTCTGACACATTTCTTGTATTTAAAGGTATTGAGTACAGACAAATAAATATAGAAGATATAGTTAGTTTAGAGGCACTGAATAAATATGTCCTAATAGTAACTAAAGATTGCAGAAAATTTATTGTTGGTTGCTCTTTAACTGCTGTTATTAAGAAATTGTGTATAGAATATATAGTAGTAACTAAAGGTTTATTAATTAATAAAAAGTATTTACTCGAATTAACTAAGAAAACTGATGATAAAGATAAGTATCTTCTAGTACTTAATGATTCTGAGCATACTACTAGAGAAGTATCCTCATATATTGCAAAGAATATTTTAGAACAATTATAATATGAAGAAAATAGTATTAAAAGTAACAGTAGAGGTCCCAGATGACTATATACTGGATGATCCATCTTGGTTATTAGAAAACATTGGTATTGGATATGACTATGATGTTGAATGTATTTAATTTGTTTGAAAAATAAGAATACCAACCCCCATAAATTACATGTTGGTTTTTTCCCAAATATTGTTGGCAACTAGCAGATAATTAGTTGCTCCGTTTTTGTCTAAAGGTTGGCAGTATATTCCACTAGACGTTAAAGACTAAAACTGCCAAATGGCTCAGTGGTGGAATTGGTAGACACGAGGGACTTTAAGGAAAATTAACTTACTATTTCTTGGTAGACGAAAATTTCTGTATATTATTATCCCATGAAAAGGATAAAATATACAAAAGAATTATTAGAAGAAAATGTGAAGGGTTGTTATTCCTTTGCAGAATTATGTCGTCGTTTAGGATTAGCTCCAGAAGGTTCAAATCCTAAAACACTAAGAAGAAAGATGGATGAATTTGGAGTAGATTATTCACACTTTACTGGAAAAGCTTGGAATAAAAATCCTAGTAACCCAGTTTATAAAGGTAAATATTTAGCAAAACTATGTGAACATAGTTCACTACCTAGTTCTAAGGCTAAAAATTTGGTGTATAAATTAGGTTTGAAAGAAAATAAGTGTGAAATATGTGGAATTACAGAATGGCTTGGCAAACCTCTAGTATGTGAGTTACATCACATAAATGGAGATAGCACTGACAATAGGATAGAAAATTTACAAATTCTTTGTCCTAATTGTCATAGTCAGACTGATAATTTTCGTTCTCGAAACAGATCTAAAGGTAATGAGCACCAAGATGAGAAATCTCTTGAGTGAATGCTGGCTAATTCGGCGAAGGTATCAGCCTTTAAATGATAATAACGCCGAGCTAAATTGTAATTAATACATAAATGTGTAGAGACTATACACTAGCCTCCTAAACATTTAAATATTTAAATGCATGGAGAAGACATAGTCCAAATGAGAGTAAGCTCATTGAAAATTCCTTGGTCAGTAATGACTGTACGGGTTCGAGTCCCGTCTGAGCTACAATAATAAACTAACTTAAATATGGCGGAATTGGTATACGGCAGTAGATTGACGGAAGCGCCTCTAAAGTCGTCGTTAAATATCTCTTGAGGATTGAGGGTTCGAGTCCCTTTATTTAAGTTAGTTTGTCTGAGCTACATAATTAGTTATTTATTAATCAATATTATCTATAATTACTATGAGTTTGTGAAAATTTATAAGTAATGTAAAATTTTCGGATTTGTAGAAGATTTTTATCTTTCATTTTAAACTCATATTGCTTGTGAAAGTAGTATGAGTTTTTAAATAAGGCTATATAGCAATACTAGTATAAAAGCATGTCCAGATGCTTAATCCCTGGAATAGGCTGTCTGACTGAATAGTATGGCAGTATGTGGTGGCACATAATCAACTAACTAGAATTAGCTATTGTGTATACTAGAATAGCATCTACGTGAGATTCGTAGTGGAAATGCGTAGCTCAATTGGATAGAGCAACGGACATTAATCCGGAGGTTGGCAGTTCGAGTCTGTCCGTATTTACCCCATTATTATTCATATTCGATGTTTTATACTCATAAGTTTGAAAATTTTCTAAGTTTTCGGTAAAGGGTTCTGTTTGTGAAAATGGAATTATTTATCTGTTTTTGGTTATGAATATATGTGAGAACTTTAATAAGTCGGAGGACTTACAAAACTCAAAAACAGTGTGTCTTAGTGGCAAGTTGCAACGTTCTCTTGATTGAGAAAGGAGAGGATTAACGACCCTCAGACACATCTTTAGGGCTTGTAGTTCAATGGTTAAAACGGGAGACTCATAATCTCTTATTCTCGGTTCAATCCCGGGCGAGCCCACTATTTCTTTTATCATATTATTCTGTTTTGGAGAGTCTAATTAGTTAATCTAGTTAGGCTCTTTTATTGTTTAATTAAATAACACATTAACATATGAAAGATATAAATAAAATTATTGATTCACTAAGTCCAGGAGAGCAAAATGTAATGTATAATGCATTACGTGTAAAGCTTGATAAGAAGCCTGAGTACACTATTAGTAAGGATGAACATGGTTACTATGTCAGCTCTGATAAGAAAATGTTCGGCACTTTCAGATTTGAAAAGAAAGAATATGCTGAACTAGCTTATCAGATATGGAAAAATATGAAACCTGATGAGCATCTTATGTATACTATTAGGGGTGTGTTCAGACTTCTTAATATTGATTCAGAATGGACAAAGTAGTGTTACAGGTAAATGACATCTTTTCCCAAGCGTGGAAAGGATGTCAGAAACCTATGTGGTTTAGAATTCTTAATATAGATAGAATTACTAACAGCATAGAAGTAGAGTGTCATTCATTTAATGGTCTCACAGTATTTCCTGAAGTTTGGTCTTTAGATTCTACAGAAGCAGGATTTGAAACTGGTGATTATAAATTAGTTAAATAATGGAAAATAAAGAACGTGATGCATTAATAGAATCTATTTATGAAGAAGTAGACTCTCTTAGTGATAAGTTGTATAATATAGTATGGGAACCTCAAGATCCTACTAGAAAAAATCATTTTGATACGCTTCCCAAAGGAGAGCAAGTTGCATTAGTGGGATTATTAAATGATGCTTGTAGATTTAGGAATTCCCTTTCTATGTATATTAGTTGGTTTAAACATAAATAATTATGTGTTGGGTAGGTAAATGCGATGTAAAAATAGCTAAACGAGATTTTTACGTTTATAAAATAGGTCGTGTATCTGATAAAGGTTTTAATAGTTTGTATCAAAACTTTATTTATATACCAGGAGTATTAAATGAAAAGGTTAAAATAAGACCTATCATACATAATTATAGTATACATAAATTACTGGAAGAGCAGTATGGAGTGATATATGAAGGGTATCATTCTTATAAAGATATAGCTATGCCTTACTCTGATTTACGCCCATATTATAGAACAATTTATTTAGGTAAGATTGCAGAGGATATTAGATTATATAATATTTATTCTATTGCAACATTCATTATACCTAAAGGTTCTGAATATTATGAGAATGGTGGAGGAGAAATAGTTTCTTCTAACATCATTTACACAGGTAAGTATGTAAAAATAGGTAATTCTGAAGAATAATTATGTGTTGGACGGAAATTAAAGATAATATAAATGTTCAAATTGCTGATCGGGATTTTAAGGTTTATAAGGTAGTATCCGATGCCAATAAGCAATCTTGTAAATCTATTATTATGGGCTTTGATTATACAGTAAATACTCCATATTATATACCTACTATAGAGTATGAGGTATTTGGTTTTAAGTATAAGGTAGTTAACATAAAAAAAGCATACCATAGTTATATTGGGATACATTTTATATGTGACTCTTCTTTTTATAACAGAGCAATTAGGTCTAAGGGTATGTTAGTTGGAAAGCGACGGATATCTGTTCCTTTTGAAAATGAGGGTTATATAGCAACTTTTATAATCCCTAAAGGTGCTACATATATTATAAATGCCCAGGGTGCAGTTGTATCTGATACAATTATTTATACAGGTAAATATATAAAATTATGAAGAAAGCATTATTAATTATAGGATTATTATTAATTGTTACTCTAGTTAATAGTTATAACTATCCTGACACGTGGACAGGTAGGAGAAGCTGGGCTTATGAGAACAAAACATTAGAAATAATGTATGATTCTAAAAAGAGACCTCATAAAATAGTTATTTATTCCAAATTTGAAGAAGGAATGACAGCTATTGATTTAGATACAAATACATATAAATGATTATACTTAAGGTATTGTTAGGGATAGTTACAATTGTATTATATATAATACTTAGAGCGCAATTATTAAATGAAACTCGAACTATATATAAAGCAGGGTATCTTGCTGTAGGATTAGGAGTCTTTGCTATGATTTGGGCTACAGCTTGGACACTAAATATAGCTAAGTATAATACATTTATCTATTATCCAATTATAGAATTATTTAAATAGTAGTAAAATGGCAAGAATATTTAAATGTAAGGGTATTCCTTATTATATTACAGGATGTCCTACTAAGCAGGTAGCTGCAGTTGTTGCAATTAAAAATCGCTGGGGAGTTACTCCAGGTGATTTAATTGAGGTTGAATCTATTGATGACAAGGATGCTCATGTGGTAGATAAGTCTAAATTCTATCCTGAGTAATAAATATAACTATTTAGGAGTTCGACTATTTAATTAGCTGGACTCTTTTTTAATAATTTTAAATTAGGTTATGTGTTGGACAAATACTATTGCAATTCCATTGGTATTGAAGAAACCTTTAATAGTTTATAAAGTAGGTACATCATCGATTTTCGGTGGCTTTATAAGTTTATACCGAGATTTTAGGTACCGTGAATCTCAGACTGTACCTACAGTAAAGATAGATCCTGAATTTGTATTTGGACCTCGAGATGAACTTTGGAGTTACGATAATTTTTATATACATGAAGGTTATCATTCATACTTAACTGAAGAGATGGCTAAGTGCAGTAGGGACGAATATGATGAAATAGGAATATTTGAAATTCCAGCTGGTGCTACTATATATGTCAATTATAAACGCAGAGAAGTAGTTAGTACTGATATTAAATATTTAGGGTTATTAGAAGAATAACAATACAACCAATTTGGGGGATACCTATGTAGTTGCAAATGCATAGGACAGATTGATAAGGAAACGGAAACAATGAATGGGTAATTCTAGTAACCCCCAGGAATTTGTAAACGAAAGTTTCGAAGTACGTTTAATTCGTAAGTCCCCCACTGCGAAGTTTCAATCGTTGTACCTAATTAAGGATTTGTGTACTTAATTAGAGAAAAGAGGAGTTACCTACATAATCCGGAGTGTGTAGGACAGGTGATAAGGCGAAAAGGTAACGTCAGAATAATAATGACAGGTGAATTCTTTTTTGTTATTAGCTATGTAATGTTTTTAGCAAGTAAAATAGTAGCAATAAAAGTTTGTACATCAAGTAGCCAAAGTACGTTCGATTCGTATTACTTCTCCAAAGTCTTTGATAGACTGAAATGCCAGGTTTCATAGGAGTATATTAGCTAATTAGTTAGTATACTCCTTTTTATATTTAATACATTAACAAATAAATTATGGACAATCAAGAAATTTTTAATCAAATTAGAGAATTGCAAAAGCAACGAACTCTATTAAGTGCGCAAGATACAGCTTTAGTAAATAAGATTAATGAGCTAAGAGATAAAATAGCATTAAAGAATATCAAGAAGGGCTATTATACTGATAATAATGGTTTATTCTGTAAAGTCTATGATATTAAAGAAGATGTTATATTCGTGAATGAAGTTGATACGTCTGAACTGTATATTAACCCGATAGTTTATCCTTATCATAGAGCTTTTAATAATGCATATTGTAGAGAGTGCACTAAAGAAGAGTATGATAAAGCTTTAGATTATATAGTTAAATCTTTTAAAGATTAAGCTTATGTGTTTCTGTAAAACCAGACAAAGCAAAGTGTTAAGAGCTAAAAGAGATATAGTGGTTTATAAAATAGGTGTGAAGGCTAATAAAGCCATCTTCACACCCTACTTTATAACTAAATTCTCTTATATAGCAGGTATTAAAAATACAACTGATCCAAATTTCAATATATCTCATATAAATGAGGGATTTCATGGATATATAAATATAGCTTTAACCATTACTGTTATTACTCCAGCATCTGCTGTTATACAAAAAAATACTAAGAATAAACCTACAATTAGTATTTATCCAACAAATAATGAGCTTCTGTATTTAGGTAAATTTATAGTACCTAAAGGAGCAATTTACTGTGTTAATGAATTAAATGAGATTGTATCTAATCAGATAATTTATACAGGACAATATTCTAATGTGTGGAGAATTTTTGACACTGATTTGAAAGAATCTTTTAATTCAATTTAATATCGAGCTTATGTGTTTCATTAGAACAAAAGAAAGTAAGGTACTAGTAGCTAAAAGAGGTATTAAAGTGTACAAAATAGGTGCTTATGCTGATGAGGATACTTTTATACCATTTTTCTATAGTAATTTTGACTATCCTGTAAATCAATTAGTAGTTGAACCAGTTATATTTGCAGATTCAATAGAATATGGACTACATAGTTATCTTAACTGTATATTATACCCACTATATCCAGCTGCTGTAGATTTATATATTCAAGGAAATCTTCGGTATACTTTATCTCTATCACTGTATTCAATATTTTTAGGAGAATTTCTTATTCCTGCAGGTACTCTGTATTGTTTAAATAGAAGTGGTGAAGTAGTATCAAATAGGCTTATATATACTGGTAACTATATAAAAGTACAGCCAGATAAAAAATATGATACAAGAGAATTATGGAAAGAAAAATAGGTGAAATATTTAAATATAAAGGTATAACTTATAAGACAGTATCTAGAAAGAAAAATTGTGAAGAATGCATTTTTGTTAATGATGACTGTTTTAAAAATGATTTATATTCTGCAAGAGGAAGTTGCTCTGAACCTTTAAGATCAGATAAGTTGAATGTACAATTTAAAGAGATAAATAATGGAGACAAATAGCAATACATTAATTATTGAAATTCCTGAAGGAATGGAGATAGATTTAGAAAATAGTGATTTAGCTAAAGGTATAGTTAAATTCAAGAAGCACGATATTACTTATAATGATATACTTCAAGCCTGTCCTACCAATTTTGGTGGGCTTAGAGTACGTACTCACTGTATGGATAAGATTTTAGCTATTTCACAGTTAATGAATATTGCTAAATATTATAACGGGGATTGGGAGCCAGACTGGAGTGATTCAAATGAATATAAATATTCTATTATATATAATAGGAATACCTATAAAGTAGATCATAATTGGACATCTATTTCTAGTAACATCTATTTTAAAAATAAAGATGATGCCCAAGCAGTGATAGATAATCCTAATTTTAAAGATATTCTTGATGCCATTTATAAAAATTGATTATGGAAACATTAGAAGAACTAAAAAATAAATATAAGAAATTACAAGAAGAAAGTAATAATCTTTATAGTAAAATTAAAATACTAGAAAGGAGAGATGCAATTTCTAAGTTTACTGTTGGTGATTGTTATTTAGATACAAAATGGAATGATTTAATAAAAATTGTTTCAATAAAAGATAATTACATATATTATATATGTTTAAGTGAGGCTTGTATCGCTAGAGATAGCTCTTATATATATGATATTGAAGATTGGGAAAAGATTACTTCTCACCAATTTAAGGATGCTTATCTTGCTACAGTGAAGGATATTCGAGATCCGGATTTTGAAGAAGGACCAGAATCTAATTGGAATAAAGCTTTAAACTCTATTATAAATAGTGTTAATAAAGAAAGTAATGAAGATAAAGATTAATACTGTGAAGATTCTCAAGGATAAATCACAGTGGACTAAACTATACTCTAATACTGTTCGCAGAACTCAGCTACGGACTCTTGAAAGAGAATCTATAGAAAATATTAAGATTTCAATCGATGAACTACGCAATAATGGTTATAAAACTCGATAAATGAATACTAGATTATTGGATTTAGAGCAATTAGTTTCTGAAATAAAAGAATTTAGACCTGATTGTACAGTAGCTATCGATTACTTGAATAAAGTAATAGATAAACTTAAATATGAAGATATAATATACAATATATTTCGTTAAAATTAAGTAGATTATGGAACAGAAACTTAACATAGCAGAAACCCTAAAAGATAAGCCCGTCGAGCTTAAATTGTATAGTTCCACTTTTGGCTATATAAAATTTAATGGTGTTCACAAAGATAAAATATACTTCTCTTCAGAAGACACTAATGTACATTCAGTCAAGACAAATGGGAAAATGTATGATGGTGGAGAATGCATCATCTTCCCATCAAAGGAAATGCGTGATTGGTCTAAATTCGCCTGGAATAAGGGAGACGTACCTATAGTGCATAGAGTTAACCCACATACAGTTTGTATGTTCACAGGATTAAAAGACAAGGAAGGTAATGAAATATATGAGCATGACCTTATCTCTATATTTAAAGGTAGAGAATCTTGTGAAGTAATCTTTGAAAAAGGATGCTTCTTGGCATTTAATCCTAGAACTCATATGCGTATGCCATTAATAACAGGTATTAATGACTATGCCTGGGAATTGCATGTAGTTGGAAACAAATTCGATAAGGAAAAATAGGATATGAAAGAAGAAACAAGAAAGGTAGTAACTCTCGATTGGGAAGATAAAATCAAATTACAACAAATTATTAAGGATTTGAGAGAAGTTTATAATTCTTACGGTGGTGGTTGCAAGGATGCTATTACTATCAAGAATACACTTTATTATCTTGAAAAGATTGAGGAGAAAATTAATTAAGGTATAGAAAATATGAGTGATTATTCAAAAATGTCTATTGATGACTTAGAAAAGCTTAAAAAAGATCTTTTAAATCAAAAAAGTAATTTAAATAATACTATAGAAGAAGTAGTAAATAATATAAGATTTAAAAAGACACAAGCTAGTGATGATACTCTTAGATTAAATCCTTATTATAAAGATAAAACCTCTTATATAAAAGTAGTTATTAGTGATGAAGGTGGATACGTTGTAACTAAAGTCACTCCTAGTGGTAAGTGTCTAGGTATATATCAGTTTCTTTCAAATACTGTTGAATTCTTAAAGTATTATGAAATGTGCTCTAAATTTGATTGGGAATGTGCTCTAAACAAACTCAACATGTGGTTAAAGGATGCCAGTTTAAAAGTCAAAGAGTTATGACAGTAGAAGAATGTACGAAACTTATGATAAATGCCTTAATAGAAGGTCATTTATCTACAGCTGACATAGTTGATAAATATTGTGAATGGGCTTCTCTTGAATTAAGAAATTCATTAATCGCCGATTTAGAATATTTAAAAAATTTATATAAATTTAAAAGAATAATAAATGATTAAAGCAAAAGATGCAAAAGCTATATCTAGGGCTGTCACATTAGACCAGCATATATTAGACCGAGTAAACTTCGCTATAATTGCAGAAGCTAGTAAAGGTAATCGTTGTGCAAATATTACTCTTATACATAAGGAAATGAAGCCTGAAAAAGCTTATTTTGATTATTTTTATAGTTTAGGATTTAAAACATCTTATTTAGATAATGGAGATCCTGGACTTTATATAATGTGGTAAAGATATGGACAATATAATTTGGAAAATAGTAATGTTTTGTCTAGCAATATCTGTACTAGGCTTAACTATTAGTTATACATCTCAAAAAGAAGAGATTGAAGAGTTACAAACAACTGTCACTAGACAGGCAAACGCTATTCAGCAACTTGAAAAAGAGAAGAATAATACAGAAGTAACTATTCCTCAATATTTGGATAGTTTGCCTAATGATGATTAAGTATCTATAATATGGATGCAGATATTCAATTTGTAATTCTATTCTTTATTATAATAGGAATATTAATTGTTTCTATGACTTTTTTATTGTATTATATAAGTTAATTGCTATGTATTTAGAAGGAGATAAATGGAAAAATTGGCACACTAGATGTTCTGATGATGCTATTAAAGAGAACAAAGATGAAGAAGATACTAAACTAAGTACTATATCAGTATCTAAGTTACTTGAATATGCTCACACTGCACTACGTAATTGTGAGATTAATAATTTAGACCCTGATAAAGTCCCTGTATTTCTTGCTTTAGGAGGTGTTGATAATTTATATTCTAATGTTGGTTTAGGTATATGTTGCAGTGGTCAGTTGGGAACTTATGTAACTTTAGGTTCTTCAGACTATTATAAAATGTTCTATGTTGCTCCAGATTCTAAGCCTGAAGTAGGTGAATATTGGAGAAGTAGAGGTGTAGGTTATGATTTATCTGGTTTTGTGGTATCTAAACTGGCTGGTGAACGTTTAACTAGACTAGTTAAATATGTACTAAATACAGATAAACCTCTGTCTCATCTAGATTACAGAGAATTTGAACCTAATTGGATTCAATTCAAGTTTCAAAAAGAAGAATTTAATCTGGAATTACTAGATAAACTTGCAAGAGCAAATAAGAATATAGTTAATGAGGCTATATTAAGACAATGTATGATTAATAAAGAATAATAAAGTCATATTTATGTATAGTTTAAGAGAAATCAAGAAACTACATGAAGCTGATGCAGTTATCCGGAATTATCATTTACATCCAGATGATTCCAAAATACCTGCAGTTAAAAGGGCTTTTCGTATATCTAACAGAATTATATTATTTGGAAGATGATTCCTAAAAAGAGACAGATTTATAATTTCTTTGACGACGGTAAATGTTCACCAAGTAGATTATATAAAGCTTATGTAAAGAAAGTAATTCCTTTTAATAAAGCTAATATACATCTAAAGATACATTTAGTTAATAGTGCTCTTGATTATGATTGGATATGGAATGGAGATACTGATTATTTCATAGGTTGTTATATTCCTAAATACGATAATCATCTTGTTTGGTTTGCTAGAACAGTAAATGGAGGATGGTTTAGTATGGATTTTCAATCTAATTGGAATGGAGGACTATTAGATGTCAGTAGAGATATTCAGTTTAGTTTTTAACATTAATTAAGTTTTAAATTATGGGTGACGAAGATAGAATAGATCCAGATGATTGGTATGATATGGGTTCTCCATATAGCCGAAGAATCAGAAGATATTAAAGAGTTCTATTAGGACTCTTTTAAATGGGGCATTCGTGGTTTTGATTGTATAGGAGATAAGGAACACAGCAAGACAACTTGGATAGACAAGTAAAAAAATTAATTGGCGAAGTAAATAACACTTCTGTTTCTTACGCTATCGCAGCCTAAGAAACCGAGCAGCACTTGCTTGGGAACGGAAAGGTGCACTATTCTTTCATTTCTTATAAGTTCTCTGTATACTTTAGGAACAGAGTGGTGGAAGTTGACAATGTTAATCTTGTCAACCCTAACAGACAAGGATAGTCTTTAAAACCTATGCTGTAAGAACGTTTTGATGCAAATATGCAAGACTGGAGTTCGACTCTCCAATGCTCCACCGGTTCATAGAACTGTTTTTATTATTTAACGTTATTTTAATCCCTGGGCTACTTATATAGTTCAGGGATTTTTGTGTTTAATTATTATGAAAGTAATAGTATTAGTAATTTTATCTTTATTAGTGTCTTGTAGACCCTCTAATCCAATTCAATATAAGGATTCTATATTGAATTATAAGGGAGGTGTAGTAGTATCAAAAACAATACAATTTGATTGTTGTGTTTTTAAGATACGAATGTATAATAAGAAAACTAATCGATATGAAATTAAAACTATTAGTGTGTGTGATGGAGATGAGTATAGAGTAGGTGAAATAATTAAATAATTTTAAATAATGGGTATATTAAGTAGTTTATTTGGGTTAAATTCAAAAGAGGAAGAAAAGCCAGCGGTTGTAAAAGTTTTCACAAAATCTGTAGTAGAACCAACTATTAAAGAATCTTTAGCTAATTTAGCTATAGAAGTAATTGGAGCTTCAGAACGTACTGCCATTATACCTTTAAAGGAAGATAATATAAGTGCTAAGTACTCTGAATTAGTTAAATTAGGATTAAAAAATAGTGCCAATGCTAAAGTTTTAAAGAAACAATTAGATAATATTAATTATTATAATAGCACTATTTTAAAAGCTCAGGAATTATTAAAGTATCTAAAAGATATAAATAATCTTTTAGGAAATTCAGTTATTTTAGTTAACACTAGCACATTTTATGAGTTGTGTCATAAGTATGGATTATTTGTAAGTTTCCTACAAGACTTTACTGGTGTTATACCTGCTCAGAATTTAAATGAACTTATTGACATTAATAATAAGTTACATACTAATAATGCCTCTGAATTACGTATAAACTATCAGACAGTCCAGGTTGATAAGATTTCTAATTACAGCGAAAAAAGTGATTCTTATATTAAAGGGCGTTTAGAATATTATTTTAATATATTACAAATACCTCAATTTACATTTGGTAAGGTTAGACTAAATGATGCTAAAGATTTTATAAAGGAGGAATGGGTACATAATGTTTATATAAGTGTGAATTATGCTACTTCTGAGGATTTCTTTATAGCTTGTCCTAAATCTTATCTTAAGGAAAGACCTGTTATAACATCTAAACCAATAGACCCTATAATATTTCAGTACTGTCCTTATGGAGTACTAATATATACTATGTGGGGAGATGAGGCAGAAGATAAGGTATTTGAGGAATATAAGAAGTTGAATAATCTGGTTTAATTATGGAAAGAATCAAATATATTCCAGGAGATTTGGTTTATATACCAAAATTTGGAAATAATTACACTATTATGAGCAGTGGTAAATATTACTATGAAGCTCTCGATGCAAATTATAATGATGTAGTTATTGAAAATACTGATATAGTCCCAATTCCCCTTACTCCAGAAATATTAGACAATAATAAATGGAAAAGGTTAAAGTCTAAGAGATATACATGGTGGAGGGCAAGATTTGATGGTGTGTATTACTTCATTAAACCAAATAAAGATTATCCTTCTGTATGGGAACTTTGTCGTGGTAAAACTAAGCATCGCTTTAAAAAGATTAGATATGTCCATCAGCTTCAACATTTTTTATTTGGTTTAGAGTTAAACTCTGATATGAATTTATAAAGTATAAAATAATTTAATTATGGAACAAAACATTTGGATTCAAGATGGTAATACTTTTGTAAAGGGTAGTGCCACAACAAAAGCACATCCTGAAGGATTACCTAAAGGAATTTATGAAGTTAAAGAATCAATGACAGGTTATTATTTAAATAGACTTGGAGATTCTTTTGTATTTAATTACAAATTGTATGGTATTAATAATGAGTTTATTGACCATTTTGTAAAGACTTACAACAATACTACAGGTAATTTAGGAGTATTATTTAATGGTATCAAAGGAACAGGTAAAACAGTAACTGCAGAAGAACTTTGTAATCGTATTGGACTTCCAGTTATTATTGTTAAATCCTGTAAGGAAGTGAATGATATGCTTAAATTCTTAGCTACTCAAATTAACTTTGATTGTATCTTCTTCTTTGATGAATATGAGAAAGAATTTAAAGAATCTTCATCAGTTCTCTCTTTTATGGATGGTGTACACAATTCGCAGCATCGTAAAGTATTCCTACTTACCACTAATGAATTGGATATTAATACTAATTTGTTAGGTCGCCCATCACGTATTAGATATGTACGTTCTTTTGGTAATTTACCTGAAGAAACTACACTTGAATTACTTAATGATATTTTAATTGACAAGGATGCAATAGAACCAGTACTAGACTTAATTAGACAGATGCAGATAATTACTGTTGATCTAGTAAAAGCTCTTGCTCAGGAAGTTAATATTCATGGTAAAGACAAGATTGATATGATTCGTAAAAACTTCAATCTTGAGTTTTCTGATTTTACTTATTTAGTAGAATCTATAGAATTAGAAGCTGGTTCTCTTCAGGGTGTTCAGAATATTAATGAGCAGTTATTTGAGAAAATAATTAAAAGTCGTGAGATAGCTCGTAAAATAGGAGGAAAGTCTCCCTCTAAGTTAACTGAGGAGGAACTGGATGCTCAAAGCACTCTGGCGGGTACTTATATTCGTACAGATTCTGTGAGTGTACATAAAGAAATAAAATATCTCAAGGTAGGAGACGAATTTGATGATCGCCCTATATTCTATATAAATGTTAAGAAAGGATATATTGTGACCTGTTACAATAATTTTATTATTTATGTAATTAAATCCGGGTATTCTACAAATGCTTCAGGTAAGTTTAATCAGGTATATTAAATGAAGAAACAGATATTAATATTTTTATTATTATTAAGCTTCATGAGTAGGGCTTTCTGCCAAACAACTACTCATGTAACTCTTACTTGTTATCAACCAGTAAAGAGTCAGTGTGACAGTAAACCATTAGTTACAGCTGATGGTTCTAAAATTAACTTGCGACATTTAAAAAGGGGCAGTATTAAATGGTGTGCAATTTCTCGTGATTTACTTTACTTATTTCCAAAGAATAAGCCTAAAAAAGTATTTATAGAGGGATTTGGAGTATATGAAGTTAGGGATGTTATGAATAAAAGACATAAACATCGTATCGATATATTAATACATCCCAAAAATTCTAAGAGAATTAGTATAAGACATGTAAAAATTAAAATTCTTAAGTAGATTAATTATGGCTAAATTAAATTGTCCAAAATGTCCTGATTTTGATGGCTTTGCTATGTGTACTTCACAGCCCTTATCTAAAGTCGCATCATATGAATGGTGTCGTAAATATTTAGAAGGATTAGAAGAAGTTAATGGTACTATTACTTTATCCACTAATCTATTTTTAGGACTTTTACGAAAAGCTTATTTAGATGCTTATTATGGAGCTACACATATGGAATTTATGAGGGATATTAAGGATAAGGATTATCCATTACATGTAGATATTGATGACACTTCTACATTGGAGGAATTAGGTTTATTAGGTAATGATTAAAAAACTTATAATAATTAGTGGTGGCTTATTACTATTTGGTATAATAGAAAGTGTGCTTGCTGTACAGAATATGGAACTCGTTGAGTTTTGTAAAACGACAGCACTTATTGCACTTATCTTTTTAATTGTAATTGTTCTTATAGAATCTTAATTATGGTAAATGACACTCCAATAAAAGGTATTCAATGCCGTCTTAGAGATGCTTTGAATATAATTAATAACATTAAACTAAGTGATGTTAGTTCTATAGAAGAAATGGGAGAACTAGTAGAACTTAGAAAGGAATTTCAACCTCTTCACGATAAGTTTAACAAATTTTTAATTAAATAATATGAAGAATAATATTAAGCATGGTTTATTATTTTTAGGTGCATCTATTATATGTGCCATTCTGTTCTTATTTTTATGGAATACCCAGATATTCGATGATATGATTAGTGACAAGGGATTTCTAACCCTAGAGGGATCCCCTAATGCTATAAGGATGGGTTTTTGCCATTGTGTTATTCAATGGGTTTTATTTATCGCGACTTTTGTCACCGCCATTATTGCTATATGTACATTTGGTGATAGGGAAGGAAACTATTCAAATGTAAATATTAAGAAAAAGTGGATTGTAATTCCTGGAATTATTATATTGTGTTGGTTTATAAGTCCTATTGGTGCTATAATAAAATTGTATAATAAGAATATTGAATATACTAATCAGCTAGACAAGCAACAGTATGCTCGTAAAATGTTCTTCGATAAATTATGGAAAGTGTATCTTCAGAAGTATGAAATTTGTGAATTAAATAAGAATACCTTCTTGGAAGTCACTAGTATGATTATGGAGGGAAGACATGATGGAGCACAAGTTACTTGGAAATGGCTTCAAGAGAATCAAAATATTCCTTATTCCGAATTTACTAAATTTTATGATGATTTATCTGGGTTTGTAAATGGACAACGAGAAGAGTACTACAAATTAGAAGAAGCGTGCATGGAAACAGTGAGACAGCAGAACTCTATGTTGGATTCTTTTCCTAATGTAATGTATAATAAAATACTTGGTATTCAGAAATTACAGTATAATCCAGGATTTACTTCTACTCATACAGAACATGTATTTAAAACTAAAAAGGAAGATATATAATGAATGAAGATGAGGTAATAGAGGGTTGTATTTCCTCAGCGGAAGTAGCTCCTTCTAGGAATAGTTCTAAAGACAATATTCCTGACGCTAAATACTATTTAATACGTCCTGAAGATAGTAAGACAGTATATATAATGAAGGAGAAACCTGATTATAACAAGGAGCCTTTTTATAAAGCATGTGAAAAGAACATGTCATATCTAAATGCTTATTGCGTAGGTTTATTTGGCGTTCCATCTCTATGTGACAAAGGATGTAATTTTCTATTTGTCATAGGATTAGTGCCAGAGGAGAATTCAATAACTTACATATTTGATAAGCCTAAAGAAAATAAAATAGACCTTAACAAGGCTCTAGCTTATACGGATTCCTATAAAATAGATAATGAAGTAGCTGACCATTATAAACTTTATGATTGGCATATTTCGATACTACTTAATAATGAGCCATTTAAAAGTTATATTCAAGAGCATCTTGATGAATTTAAGGTTGAAAAGTCTGAAGCACTTCCTGTACCGAGTCCAACTAAAGAATCAAAGAGTGCATCAGTAATTTTAAATAAACGTTTATTAATTTAATTAAGAATGAAAAGTATTAAAGAAGTAGTAGGTGCTTCAACTAAGGATTTAAAAGATTCTAGAGTTAGTAGTGCCTTAAAGAACATGGCAAGTGTCTCTGAACAAAACATTCAGAGTAAGGTAGTGGATTTTCGTAACAAGAGAATGAAGTTTGATTCTCTGTTAGACCTCGGAGATGACACTACTATGGATATTGCTTCTAAGATTAGAAGTATTGATCCAGTTAAATTCACTACAGATGTTAATGCTGCAGCTGAAGAATTAGTTATTCTTGCTCGCTCTATTAGTATTGATGTGGCTATTCATAATCAATTGTTCAGTGATAAGCCTATTAGTGGTCTTGATGCTGATGACATTGATGGTTTCGAAGATGCTATTTATCCTGTAAGACCTGAAGCATGAGTATAGAAACAAGAGTCATTAATATAATTAATGAAGAACTAGGTGTAGATGCTAAGAGTGAAGATACTTTCGACGATTTATATGCAGACAGTCTTGATTTAATAGAGATTATTATCGAATGTGAAGAGGAGTTTGGTTATCCTATTAGAGACGATAAGGCTCAGAATCTAAAGACTGTTGGAGACTTAGTTAATCTTATTAAAGACTTAGATAATAAAGATTACTTAGAAAGTACTCAGGCTGATTTACAAGTAGATGAATAAATCTTATTTATATGATGATAAGTTAACTAAAGAACAAAAGTACTTATTCTCTGAAATGAATGCTGCAATTGAGAAAATAGTAGATTCTTATATTATAGAAGGTTATTCTGAGAAAGAAGCTAAAAAGTTAACTTATGATAAAGTTATGACTATAATTAGCCGTAAACTTTGCGGCAAATATTAATTAAATTCACAATTATGATTCAATTAAGTAAAGGAGGTAACATCAACCTCGCTAAAGAAGCAAATGGTGTAACAGAGTTTTCAATTGGTTTGGGTTGGGATGTAGCATCTCAGGCAGGTGTAGAATTTGATTTGGATGTAGCTGCCATTCCTTTGAATGCACAAGATAGAGCAGACGATCCAGATGAGGGCTTGATTTTCTACAATCATCCAAATTGGAAAGATGCTATTAAGCATTCAGGCGATAATCGTACAGGTGCTGGTGCTGGAGATGATGAGACAATTGTAGTAGATACCACTAAGGTTCCTGCAAGTGTCGAGAAAATTATCATTGTAGTTAATATTCACGATGCTAAGAATCGTCAGCAGAACTTTGGTATGGTTAACAATGCTTATTGTAACTTGTATGCTAAAGGTAATACTACTCCTCTGGCTAAGTTTGACCTTACTGAGGATGCAAGTATGTCTCGCTGCATTGTATTCTGCCAACTTTATCGTCACAATGGTGATTGGAAGTTCAAGGCTCTTGGAGAAGACAAGGGTAGCTATCAGAACGTTATCTATCGTGACATTCTTCGTGGCTATGGATTTATCTTGCCAGATGCCCCTGCTATTTAATTAATAATAATTAATTCGGTTTTAATTCTTGATTCTATAAGGGAGTATCTTTAATTAGGTACTCCCATTTTTAGTTAATTAGTAATTCACAATTATTTAATAAAGCTTTATGATTAATTTAAGTAAAGGTGGCAGAATCAATCTGTCTAAGGAGTCTAACAATGGTTTAAGTAAGTTGTTCTTCGGTTCAAACTGGGGAGCTATCAGACGTCGCGGTTTATTTGGCATTGGCGGTTCTATTGAGAAAGTAGATTTGGATTCTACTGTTCTTCTGTATGATGCCAATAAGAATTGTATTGGCGAAGTAGCTTATTACAATTTAAGTGCTCCAGGTATTCGTCATAGTGGTGATGATCGCTCAGGTGATACTAATGGTAATGATGGTCTTGATAATGAGACTATTGAGGTACGCTTGAATGAACTTGACCCACGTGTTGAGTATATTGCATTTACCCTCAATAACTTTACACATCAGACATTTGGTGAGATTCCTTATATGGGTCTTCGTATTTATACAGGTGACCGAGTACAGAGAAACACTAACACTCCTGTAAATGTCTTAGCTAAGTTTAATCTTGAAGACGGTAAGGAAGGTACTAAGATTTCTGATAAGCAGGCAGTTATCCTTGGTATTGCCTATAAGAAGGATAGCGAATGGCGCTTTAAGGCAGTTGGTGAGTTCGGAGGTTGGACTTCAATTGATGCTATGAAGCGTCCAACAGTTGCATTTCTTTAATTAACTATAAGAATAGAAAAAATGACAGATATAAATTACGGTCTTAGCTTAACAGAAGTAGAAGATTCACGTGCCAGACATGGCATTAATGTATTGACACCTCCAAAGAGAGATGCTTGGTATGTAATGTTACTTGATGGATTTAAAGACCCACTTATTGTAATATTACTTATTGCAGCTGCAGTATCTATTGCCTTAGGATTTGTAAAGGGAGAATTTACAGAACCTATTGGTATTATTGTAGCTATTGCTTTAGCTGTAGGTATTGGTTTTTGGAATACCTGGTCAGCAGCTAAGAAGTTTGATCTTCTTTTAACTAGTAGTGATGATACTCTAGTTAAGGTAAGACGAGATAATGGAGTAATTCAAGTAGCTCGTAAAGACTTAGTTGTAGGAGATATTGTAATACTTGAAGCTGGTGAAGAAGTTCCTGCTGATATTATTGTTAAGGAATATAGCAATTTGAAAGTAAGTGAAGCTTCTTTAACTGGAGAAACAAATCCTGTAACTAAAACTAATTTTGAATCAGAGACTGCTACTTATCCTACAAATAGAATTTATAAAAGTACTATTGTAGCTGAAGGTACTTGTGTAGGTGAAGTATTTGCAGTAGGAGATGAAACAGAAGTAGGTAAGACTGCTAGAGAAGCATCTTCTATTACTGATGTAGAAACTCCTCTTAATAAACAGCTTAATGGATTAGCTAGCTTAATTAATAAGATAGCATTCACAGCTGCAAGTATTCTTATTGTATCCCTTGCCATACGTTATATATTTATAGAGCAGGGATATGTAGGCAAAGATACTATTGATATTGTAAATGATTGCTTACAATTCTTAATGATTGCAGTAGCACTCATTGTAGTAGCAGTACCAGAAGGTTTACCTATGGCTGTAACTCTTGCTCTGGCTTATTCTATGAAGAGAATGGCTAAAGCTAATAATCTTATTAGAAAGATGCATGCTTGTGAAACTCTCGGTGCTACAACTCTTATTCTTACTGATAAGACGGGAACTCTTACAGAGAATAAAATGAAAGTAGTATTCCAGGACTTTACAGATAGAAATGCTGTTATATATAATATTGTACTTAATTCTACTGCTAATCTTAGTCCTGCAGGAGAAGTAGTAGGAAATCCTACAGAAGGTGCTTGTCTGCAATATGTACAAAAATCAGTTGACATTACTGATAAAAGAAATAAAACTCATATAACAGGTAGAGTAGAATTCAATTCTAAGAATAAATATATGATTACTAGTGATGGAGCAGTTACTTATATTAAGGGTGCTCCAGAAATAGTAATGAATTTCTGCTCTAGTGAGAACATACCTAATTTTGCAGAACAACAATCTAAAGGTAGAAGATGTATTGCTTTTGCACACAAGATTGGTTCTGATATAAATACCCTCTCGGACTTCATATGGGATGGCTACGTAGCTATTGAAGACCCAGTGAGAAGTAATGTACCTGATGCAATTCAGGCTGCTAGAAACGCAGGAATTAAAGTTAAGATTGTGACAGGTGATAATCCTGAAACAGCTGCTTCTATCGCTGCTCAAGCTAATATCTCTCAAACTCCTAACACAATGCTTGGTAAGGAAGTTGAAGCTCAGACAGATACTAATTTACGTAAAGTAGATGTATTTGCTAGAACTAAACCTGAAGATAAGCAGACACTTGTTAAGAAATTCCAGAGAATGGGAGAAGTAGTAGCTGTAACTGGTGATGGAACAAATGATTCAGCCGCTCTTAACCAAGCCGAAGTAGGTGTAGCTATGAATAATGGTACTGATATTGCTAAGAATGCAGCTGATGTTATTCTTCTTGATAATTCATTCCCTTCTGTTATCTTAGGAGTTAAGTGGGGAAGAAGCCTGTATAAGAATATTCAGCACTTTATTCTCTTCCAGCTTACTGTAAATGTTGTAGCTATTGGTATTGCTTGTGTAGGTCCATTTATTGGAGTAGACTTACCATTTACTGTTATCCAAATGCTGTGGGTTAACTTAATTATGGATACTTTTGCTGCTCTAGCATTAGCTACAGAACCAGCTAATGAAGCAGTAATGTCTGAACAGCCTCGTGATCCTAAGGCATTTATTATCACGAAGAAAATGTGGTATGAAATCTTTGGTGTAGGCATTTTGTATTTTGGCATATTATTATATTTGCTGATCAGTAATACATGTAGCCTTACAGAGTTCTTCACTATCTTTGTTATGCTGCAATTCTGGAACTTATTTAATGCGAGAGTATTTGGACAAGACAGAAGTATCTTTAATGGTTTGTTAAGTAATCCTGCATTTATTGGAATATGTTTGGTTATATTTATTGGTCAAATTTTGATAGTTCAATTTGGTGGCGATGTGTTCAGAACAGAACCATTAAGTATTGAAACATGGTTAGAAATTGTAGGTCTTACTGCAATTGTACCAGTTTGTAGAGAACTCCTATATTGGATTAAAAAGTTATTCAAGTAATTAACGAGAGAGGACTGGTTAATAACTAGCCCTCTCTATAAATATTAGATTATGATTGTACTTAATATTGGAACCTTTATTATTACAATACTAGTTTGGTTTATAATTGGTATTGTATTAGGTTTATGGTTTCGATGGAAAAAGAAACATAAATGATTAAATTTAAGCCATTAAGTAGTCGAAACGAGAATTGGATTTATCAGCCTGATTTTTATTTGCATGGTAGACTATCTACTAACTATGAAACTGATGCAGTAGTTATGCAGGATGATGTATTTCATACTCGAATATCTAGATATTATCGAGAAGGGATAGGTTTAGCTCCAACATTCTTAGATATTCCAGAAGGCAAACATTTATGTGAAGTTGATGGGATATTATGTGCTATTTTTGTTTGGAAGAAAATAGTATTTTGTAAAGGAGGTTGGGTTGGCGACCTAGGGTACAGTGGTCCATTTGATGTTTGGTTACGACAAATAGGACTTATTGTAGATATTACAGATAAAGAAGGAGTACTTGATGCTCAAAATAAATTTAATAATAGAGAATCTTTTATATGAAATTTGAAGTAACTTATTTTGATTCTTTAAAAAACAAAGAACAAACCATTAGACTTACAGGTATTAATGAAGCTAAAGTAAAGGAAAACTTCATTAGTAGCTATGATCAGAAACGTTATCCATTTAAGTCCATTAGAGCTATTTGAATGTTTATAGATATTTTAGGAGCAGCTTTGGTCTTTTTATTAGTATATTTAGTTATATTTAAACTTGACTGAAGATAAAGCTAAGGCAGCTGGTGAATTATTAAATAAAATGGCACTAGCTAGGAACTTAATGCAACATGAATGTAGATCTGATATACCTGATTATTATATAAAGAGCATAAAACAATTAGTTAGCTCTGATGATGCATTTAGGTTAGGATTTTATAAGATAATGCAAGCATTAGGTTCTAAATATTTAGATAGATATAAAAGCATACTTAATAGTTTATAATTATGGTAATTAGGGGTATATTTACAAATACTAAATTAAGTCCTACTAGGATGAATTCAGAAACTACTGTACCTTATATAGTAGCTAATGAGTGCCCTGGGCTTAAAAGAGGTGATTTAGTACAACTTGTAGGTTATGACAGTAAGTTTCAAGTTGTCTGGACTTATGCAAGTTCTAGAGAACAAGAAAGTTACGAGACAGTAACAATTTCTGAGATTAATGGTAAACAAATTAATACTATAGGTAAAAACAATATGGAACAATTCGGAAATATGAGTGTTGATAATGTCTTTGGAGATTTAACTAAAGATATGTATAATGAGTTTATGCCGCAAGCTGAGGAGAGTGCTAGAATCAGTATTACTGATGGTGTTCTCTGTTTTAAGAATAGCGACGGTGCATACGTAGGAGTTTCTCCAGCAGGTAAACTCAAGAAGTACAAGATGACTTTCCCTATGCCTTGTATTTACAATATTAGTAAGAACTCTGACCAGATTGTAATCGGAGATATTGTAAAATCAGGCAGGTCTTATGGTGTAGTTAAGACTAAGGCAGAAGATGGTTCTATCAAGATTATGAACTTTAATGGCAATATCAACAATAAGATTGCTATTGAAGATGAGTTGATGGGTTCTGCAACATTTAGAGTTATTGTCAATCCATTTAACTTTGATTCTTCTAATGGATTTAATCCACTCGCTCTTGCTTATATGAGTGGAAACAAATTTGATGTTAAGAATCTGCTTATGATGTCTGCTATGAATGGTGGTGGATTGTTTAATAATGCAGGTAAGGGATTCAATCCTATGATGCTTATGGCTCTCGCTGATAATAATAGTTCTGACTTTATGACTATGATGATGATGAGTCAGCTTATGGGAGGTGGTAATATGTTTGGTAATATGTTTGGAGCAGCAAACAAACCTGCTACTGAGACTTCAGAACCATCAGAATTAGATAAGATTAATGCTAAGGTAGATGCACTTACAGATAATGTAAATGCTTTGGTTAGTGCCTTAGCTAGTAATATTAAAACTCAAACAAAGGAGGAAGCGTAATGGGATGTGGTAGTTATTCATATAATGATGCTGTAGCTAGAAGTCATAGTTACAGATCTCAGTCTATTGAGAAAACCTTTAGCAAGAAGAATTTAGACCCTGAAATGAATCCTCTTAATATTAATTTCAGAGAGTCTTGTGATTCCAAGGAACATCCAGAATCATTCCCTATTATTATTGCTCTGGATGAAACAGGTTCTATGGGAGAAGTTCCTAAGTACCTTATTGGTAATACTCTACCAGATTGTGTAGCTAGTATTATGAAGGCAGGTATTGATAATCCTCAAATCTGTTTTATGGCATTTGGTGATGTAGAAGGCTGTTATGAAGAGGCACCTTTACAAGTAGGACAGTTTGAATCAAGTGATGAACTTATGGAGAAATGGCTCCGTAAGGTTGATCTTGAAGGTAAAGGAGGTGGTAACAGAGGAGAGGATCCTCATATGTGTTGGTATTTTGCTGCTAATCACATTAAGACCGATGCCTTAAAGAAAAGAGGTATTAAAGGCTGTTTAATCACAATTAGTGATGAGCCAATTCATAAAACTCTTCCTAAAGAAGCAATAACTCATTATATTGGTGATGAGTGCGGTGAAGATTTAGCTACTTCTTTCATATATAGAGAATGTGCTGAGAAATGGGATATTTATCACATTCATGTTGAGCATGGTGGTTACTATGGTGTAGAAAGGGTTTCTAACAGTTGGAAGCCTTATGTAGGGGATAATCTTATTATTTCGGATAAAGAGCATGTAGGTGAATCTATTGCTCGTATTGTTTCTAACAGCTATGGACAGCAAACAAATTCGTAATCAGATAGTACTTGGATCTTTATTTGGTGATGAAGGTAAAGGTAATGTAGTACAATGGTTATGTATGAATAGCCTTAAACCTGTTGTCATTAGATTTAGTGGAGGTCCACAAGCTGGACATCGTGTGGTTTATAGAGGAAAATCACACGTATGCTCTTCTTGGGGAAGTGGTGTTTTATTAGGAGTACCAACTTGTCTATATAAAGAAGTATTCATTGATCCAATATGTATCTATAATGAATATAAAGTCTTAGTTAGTGAAGGTATTGAAGTCCCTAAGCTATATATAAATCCTAACTGTAGAGTTATTACCCCTTATGATGTATTAGCTGATTCTATGGATGGACGAGTAAAGTATAACGGGACTTGTGGTAAAGGTATACATGCTTGTTTTAAGAGAAACAAGGATAATGTAACTTACAGTGCTCGTATGTGTCCTTATGTAAGTGAATATGCAGATGTAGTTCTACAAACTGTAAGGGATTATCATAATCTAGAGCGAGACACTAAACTAGATGATCTTTTTAAAGAAGCATGTGCTTTTATTAAAGAACATCCAGAGACCTTTATAATTGGAACTTATTATCCTGATGAAGTAGATACTGTCATTTGGGAAGGTTCACAAGGTCTTCTTCTAGATATGGAAAGAGGATTTATGCCTCATTGTACTCCTAGCAAAGTAGGATTAAATGGAATCCCAGAAAAGTGTCTAGAAAATGCAGAAGTATACTTAGTTATGCGTCCATATTTAACTAGACATGGAAATGGGTACAATCCTTATTCTATGGACTTGGATACATATTTTACTCTAGAAGAACCATCAAACACTAATGATGGACCACAAGGAGAGTTTAAGACAGGTCCTTTTGACTATACTTTATTCGAAAGAGCTATTGAAAGACATTGTTTAGATAATTACCGTGAAACTTATCATTGTAAATTTAACATTGTCATAACTCATTGGGATTGTTTAAAGACTGCATATATTCCCACTATATGTGATTATCAAGATAAGTCTCCAAGGATTATTGGTAAAATACGTTTTATAGAACAATTTCGCACAAGTAATTGTACTATAAATGAGATATATCTAGGAAAGTCTGAAGATTCCAATATTAAGGAATTGTAATATGCCTGTAATAGCTATAGGAGCATTTGTTTTACTTGTTTTTTATCTCTTTAGCATATTCTATATGGAAGATCGTAGGGTAGAAAAACGTGTTGAAGCAAATTTATTAACTCTAGTAATTATATACTGTCCTATAATTAATACTGTTCTTACGATATATTTTATGAATAAGAATGCAGATTATAAGAAATCTATTAAAGAATTATTTAATGACTGATTCTGAAACTTTAAAAGATATAAGTAAACAGATAGCTGACTTATTAGTTAAACAAAGTGAGATACAAGATACAATATTGAAAGCTGAATTATCCAAAAATAGATATAGATATTGCGATTATGGTGAAGACATGTATTGGTATAAAATCATTTCGGTTAATGAATGTAACTGTACTGTTCTAGAATTGCACTTAAGAGAATCTAACAAATTTGGTTCTATTTCATATTGCGAAGAATCTTTAACTTTGGCTAATAGGGGCGATATAATTACAGAGCAAGAATTTATTGATAAATATAATGAATTTATTAACAAGATTAAATTATGAAAACAGATAATTATTTTAGTGAGACAACACCTACAAATAGTCATCCATCTGCAAAGTAATGTGATTATTTAGGTGGAGAGCATTTCTTAATCTCTGTTTAGAATTTTTAACATTTCTTAACTTGGAGAGAAGGAAATGCTCTTATATTGTTCTCGTAGAGAACTTGCCGTTTAAGGCAAAGACTATCTATATGGATAGTACTATAAATATATTTAATATTTATTAACTATTTAAATTCAGTAATTTAATATACTGTTGATGTGTTAAGTTAATAAATAATTAATTAAAGAATTATATTAAATTTGGGCTCGTAGTTCAGCTGGCTAGAACGCTACTTTTGCAAGGTAGATGTCGTGGGTTCGAATCCCATCGTGGTCCACTAATAAATATGCGAGATTAGTGTAGCTGAAGGCGCATATCTGGCTTCCAACCAGAAGGCTTGCGTGGGTTTGATTCCCACATCTCGCACGATGTTTACTTCTTCTTCCTTCTATACAATTAGATTATTTAATTAACAATTAAATTTTAAACTGTATGAAAAGAATTATCAAATCATGGTGGAAAGGAATGAAAACTGTAGCAGCTTGGTATGATGTTAGAGATTATCGAGTATTACCATTTACAGTTATTTAATTAGATTTCTACTGGTAAGTGCCAAATGGGTACTTACTGATGTTGGGAGAGTAAATTTAAATATATGCCTCTTATTTCTAAGGTTCATTACCTTCTCGAAAAGAAATGTGTACACAAGAGGCTCCTGGAGTATTAAGCCCTGTTGGTAAGGGAACTAGACTGTCACTCTAGTAAAACTAAGGGTTCGAGTCCCTTATATTCCGCAAATAATGGAGAGGACCTAGCTGTTAACTAGGCGGTTGTTAGAGGTAGCGGTGGTAATCCACGAGTATGCCTGATAGCTCAATGTATTATTAGAATATGGTCATGATAGTTTGCCCGTCTAATGCCATATTCGTTTTTGTTTAAGCTTCAATAGCACAGTGGTAGTGCAGCTCACTTGTAATGAGCAGGTCGTGGGTTCAAATCCTACTTGAAGCTCTCTAATTTAACATGGAGCATGTACCAAAGCAGTATCTTAACTCAAGGGGCATTGAAAAGAGAGGTAACGTTACTCATAATATAGTCATGTCGAAGGTTAAGAGAACCTTATAAAAAGTCATCGATAGATGGTACTTAAAGACTTTGCTCCGCCGAAAATTCTTTAAAACAATATATCGCGGATGTGGTGTAATGGTAACATACTAGGCTCATAACCTAGAGTAGTCGTTCGAATCGAACATCCGCAACAAAAATTCTAAGCAATAGTATCATGATACGTTTAGACAAGGATAGCCCATAGTAGGAGAAGAGGAGTAGCTAATCCAAATCGCCGAAACCCTTGTAAAATCCGTGGGCACCGATACAGAGTAATTCACTGTGAAGAATTTATTGTCTAGTATGTGAAGTGGTCAAACACGGCTGACTGTAAATCAGCTGCTATTTAGCTTCGGGAGTTCGAATCTCTCCTAGACAACTAATTAATAAAGTAGAGAACTAGTAATGGTAGAGAATAAGATCCTATTACAAAGTCAACCTACTTATAGTATATAGCTCATCTATTAATTTAGATGGGCTATTTTTGTATAGATTAATACTTAACAGATTAAAAGAATGAACAAACTTGAAAAATGGCTATGGGTTAATTGTACATTAAAAGACAATGGACAGACTAGTAATTCTTTATATTTCTATTATAAAAACTTAGAGATTAGATATTCAGACCATATGGCAAAGCAGAGTACTGGAGATTTACAAATAATTAAGTCTTCTGTATTTGATTCCATTAACTATGCTGTATTTATAAGAGGAAGTGCTAAGATTATGATAATTAATGCTTCTAATACTATAGACTTTATAATACATTATGCGCAAGTTAATGAACTATTAAATACTTCAGCTATAACATTTACTGATGCTGTCAAGAAGGATGAATTAATTTTACCAGAAACTTTATATATACCAAGACCTATAAGAGATTCTGCTACAAATAGGATATTTAAAAAGAAAGAAGATTACTGGTCAAATTCAGAAATAAAGTGTCTTAAACAAGCAATCATGCAATATTTTAAGCAATCTTGTGGATTTAACACTGCGTTTACTAAATATTTAAAAGAGAATAAGGTAAGTTTTATACAGGCTATAAATTTATATAAGATATTAATCTTCAGTAATAAAACTCCATTTAGTGGAGGAAATCTTAGTAAAGTATATAATTATATAAAAGGTTTGGAATCTAATGAAATTCAAAAAATACAATTAGAGTGATAATACAACAGGTACATTTAAATAATAGTGATTTATACATCACAGGTATCTCCCCTATAAATGAATGGGAGGGAACTATAGTTTATAGATTATATAAAGATGGTAATATAACTAAACATGTTGAAAAGTATAAAAAAGACTCTCAACATGATCATTGTATTACCACTCCAACTAGATTTATGTCCATTGATTATCTTTACAACTTTGTATATAATAATGTAGAAATTGAAGGAAAGTCTTTTAAATTACAAGAAGTTCTTATAGATAATTTAGAACCAGAAACACCATTAGGAGGTAATTTCGGATGATATTTAAATTAAACTCAGAGGGATTTATTTTTGATTGGGATGAAGCTACTCTAGAAGAAAAAGATGCAATGATTAGGGCTATTGAATTAGCTAGAACCTCGTATATATTTGACACTCGAAGAATAATAAAGAATTCAGAAGATGCCAAAGATTGTAGTCCTCAAGTACAAGAATTAATGCCTTTTATAGGACACAAATGTAAGTCACATGATATAGTAGGTGTGTTTAAAGGTGTGGAAGAAACTTGGGAGGACTATTATTATATCATAGAATTAGAGGACGGTAGATTAAAATATAATACAATGGTAGATACTATTGAATTTATTGATTAACAATTATTAACTACTAAGTAGTTAAATATTATATATCATAGGAACATGAATAATGTATTTTTTAAAGATGGGTTTCTTACATCAACAGAAGCTCAAAATATTTGTAATGTAGCTAATGAAGTTATTGCAGGATTGACAGATTCATTAAATACTGTTCAATTTTATAATACTACAATAACTAGTATTGTATCTTCTGATAATGCAGTAAATGCTGGAAAAGGTACTACAGATACTTCATGGATTCAAGATGCTATAATTAAGATAGGACAATATAATTCATTAATTGCTTGGCTTAAAGAAGCTATTAAGAATAAAAATGAAGCACTTGGTGAATTATCAGGTACACGTATTCAAGATTGGTCAGAATATGAATATTATCCTACTCCTAACTCTCCAAGTAGAAAGGCTACAGTAGAGAAGGAAGATATAATTAAAAATTTAGATGCAATTAAATTAAATAAGTATTTTACTTTGCAATCTAGAGCTGCCGCTATTGGTAAATTTATACATGAAACAGGCTCTGTATCTAGAGCTAAGGTAATGTTAAATAAAGTAATTGCTGAACCAAATAAGATTAGTGGAGCCGGTAGAGATACTGTAGTGTATAGATATACACCTTCTGTTGAAGTCGCTGAAGTGAATGGTATGTTCTTATCTTTAATGTCAGAACATAGAAATTTAAATGCTCAACTTAATAGTATTAAAGCTGATGCTATTGAAGAAGCAAATAAACAGAATATAGCTAATGAGCAAGAGTATCAGAAAGCTAGAACTGCTTATTCTAAAGAATATAATGATTGGCTTGACAAAAATGAAGATTTACAGTCAAGATTTAATCAATATATAATTACTGAGAAAGAAAAGATTAGTAAACTTAAAATTAATGTTCCAGATTCTTTGATGGAAACATATAAGTCTATTAAAGCTTTACTTACTGAGTAATTAATAAGAATAGATTAAGGATTAGCATTAAATATATTACAGGAAAATAATATAATTTGTTGCGGGATTGTCGCAATACCACATATTAGGTATGGTTAATGGTCGTTTCCACACATATTTTTATTTCTAAGTATCACCTAAAACATAATCGGGTTAAAAGCATTATGTGGTGTTACTTGGTCTAAGTCTAAGTCTAAGTCGTGGGAACGAGTCTAAAGCTAAGACACATTCTAAGTCTGTGCTGCTAATCCTTATGATATTCTTTAGTTTGTCCTATGTTTCTTTAAACTGTAGGTGCTTCTATAATTAAGATTATAGTGACTTTTAATTCCTATACTTTTCAAGATGAGAAATCGGGAGGTTGATTTCCTACAGTCAGGGGTGGAGAAACTCTCCACCCTTTATTATTTAATTTAATTTATTTAATTATGAAGAAATTATTTGTTTTTGCTTTCGCAATCATTGCCCTCTGTTCAAGTTGTGGTAATGGTTGTTCTAGGACAACAGGCAGTGTAGATTCTACATCTGTCGATACTTGTGATACAGTAGATTCTGCTAAAGTTGATACTGTAAATTCTGTAGATAGCACATCATTTTCTATGGTGTGTCCTGATTAAGCTACTCTGAAAGGGGTAGCTCTTTTTATTTATTTATGTTAGAACCAAAAGTAATTAATTCGGAAGATGCCTACAGAGGTAGCTTAGAGGATCAAAAAATGGATATTCTGAGTAATTTTCGTTTTGAGCAAGTAGCTATGATTATGGCTTCTCCATGTTTGCCTATCTATAAGAATGAAGAGGACAAACCAGAAATTATTGGGTATGAACCTTGGAAAATACTTACAGAGCATGAACTCAGAGTACCCAGTGTTTACGATTTATATTGCTGTGCAGAAAGATTACTTGATGATGTAATTAAAGAAGTACATAAAAACCCTAAAAGTAATTATCAGGGTATAGCCTCAGGTCCATTTAAAGTAACATATTTATATGGTAATTTAACTCTTGACTTCGTAGTAGAATCATGGGGAAATTATTAACCATATATACAGATGGAGCTTATCAAGTGTCTACAGGTAATGGAGGTGTTGGAGTTGTATTTATTAAAGATAATGAAGTAATTTATCAATTTAATAAACACTTCAAAAATGTAACTAATAATCAAATGGAAATAATGGCTGTTATTTATGCTCTACATGCCATTAGTACAAACTTTGATTCCATTACTGTAGTATCTGATTCACAATACGTTTTAGGATGTATAAATAAAGGATGGAAACGCAAGAAGAATCAGAATTATTGGCAACTATTTGATCAAGTACATAATAAAGCTAAAGAGTTTTGTTCAGATATAAAATTTGAATGGACAAAAGGACATAACATAGATGAATATAATAATCTAGCAGATAGATTGGCTGTGGAAGCTAGTCATTTTGCAGATTAGTTAGATTACAATTAAATATTCTAATTAATTTGAAAATGAAAGCAAAGCATAAGCGTGAGTGGTTACAGATGAAGCAGAATTGGTGGGCAAAATTGCCAGCTTCAGTCCAGAAGGCAACAACTAAACCAGGTTCGGTAAAGACTCGATGATTATCTTAATTATTGTTTTAGTATGTCTTATATTATTAAATCCTTATATAGACGTACAACAAGATAAGATAATTATTTGGTATAACTGGTTTACTGAAAGAAAACATTATATTTTATGGAAACCCCAAAATTCTTGAGAAAGTATAAATTGGTTTTTAAAGTTATTAAATATGTCATTGGTCTTATAGCTATGATGTATCTAATAAGTATGTGTACTTACTTAATTAGTAGTGAGAGTACATTTTGTTGCATTATGGGTATGCTAATATTAGCAACTATGGCTGTGTTAGTAGTTACCTTAGTTGTTGAAAGTGTTGATAAATTAAAAAGTTTATTTAAATGAGAAAAGTCTTTTTATTTGCGAGTGCTTTAATGTTATCATTAAGCTTTACTAGTTGTGAACGTATTGATGCTGGTTGTGAGGGTATCTTAGTTAATCTCTATGGCTCTGAAAGAGGTGTAGATGATGTATCTATGGTAACTGGACGAGTGTTCTATAATCCAGCTACTCAGGAAGTATATGAGTATCCTACTTACGTTCAGACTATTGACTATGAGCCATTTACAATCAATGCCAAGGACGGTTCCGAATTTAAGGTTGATCCAAATATCAATCTTAAAGTTAAAGATGGTGCCGCTCCAAAAGTATTTCGTAAGTATCGCAAAGAATTAACTGATGTAATTAATGGTCCTGTATTTAAGTATGTAAAGGATGCTTGTCGTATTGAGATTAATAAATTTACTACAGACCAGATTGTGTCAAATCGTGAAGCTGTAGAACAGGCAATTGAGAAGCGTCTTTCTAAACTTCTTGATAAGGAAGGATTTGTACTTGACCAGTTTACTAGTGGCTTGCAGTATCCTAAGACTATTGTAGAAGCTGTAGATGCTAAGAACAGAGCTATTCAGTTAGCACAGAAAGCAGCTAATGAAGTACAGGTAGCTGAAGCAGAAGCAAAGAAGAAGATTGTAGTAGCTGAGGCAGAAGCCAAAGCTAATGCCATTGTAAATGCTTCTCTTACACCATTACTTGTTAAGAAGCAGTGGATTGAAGCTTGGGATGGACATCTTCCTAAAGTTACAGGTAACGCATCAACATTAGTAGGACTTGATAATTAATTTATTATGTTTGGTTTATTTATATTCTGTTTAGTTGTAGCAGCTATTGAATTTATGCTTGTCATAGATTTAAAGCCAAAGGTAGGGATTCCTCTTTATGCATTTATAATAGCATTATTACTGTTATTTGTTCCTGTACTTAACATCATAGAAGTAATAGTATTTGGTGTATTATTAACTATTTGGTGTCATGATGGGCGGAGCCTTGCAGGTTCTAATCCAGTTTCTAAATTCTTCAAAATGCTTAACCGAGATATTTAAATGATAATTCAAGGTAATTTTTATCGAATTGAACCAATAAATGATAATTCTCCACTATGGGATTTGTATTTGCTTAGAAAAGTAAATAGTAAAACTAATCCTAGAGAAGAATTTCAATTAGAGGGCTATGGTATGCCTTTAGATTCTGCTATTGGTAGAATAATTAGATATGCTATTAATAGCAAATATGGAAAAGATGAGATTACGACCTTGAAAGAATATTTAAATGTTTTCAAGCAAATTCAAGAGGAGATCTATAAAGAAGTCGGAAGATAACTATTCAGACCTATTTAATAAAATAAATAGTTTGTGTGATTGTTTAAATACAATATATCATACAAATTCTGGAGGTTGTTGTTATGTAGCCTATGTAATAGCGGAAATACTTGAAAGAGAAGGTATCCCGTTTGAAGTATTAGTTTCCGAACCTTGCTATGAAGATGATGACTATCCTGATGATTTTGAAGATTTAAATGATTCAGTATACCATATATGTCTAGAGGCTAAACCTATTAAGGATACATATAAAATTAATGTGGGTGAATATAGTGATGAAGAATATTTTCATTATAGTAATGTCACTTCACAAGATATATACAACTTCTATACTGATAATATTTGGAACTCTTTTTATGAAATTGCTAAAAATAAGTTTATTAAATATATAATTAATTTAATATATGACAACTTCAGTAGCGATTTACGAGAAGGAAGGTCAGATAGTTCAAACACATAATTCTTTTATTTATGAAGATTCTATCTATAAGGTATTTAAAGGTGGAATTTCTTTATTTGAAGAAAAACAATATAGTACTAATAAACCTTTGAAACTTAAAAAGAAAGACTTTATAAATAGGAAGAAAAAAGCAGATGAGTATTTTATTAGATTTTTAACTCTGGAATTTGCTCCAGAATCCTACTTAATTAAAGAGGGTTATACACTAATTAATAGTAAATGAAAATGAAGAAAGAAATTGCTAGTTATAAGCTTGGTCAGTTTGTTGATTTTAAGGGTGTTGAAAGATTGGTAGTTGCTTGTGCTGTAAGTATGCCAGTGAAGGAAGGTCTTACTGCAACTTGGAATATTCCAGGTGTTGAGGATTCTTTCGAGATTGTACGAGCTATATCTATCGGCATTGCAGTATACAATCCAGAAGATGAGTTTAATCTTACTTTTGGTAAAGAACAGGCTTATAAGAAGGCTCTTGCAGGAGATCCTTGTTGGTTTATTGGTAAAGGCGGTGTAATTACTAAAGAGTGTATTGACGCACTTTTGACAGAGAAAATTAATCACTTTATTAAGAATCCTGAGATAGTCATTAAGGATTATAATGCTAACAAGGCTAAATATGAGCAGATTCAGAAAGAGAAAGAGTACATTCAGAGTGCCTCTCCGGCAGAACAAGCGATATTAACCTTAATGTCTAGAGGGGTAGATGTGCAGGGAGTTCTTGATAAAACAAAGACCCTAGTAGATGCAATTGAAAACGGTTCTAAGTTGGTTGATTAAACTATTTATAATTGTAGGAATTTTATTTATAATTGTACGTATAGAACAATTAAATAACAATATACAGAGTGTCCCTTCTAATAAAGAAATAATTAGAGATTCTTTAGTTAGGGATACTCTAAATCACACTAAAGATTCCTTAACAATTAAAATAGTAAAAATAAGAGAGACGTATGAAGATAAGAAAGCTATTATTATGTCTAATGATACTTCTGCCGACATACAGTTTTTCACAAACTACATCAACCATTACAATAACTCCAGAACAACTGAAAACAACTAATCTTATATTTCTAGAGCATGAGAAATATACAAAAGAAGTTCCATTATTAAATAAGAAGATTGAAACACTAGAAGAGATAAATAAATCTTGGTTACATACTGATTCTATAAGAAGAATTAATGAAAAGCAGTATAACGCTATTATTAAAAAGGATAGTATTAAAATAACACAATTACAAAGTTCACACAAAAAATATAAAGTTGTAACTAAGATTAGTATAATATTAAATATCATTCTTGCATGCCTGTTAGTAAAGTAAACTATAAAGATCCAAATGGATTAACTTATAAACATCCAGAAAGAAGTTGTAAAAGATGTTTAAAATATCCATGTATAGCTAATATGGATAAGTTATATAGCGATTTTGCTAAATATGGATGTAAGCACTTTGATGATATGAATGTGTTTCATTAATGGAGCAAATAACAATTCATGCTAAACTAGTTGCGGAACAAATAGATGGAATGGGATACACTAATTATGTATTTGAAGATTTGAATCCTAAGGACGAAGACTTTAGATATATAATGTGTGTCCGATTCCCTAATTGGGAGCAAAAAAGTATCGAAATTGATGAAATTGGATATTTAAATATAAGATATGTAGAAGGAGGAAAAGATACATGGTTTGATGGTCAGAACCTAATACCTTATAAATATACTAATGTCATATTTCTCAAGTTTATTGAGGATAAACCTAAAGTTGATATAAGTGAAATTATTTTAGATTAAATTTATATTGTAGATTATTAATTATTAGATTACTATGAAACATTATTTGAATTTAATTATATGACAGTATTAGGAGATAAGCTTCAGGCAGCTATGAGTAAAAAGGCAAGTGATATTACTACTTATGTATGGAAAGGTCCAAAGGTTAATGGAGAGCAGCAGGAAATCTTAATGATTGATGCTTCCTTTGATCAACTTAAAAAGTGGTATCGTCATTGTCAGCAAATGCTTTATAATGAGGATTCTAAAAATCCAGGAAGAGTTACCTTACTTGAGATTGTACAGGATCAAATTAGTCGTTGTAGAGCAGAACTTCTTATAAGATGGCTTATGGCTGAGAAGCAGTATTCTAACACAAGATGTTTGGAAGATTTACGAAAGTTAATCAGTAACAATAAAAATACACTAACCCCAGAGGCTATTAAATCATTCCCTATTAGTAAGGTGATGGATGGTCTTCCTATCGATTATCAGCAGGTACCTGTTAAATTGGTAATGGACGCTTGTCTTGACCTTTTGGGAATTTTTGATAATAGCCATATCACACTCAACTTTATTCTTAAAATGGGTTTGTGGTTTACTCCACGTGAAATGCAAAAGGATTTGTATCGTAAAGACCCTGAAACTGGTAAAGCTAGAAATCGTCTTGATGTAGTTAAAGAAGAACTTAGAATTAGTTTGAGACCTAATCAGTATTTACGTATTTGTGATACAGGTTTGTCTTATACTGAGTTTAAGGCAATCTATATGCTGCAGAGAGATAAATATTCTAACTTAACTAGTGAGCAGCTTAAGTTACTTTCTAATAAAATTCTGTATCGTTTTCAGATTCAGTGTGAAGAGCAAGCTAAACAATGGCTTACTAAGATAGATGAAATTAATAAGGTTGCTGCAGATAAAGGTTGGGATGTAACACGTGCTGACTTGTAATAAGTTGGCATGTTAGTGAAAATATTGTCATAAGTGCCAGTAATGCACGATCTATTTGAGCCTGTTTCTCGAGATGAAAGGCAGGCTCAAGCACTTAAAGCTTGGATTAAAGCTAAAGGACATGGGACTATTGTAGGATGTACTGGATTTGGTTTCATTGAGGCTGTTAGAGGATCATAATTTCCTTAATTTGTAATTAAGTAATTTATATTTTGAATTTATTTTTTAGATATATACAGTTGTGTATGTTTAATTAAATAATAGAAAAATGCAGAATATTAATTACAAATTAAGGAACAAGAGTGGTATATATTCATTTTTGAATTTAGTTAATGGAAAACGATATGTCGGCTCTTCCGTTGACTTATACAACAGATTACATGAGCATGTGCATAATTTAAAAAATAATAAAGCACATAATGCACATTTCCAAAATGCTTGGAACAAATATGGAGAAGATAATTTTATTTATAATATTATAGAATTTTGTGATGCAGATGTAAGGTTTGATAGAGAACAGCATTATATAGATTCTCTTAGACCAGAATACAATTTAACTTTACAAGTTATTGCTAATTTTGGTCATGCTGTGTCTGATGAATGTAAAAGAAAGATATCAGATACATTGAAAAGAAGATATGCTAATGGAGAAATTCATACATATAGACAAGACCATAATTGGAAACCTGCATATATATATAATATAAATAATTTTACACTGGCAGCACAATGTGACTGTATAGCAGATGCTTTGAGAATATTATATGGGAAATCTGATATAGGTTTTAAGGAATTTAGTTGTATTAATAATACATATACTATTTCCTTAACAAAATTTGATAATGTAATTGATTTAAAGAATGCTATATATAAGAATCTCCAATTTAAAGGGGGCGGATATTTGATAGTTGAATATTTAGATGGTCATATAGAGTATTTTAGAAATACTAAGTTATGTGCAAATGCTGTAGGTATTAGCGATAGTATGATTCGTAAGAATAAGGAAGCAACAAAAGATAATCCGTACTTGCCAACAAAAGCTAAAGTAAAAATATATAGAAGTAAAGAATATATTCCTTTAACAGGAGAAGCCGTTCCAATAGAGGAATCTTTGGAATTATCATCGAGCAAAATCGGTGGAAGCCCTGTAGAGGGTAATACCGAGGTAATAGAAGAAATTAAAGAGTCTTCTACACCGTACAGCATAGAGAATGAACCTAATGAATAGTCTAGTTAATAGCTAGACTATTTTTGTTAGAATATAATTTCTCCACGAGTGTTCGATGCCCCAACTGAAATAAGTGGGTAAAAATCTATGCGGGACTTACTAGTAATAGTAAGAAAGTGGGATAAAAAGCCTACTGATAACAAAATCGAAGACTAGAGTGGCTTTAAATGCTATAACTAAATTGCGATCAAAGTATCCTACAATGTCAGTACTAGTAGTAGTACCTTTTGATAATTTAAGAGAGCAATGGTCTAAAGAACTTGATGAGAGAGGTTTGGGATTCAATACTGATGTAAGAGTAATGATGGGAGCATCTAAAAAGGAATGGTCTTGTGATTTACTAATCATTGATGAAGCTCATAAAATCAATAGTGAAGTTCTTAGTAATGTTCTTACAAATACTAAGTTTAAATTGATACTTGGTTTAACTGCTACTTTTGAAAGACTGGATGGAAGACATGAAATTTTAGCTAAATATGCTCCAGTTGTAGATACTATAACTATGGAGGATGCCCTCTTTAATGGATGGGTAGCTAAATATAAAGACTATGTAGTTGTTATTGATGTCCCTGATATTGATGTTTACCAGAAATATAATAAAGAATTTAATGAACACTTTGAATTCTTTCAATGGGACTTTAACAAGGTTATGTCTATGACAGGTAAAAATGGTTTTACTAATAGATGGCAATATTGTAAGGATATTTATCCTGATGATTATGCTATGCAAAAAGACTATTTAAAATCTGTCACATTTCATGCTATGGGTTTTATGAAAACTATGCAATCTAGAAAGAAGTTTGTACAAAATCATCCTGAGAAAATACGAATAGCTAAAGAGATAATTAAATATAGAAGTGATAAGAAAATTGTCACTTTTAATGCCAATACAGCTATGGCAGAAGCATATAAAGAGGGATATGTTTATACTGGTAAAGAAGGTAAAAAGAAAAATAGAATAACACTAGAAGAGTTTTCTAAAATGCCAAGCGGAGTATTAAACAGCTGTAAGATGGCAATTGAAGGCTTGGATGTACCTGATTTATCAGTAGGTATACAAACTGGTATAGATAGTAGTAAAACTAAAGCTGTACAGTCTCTTGGAAGAGTAGTACGATTAGCAAAGGGTAAACTAGGTGCTGAGTTTTTTACATTAGTAATTAATGATACTGTAGAAACTAAATGGATGCAAAATGCCAAGAAGGATTCTCAGATTGAAATTATTGATGTAGAGAACTTAATGCATGTTCTTAAAGGTGAACCATACGAGCTTTATAAAAGAAAGATTAAGAATTTTACATTTAGGTTTTAAGACATTAGAAATGGAAATGTATTATACAAAGAAAGAGTACAATTCAATGAAGAGTGCTCTTTTACGTGAAAATAAGTCCTTGAAGAAGCAAATTTCAAAATTACAAAAGAAGGTAGAGGATTTAGAGTATGCACATGAGGTTGTTTTTGAACCTGACTTCGAAATGAATCCAGTGGCTGAAGAAACCACTGAATAGATAAGTCTATAATATTCACGTAACTAGACTCTAAAGCTATAACAAGTATTACAAGTCTAGTGTTAACTAGCTAAATATGTTAATTATACGTGAAGAATTTAGAACTTAAACAGCAACTTGTATTTTGTGAAAAATATAAAATTGATGCAAATCAATTATTGTTGCTAGAAATTATTCTCATCGCTCAAGAGGGTGACGATGCAGAACTTGTCCAGCTTTATTTTCAATCAGAGGCAAAGGGAAGCCTATTGGAACAATTAATTAGATTACAAGAAGTAGGAGTAATATTAAAGTCTTATAAGTTACCTAAGAAAGGTGAACGATTAGATTTATTTAGTATTCCTATTAATAGAAATCTTGTAAAAGACTTTTATAAGTGTTCTTTTGAATTAGGTAAAGAACTATTTGAAGAATATCCTCAATTCGGTTTTATCAATGGGAATCCAGTTGGTATCCGTAGTGTTTCTAAGAAGTTTGATAGTCTAGAAGACTTTTATCGCTTCTATGGAAAGACTATTAGGTGGAAACAGGAAACCCATGACCATATTATAGAATTAGTTAAATGGGCTCGAGAGAATAACATTCTCTGTGTAAGTCTGTGTAACTTTGTAATAGATCATAGATGGGATGAATTAGAAGCACTCCGTAATGGAGATTTAGCTAATACTAATTTTGATGCTATTAAGGTTGTATAATTAAATATTATGGCAGAAAAAATTAGTGGTTTAGAGGAATTCTTTCAATTAGTTAAAGAAGGAAGAGAAGGACACAATATAGGACTTAGTACAGGTTCACCTAAGTTAGATTTATATACTGATGGAGTTCTTCCAGGTACCTCTTATTTAATAGGAGGTGCTTCAGGTAGTGGTAAATCTACCTGGGCACTCTGGACTTATGTATATCAACCATTAATGCATTATTTAAATGGGGATAGTCCAGAAAGAGACCCTAGATGGTTATTATTCTCACTAGAGATGACTCGTAGTCAAGTATATGCTAAATTAGTTAGTATGTACATATTTGACAATTTTGGAGTTGAATTGCGATTTAAGCAGATATTCTCTAGAGGAAAAGACTGTGTATTGTCTGATGAAGAATATGAACTCTTAACTAGGAGTGCTGACTTTATTAAAATTCTTGATGAAAGATTGTCTTTTTATGAGGGTAGTCTTACAGAAGCAATCTATTTAAAGGAAGTAAATGAGGAATTATTAAAATGGGGTAAATTTGAGAATGGTAAATACATTCCAAATAATCCTAACATGTTTCTAGGTATTATGATTGACCATATGACCTTGGTAAAGGCAAGTGGCGGTCGAACTAAGAAAGATGAAATTGATGCAATTTCTAGGGATTCTGTTCAAATCAGAAATAATACTAAAATTGTATCTCCTATAATGATTTCTCAGTTTAATAGAAATGCTAATGGTCAAGAGAGAATGAAACAAGGTCTACAAGATCCATCTATGGAAGACTATAAAGACAGTGGATCACTACTTGAAGATTCACAAGTAGCTATAGGTTTATTTAGTCCACACAAATATAAATTATCTACTTATAAGAAATATAATATCAAGATACTGGAGCAGTGTTTTATTGGTGTATTTATCTTAAAGAGTAGATTTGGTTCTTCTGACCTAATGATTCCTACTGGTTTTTATGGTGATTGTAGTCATTATGCAGATTTACCTAAACCTGAGAATATATTTGACTGGGAGAAATATACTAGTCCTAATTATTTATTAGAAGATGGTGTTCAGCAATTAAATGTTGAACTTAATCATATAGATGAAGAAGAAATAGATAATAATTCAAATCTTTCATTTATATTATAAAAATATGTCACAAATTATTGGTCTTGGTGGTTTTTCGGGTAAATAAAATTAAATTTCTTACAAACCAATAATTTTAGACAATTTGATTTTTTATTTAAAATTTATTGTATATATTAGAGTAACTAACAATTACTTTAATATGAAACGTAAATTTATAGTAAAAAATCAATTAACACAAAGTCCTGGCATTTATATGATGTCATGCAATGAAACAGATAAAGTATATATTGGAGAAACAGTAAATTTATCAAGAAGATTGCAAAAACACTTTTCATTACTTAGAAAAAATAAACATTCTAATCCTATCTGGCAGAATGTGTTTAATAAATATGGAGAGGAAAATATCACAGTAGAAGTTTTAGAGTATTTAGATACTACGGATGAATTGGAATTAAAAAGAATTGAACAAAATTGGCAAAAGAAATTTCCCACATGTATTAGCCTAGACAGTAATGAAATATTTGTCATAGAAAGGTCTGAAGAATGGAAGGCTAAGCAAAAGGCAATTTTAGACGCTCATAGATATAAGGTTATAGAAATGTGTACTATTCCAATTATCATATATGATATTTTAGATAAGAAAATTATAGAATTTTCCTCTGTAGGAGATGCCACTTCTTTGATAGAACATAAACATTTACAAAAAAATATTAATGATAAAATACTAATCCCTTTTAAAGGTAGGTATGTTGCTTTTAAAAAGAGTGAATTTAAACCAGAACTTGTAGATAATATTTTGAATGCAAATTCTGATACTAAGATACAAGTTTATAAGGGGAATTATACTTTATATAATATTTTTACGGAAGAAGTTTTGCATTTTGGTTCTAAGGTACAATTTTCTTTACATTTCTCAAAATCTAAAAATGATAAATTGTACGAACTATTTAATAATAGAATTACAATAGATGGTTGGTGTACCAGATTGCCCACTTCGTTAGCAGATTTTTATGAGAATATGTTTATTAGTATTAAAAAAGGACGTTCTCAATTTTGTTCTATGGTAGAAGTTGGGAAATTAATAAAAGCCTGTGATACTTGTAAAACTAAGACAGATTTTGCTAAGATGTGTGGCGTATCTAGAGCAACTATATCTAAAGGACCAGAATTTTATACATACAAGGAACTAGCAGATGAATTAAAAGAAACAGCTGCCCGAATGAAACTGGTTTAAAATTGGGAAGCCTTGTAAGTAGTTATTGTGAAATAACTGAGGTAATCAATTACGAATTAAGAGAACAGACATAAGGTATCTTAAACGTTTAACGACTAGAGGATATGTAGTCTAACAAAATCCTCCAAGAAATACCAGACTATTAGAATATTATGTGAATAATGTTTAAAATAGTATGAGATAGTCTAAACTCAGTATAAACTTAATAAACTGAGAGCTTTGGATAAAGAGCCAAAGGTTAATACACAATTGAGCGGAAAGAGTAGTTCTTTAGCAACATTAGTACCGGAGGAGACTTTTATTATTAGTTGTACTCCAAAACAATTATCTATTAGAGGTTTCCGAAAGCACTATAAAAAACTAGCTAAAGTTAAAACCAAGAATAAAGAAGGAAAGGAAGTAATTAGTTATGCGGGTAACTGGTATTATAGTAACGACTTTGGTAAGGTTGAAAATATTATGAAAGTTGTTGATACTAAAATGCCTAATATTAAGGTACTTGTAATAGATGACGCTAATTATCTTTTAAGTCAAGAAGTGATGGCTAGAGCCCTTGAAAAGGGTTACGATAAGCATACTGAGCTTGCTATGCATTACTATACCTTACTTACTGATGCTATGGGTCTTCGAGATGATTTAACGGTAGTCTTTATTTCTCACATCGTTAATGATGGTAGTGACTTAGATCCTAAGTATAAGTTATTTACGACAGGTAAGCTTCTTGACAGAAGTGTAAATATAGATGGCATGTTTAATTACTTACTCTATGCTGAAAAATTAGTTGATAGTGTATCAGGTGATGTTAGTTATAAATTTAGAACACATTCATTAGGTCCTGATACATGCCGAAGTACCGCAGGCTGTTTTGAAGATTTATATATTGAGCCTGATATGAAACTAGTTATAGATACTATCAATGCATTTGAAAACGAAGATTAAGACTATTTAACTAACTAATTAACTAATTATTGAATATATGAAGCTGGACATTGTAATGCACTATTCTGTTGATGAAGCAACAGGAGAAATCACTTTTATTGGTAAAGATGAGATTAAGGTAGACACTGCTAAGAAAACTTCTACCTCTAGAAAGAGTTCTACTAAGAAAGACGAAAACCCTGAGCCTATTGTAACACTTGATTCTACTAAATTAACGCTTACCCAAGGAGCAGTTGATTTATTACAAGTCTGTGAAGACTGTCGTATAGACATCAAGTATGACAAGAAAGGCAAGCAGTTACTTCCAAAGATTGGAACAGATGCTGCTTTTAAATCTAAGGGAGGTAACTTACTTTCAGGTAAGAATACTGTAAGATATGGAGGTGCTAATAATAAGAAGTTAGCAGGATATGGTACTACCTTTAAAATGGAACCAACTGAAGATGAAGGTATTTATTGGCTTGTAGGAGACAAAATGCCTGAAGAACAAGAGGTTCCAAAAGAGTTAGTTAATATTGAGGACGAGCTTGATATAACTAACTTGGATACTATAGAAGAGGAATCTACAGACTTATCTAGTCTGAGTTATACTCTCTAATAAATAGAGTTAATTAAATATATTAGATAACAATTAATTTATTAGATTATGATTACTTAAATTTTGAAAATTATATAATATATGTCATTTAATTTTGCTATTTCATCTGATTCTGCAGTTCGTAACAGTCGTCGTCCACTCGCACCATGGGAAATCCATGATGTAAAGTTTAAGGGAGCTGAAATTCGTGAGTTTAACGGTAAGAAAGACCCTAATGCTCATTATAAGTTGCTCTCCATTAAATATGAGAATGAGGATGGCTACTTTAATGTAGATTTGTTCTTCCCTAAAGATGGTGATGATGTACGACCAGAATTTGATGGTGCTAATGGTGGTAAGGTTCAGATGGCTTCCTCATTTGAGACTACTATGGCAATAGTAAAACAGACTGCACAGGTTCTTAACCCTAAAGGTTTTGAACAGATGCAAAAGCTGAGTGTTAAATTTAAGAGCTTTGATGATGTTGCAAAGACTTTCATTAAAGTAACTACACCAGCTATTGATACAGATATTAAAATTAAATTGACAGGTAAGAATCGTGACGGTAAGGTAGTTGCTCAGATTCCACGTATTTTGGCTTTGAATAAGGAGGGAGAAGCATTTATTTGTGACAATTATATTGGTCCAAAGCTCTTCTGGTCTGATTATGAAGCAGGTAAGCGTGATGAGTATTTGAAGTCAACTCCTACTGACCCAGATAAAGCTGTCGCAGATACAGCAGGAGTAGATGAAGCTCCTAAGGATGATTTGGATCTCGATAGCTTGCTTTAATTAAATAATTCTCTATGGACTTTAGTTTTGAACCTAAAGTTACTAGGGAGTTTCTTCTAAGTGAAAACAATGAGGAGACATATATGAGTTATTATCTAGGAATACCTGTAGATAAAGGCTTGTATGTGTCTCCTCTACGTTCTGACCATCATAAAACTTGTGGATTTTTTAGAGGTAAATCTGGCAGACTTTACTTTAAAGACTTTGCTACTGGAGAATGCTTTGCCTTTGAAAATGTTGTAATGAAAAAGTTTAATTGTAACTACCATGAGGCTTTGAGAATTATAGCTAAAGACTTCGGATTTATTAAGGGAGAATCTCCTGTATCTAAACCCATAGTTAAGCAAGCTGAATTTAAAGGAGACAAACAAACTTTCATTCAAATAGAGGCACAAGAATTTTCTGAAGAGGAACTGAAATGGTGGAATCAGTATGGTATAACTAAACCTATATTAAATAAGTATAGAATATTTAGTTGCAGAACAGTCTTTTTAAATGGTTCTATAGTTAGTCAGTCTACTCCGAAATGTCCTAGTTATGGATATTATTTTGGAAAGAAAGAACATGTAGAACAATGGAAAATATATTATCCGAAAAGGTCTGATTATAGATTTATAGGTAATATATCTACTAAAACTATTCAAGGTTATAGACAATTACCTAAGAATGGTAAGTTATTAGTAATAACTAAGAGTTTAAAAGATTGTGCTTGCTTATATGGTATGGGAATACCTGCATGTGCCCCACAAAGTGAAACTCAATTTATTTCTAATACTATCTTAGAAGATTTAAGGCAACGATTTGATAAAATAGTACTTTTATTTGATGCTGACCTTACTGGAGTACATTACACTAATGTACTACGTAGAAAATATGATTTCTTAATTCCTTGCATTATACCTAGAAGGTATGGGGCTAAGGATATTAGTGATTTCTATAAGAAGTATGGGAGAGAAGAGACTATTAAATTTATTAAAGAATCTATTAAATATATAAAAGAATGGGAAAGACATAGGTGAATACTAGTGTAACAGTAAAATATAAGAATGGCGACACACAAACATTCCAAACAATAGAAGAAGCTTCCGAAGTAACTAAATTAACAGTTAATTCAATTAAATCTAGAGCTAATAAACCTGGCTCTGGAGCTAAATCTAAAGATGGAATGACATTTCAATGGGCAGATCCTGCTGTCAGAAGAAGTCTTACTGCTAAAAAGAGTAAGAAAAAAGGATCTAGCTTTGAACTTGATATTGTACATAAATTAAGGGAAATTGGATATCCTAATTGCATGACTAGCCGTAATAAAGATAAAACTTTAGACGCTAACAAAGTGGATATTTGTGATGAGGAAGTTCCTTGTTATATACAAGCTAAATATACTCAGAACATGCCTAATTACTTTACAATTAGAGATGCTTGTAGTTTAAAGGACAAGCCATTTGTAATGTGTTGGAAGAAAGCTGGCAAAGATGGAGAGCAAAGTCCTGGTACAGTTGCCGTTATACCGATAGATTACTTTTACCAACTAATTAGTAAATTAAAATGAATACTTATTTGATTCCTTGGAGTGACCCAGGAGAGTGTGATATTCTTAAAATTACTGCAAATAGTTATGAAGACTGTGTAGACAAAGTAATTAAACATTATGCAGAAGAATTTGATTCAGATGCTTTAGCAGAGTGTACAGATTACGAAGAATTTATGCAGTTGATATATGATAATCACGATATTTTCTTGGGAAGCATTCATGAAATTGAAGAATATGAATAACCTGCGTATTGCACTAGATATAGATGATACCATTTTAAAGTGGTTTGAAGCTTATCAAAAACGTTTCCCTGGTGAACGTAATTTGGTGCAACATATAATTACCAGAAATGTACGTAAGTTACAATATGATAGAGAATTTTGGGAAAATCTAGAGTTACTAGAGCGTCCTAATTTTGAACCTCATATTTACTCAACTAAACGTATAAATCAAAAGAGTTACACTCGTAATTCTTTAATTAAAAATGGTTTACCAATAAAACCTATTTATCAGACTTATAACCAAAATGGTAATAAAGCTGACAAGATAAAGGGAAGGTGTGATGTTCTTATAGATGATAGTTTATTTAATGTAACTAAGGCTATACAGAGTGGACTACCTGCTCTTCTTATTGATAGACCACACAATCAAAATGTGGAGTGTGAATTTCGCATTTATAACTTAGATTATGAAGAAATCCTAGATGCATATATGAATGAGTTAAATGTCTTAGGATGGCAAAATTAAGAGACTTAGTCAAACTTACTCCATTAATTGACACTCTTAAATTAGTTAAAATTGATGATGCAGAGTATTTCTCTTCTAAGTATGGAAGTTATATAAGTAATTCAAGATTAGGATTACTTAATCCATTTCAAGGAGGTTCAACAGATGCCTTCTTTGCAGGGTTCAAAGACGAAGGATTTGTCTCTAGTTTAGTTATAGGTTCTGCAGTTCATTGCCTCACTTTACAAGATGAGAGTTTTGAACTTGCTCCGGCTCTAGGAAAACCTACTGCTAAACTGGGAGCTACGGCAGATGAACTTTATCCAGTATGGTTGCAACATCCCATTAGAACTTCTGATATTGAGGAAGCTTCAAGTAAGGTTAATTACTATAAAAATAAGCTCACTCCGGATATTATTAAAAAGGTAAATGAGCAATGTATTCCATATTGGAAAGCTAGAAAGAATGCACAATTAAATAGTACTAAAGAACTTATCTATTTAGATGATAAGAGTCATGATACTGTATATAATTGTGTAGAAGCATTAACTAAGAATCCACAAATCCAAGAGTTACTTAATCCTTCAGGACTCTTAGATCCTCCTCTTTCTATGAATGAACAGGCATTCCTACTAGATATAGAAGCTGAATGTGCTAATGGTAAGAAAACAATATTACACTTAAAAGCTAAACTGGATAATTTTACTATTGATACAGAGCAAGACATTATTACTGTAAATGATGTTAAAACTATTAGTAAAGTAGTGTCTGCTATTGATGATAATATCAATAGGTATCACTATAGTAGGGAATTAGCTGAATATTTATATCTGTTAAATTTGTATGTAGCAAAGGAGTATAATATATCAAAACCTTCAATAAAGGCTAATTATTTAGTAGTATCTACTATTCCACAATACTATACTAAAGTTAGACCTGTAACTAATAAAGAGATACAAGAAGGTATGTATGAGTTAGGAACCTTGTTACGTCATGTAGCATATCTAATTTGCTATAAAGGATATTCTCTTTAATGGAACTTAAAGATTTAGACTTTAATAAAACTCTAGCAATATATAAAAAATTCTTTAGTGTTCATTTTTTAAATAGTAACTTGGGTGATAAATTAGCTGTAATAGCCTTAACTTGTTATATAACTAATGAACTCAGGAAAAAGAACAAAGAAATCACTTGTTACGATGTTTTATTAAAAGTGGGAAAAGATTTTGGAAAAGAAGAAAAAGAAACCTTTCTGAAATCACTTGGTGCTATTTGTGAGGACTTTATGTATGGAGTTAAAGACTTCCCGGACTATGGGGTACCCCTCAAAAATATGCCAAAACAACTTAAAAAATTATTAGATTCTTATGTACCATTTTGATAATATTTTATCAAAAATTTGTACAATTATTTAGATTAACATTAATTAACACTATAATCCTTGGATAATTTCCTAAATGGATTATTGTTGTTTACATCAGTCAAGAAAACTGGTTTTAGATAAGTATTTCGTAGATGACATGAAAATGATTAATGTTTAATAAGGATTTAATAATTATGAGTACAAAGGTTTTGAATTTTAAGAGTGTAGCAGTATCAGCAGAGTCTAAGGATGTAGCAATCGCAAACATTGAAGAGCAGTATTTCCATATTAACGGTGATGCAACTCAGGCTTACAAGAACGCAAAGGCTAAGCATCAGGGTGTTTGGACAGAGCGTGATGACAAGGCATTTAAGTTGGATTATTTGGAGAAGAAAGGTAAGAGCTGCCCAGGTGCTGGTTACATTATTGTAGTAGAGGCTGCTATTGGTGACACTCGTGAGCGTCCATATAAGATTGAAGATGTAAAGAGTGAGGGTAAGAGAAAGTTTAAGTCAATGTATAAGTGGATTGACGCTGAAGGTAAGACAGTATGTCAGGTTGATACTAATAAGGCAGATGCTAAGAATGCAATCAAGGAACTCTATAAGAGTGGCGCATTTAGAGGTGATGCTAAGTTGGTAAAGACAAAGGATGTAGTAGAGGGTAATGCAGTTGTAGCTACAGCTAAGTATACTCCTTCTAAGAATACTAAGCCAGGTTCATACATTGCTTTTGGTATTGAAAATGCATAATCATATATTGGGTAACTAACATTATTGTTAGAATTAAGTAAGGTGATTGTCCGTGAGGATAGTCACCTTTTTTTCTTTAGATACATTAATAGCTAGATTACTTTAAATAATTAAGTAATTAAATTAAATGCAAGTAACTTTAGAGCAACTTTATTCAGGAAAAGCCACTAGAATTAAAGAAAAGGAGTATTTTACAACTGAGCAGTATGTAATGCCATTTATAGACAGAATGTCTAAGTTTACAGACAAGTTTGAAATTCAGGTTAAACCTGCAGATCAAATTAGTCTGACTAATGATGGCGAGGTTAATTTTGAAAATATCGTATATAATAGAGTGTGGGTAGAAGCACAACTTCCAGGAGAATATGCTTATGAGGGTCATACTCAGTCAGTTAGTCTTCTGTATGCTTTAGATACCCGTAAACCAGTGTATAAGATATTTCAAAATGCAGTACGTAGTGCTTGTTTAAATATGTGTGTATTTTCTCCAAATATGCTGCAAGTTAGAGAATTAGAGCCTGAAACAGCTATGGAATATACCTTTGTAAATCAAGTTATGGAAATGACTGATAATACAAAGGTGATGTTGGAGAATTTAGCCAATACATATATTAAGAGAAATGAACTCTATGACAATTTAGGACATTGGGTAGATAATTGTATTAGTAGCAAATTTAATTCGGGATTTGGTACTGTAAAGTTGGCAGAATCTACAGCTATTGATGCTTATAAAAAATTAGTAATTGACGAGAAGTCTGACTATTTTGTACCTAATAATGAGGATATTTGTATGTTCGATGCTTATCAGGCATTTACAGACATCATTACTCATGATAAAGGTAGGGATATAGTCAATAAATTTGAGAAGATTTATTTAGTTAAAGAGATTCTAGGTATTAAATAAGAAAATATTTGGAATTAGCTAAATAATAAAATATAATATAGATTCAGTAATGATTAGATGTTTATAAATAGATTATATTTTTAACGGCTTAACAGCTTATTTAAACATTTAACAATGAAAAAGGAAACCAGAAATCGTATTGAGAAAGTATTGAACTATGCTAAAGAGAATAATTGTAGTGTAAAAGCAGCTTGTATTGCAAAGAACTATAATTATAGCACTTTAATGAATACTATTAAATATACTCGTAGTATTGGTAAAGATGAAGATATTATTTCTCTATATGATTCTGTAAAAAAGCCTACAGGTAATTCTGTAGAGCATATTGATACTGATGAAAGAGCTGAGACTGAACAGATTCGTAATGAAGATGGTGCAATAGTTAGTTATAGATTTAAGGTATTTCGTCGCGATAAGACTCCTGTGATAGGAGCCTTAACTAGAGATGAAATGAATCTTATCTATAGACTTTATTCTTATTATGGTTCTAGTCTCACACAGCGACAAGTAAGTAGACATTTTCCTGATTATTCTTTAGTTGATTTTAAGAGAATCTTACGTGCTTTTAATATAACTAAAGCTTCTAGTCCATTTGCTCCTCATGTAATTGAAGAACATACACCAGAAGAACTTCAGGAAATGCAACTCAGAGAGAAGGAGAATGACTTCTTAAAAGCTGTGGAAAAGAATGAGGTAAGAGACCTCAAACAACTAGTTATTAAACTTACTAAGGAACAAATGAAAAGTTCCATTAGTGAGGAGAAACTAATTCAATTAATTAAAGAAACTAATAAAGACTATAAAGAGCTTCCAGTTAACATTAATAGCAGTAATCCAACATATCCAATATTAATTATATGGTTGTCTGATTTACATATTGGAGCTTATAATGCTAAGTATAGTAGTTTCGTAACCCTTCCTAATTATGATAAAGAAGAGATTAAGGCTAGATTAACTAAGATTGTACAGACATTTGCTGGTCAATCTTATGGAGCAGTTTATGTAGTTAATCTTGGCGATTCTATTGATGGTTATAATAAAGAAACTACTAGAGGTGGACATCAACTTCCTGAGGTAATGGATGATAAAGAGATTAGTGAGATCTATATAGAGTGTATGATGGAGTTCTTCAAAGCTCTTAAAGCTAATATAAAGAGTGATGAGTTTAATTATCTCTGTATAGGTGAGAGTAATCATGATGGCAATTGGGGATGGTTAAATAATAAGTTATTAGCTGCATATTTAGCTAATGAAGGGGTTAAGAGTTTTATTAGTAACTTTCCCATTGACCATTTCACTATTGGTAAACATTCATGGATTTTCATGCACGGCAAAGACAATAACAATCAGTCTCGCCAATTTCCACTTACGCTTAATCCTCAAACTGAATTATATTTTGCTAACTATATAGCAGAACAGAATATCAGTAATAAATATATCTATGTAGTAAAGGGTGATTTACATAATTATGCTTATACTACAGGTAAACAGTTTGATTATATTTCAGTAGGTAGTATGTATGGAAGTAGTAATTATATTGTTGCTAATTTTGGACATACTAAATGGAGTATTAATTATTCTGTAGTTACAGAAGATGATATGTTGATGGGAACAGTTAAGGGAAATAACTAGATTAGCATTTAATAAGGAAAATAGAAGTTGCATGTTAACAAGAAGTGATATTTTAAGTGAAGCAATTCATAAATGCTTGGTTGAAATGTATAAATGGGCTCAGCCAGCTATAGATTTAGATAAACTTATTGCAGATGGGTATAAAGATTCTGAGGAGGATCCTCTATATAGGAAACACTATTTGTCAGAAAAGAATTTTATCTATCTGAGAGACATATATAAAGATGCTTATGGAATTACTGATAATTGGAATGACACTTTTGAATTACTAATAGACTATTTAGCTAAGGGAGGTATGGAGGATGACTATAAACCTGCCACTAAAGATAGACCTGCTTATAGAGATTATAAAAAGGTTCCAGCATTAGATACTCTAATTGGTAAGGAAGCTACTGATAAGTGTCTAGAGCATATTAAAAAGTGTCAGAATTTCTATTATGGACATTCTAGAGAAGTAAATCAATTTGACATGACTATGGCTCTAGGTGTGGGAAGTCCTAATTCTAATGCTGAGTATGTAACGGAATATTGGCAATCTCATGGAAGACCTGATTTTGCTATTAAAGATTTCAAGATTGATGATATTATCTATGATGATGAATATCCTGCTGTAGATGAATTTTTAGAGTCTTTAAAATAAATAGTATGAAAGATATTATATTGCCAAGTGAAACCTCAGATGCTATTGATTTAGGCGCTATTGATGAAGATACTAGAGGTATAGTCATACCTTATAAAGATAACTATGCTGTTGGTTACATAGCTTATACATGTGGGGAAACTAATCCTTGGGCGTTCTTCAATACTATGGATAATACTATAATAGTTGGAGATATTCAAAGTGTTGATTATTCTGAAGAATCCCTAACTGATTTAGTTAAAAGACTTGTAAAGGATAAAATTGCCGACAGTTTTAAGCTCATTAATTTCACAATAGATTTAGATAATTATAATCCAGATAAATTATCTTCAGATAATAAAAAATTAATGAATAAAAAGAATGTATGGTCATTATAAAAAGAGACGGAACAAAGGAAGAGTTTAATGCAGATAAAATATTTAATGCTTTAACTAAGGCATTTAAAGCTTGTGGTTATACTTCTGTTGAAAATGTTATTCGGGATATGGTTTCAGAAATGAGATTCTGGGATAATATTACTGTAGAAGAAATTCAAGATGAAGTAGAAGAGACTTTATATAATTACGAATATTTTGATGTAGCTAGAGCTTATTCCATTTATAGAGAAGAACACAAGAAAGCTAGATTTATTAGAAGTAGACTTAACTACATGGACACTTATAAAGATTCTGGTGTAAATGCATCTACTTCTTCAGAAACAGATGCTAATGCTAATGTTGCTTCTAAGAATGTAGCTAATCTTGAGGGTGAAGTATATAAAGTAACTAATAGAATTATCCAAAGACAACGAATGAAAGATAAACTTAATAAATTGTATCCAGGTCAAGAACTTGGAAGACAGTATATTAAGGATCTAGAGAATCATATTATTTATACTCATGATGAGGCTAGTACCCCAGTACTTAAACCTTATTGTAAAGCAGTCACATTGTATCCATTAATGCTTGAGGGTGTAGGTAATATTGACGGAGTTACTCCTAGTGCCCCAAATGATATTCAGTCTTTTAGTGGTCAGGTAACTAATGCTGTGTTTTTGTTTAGTTCTCAGTGTAAAGGAGCTGTTGCTCTTGGTGATTATTTTATAGCTCTTAATTATTATGTAATTCAAGAGTTTGGACCTGTGTGGTATGATAAGGTGGATGAAGTTGTAACTAATTCTCACTTTCTGCATCAGTATACTGTTGGACATTATATCCGAAAGGGTATGAAGCAGTTTATTTATGGAGTTAATCAACCTGCAGGCAATAGAAGCTACAATTCACCTTTCTCTAATGTTTCTTTTTATGATAAAGTATATTTTAAATCACTCTTTGGAGAATTTTATTATCCTGACGGAACACAACCTGAATGGAATGCTATAGATAAGTTGCAGAGAATCTTTATGCAACTTTTAAGAGAGATTAGATTAATTAAACCTCTCACATTCCCAGTAACTACTATGGCTCTTGTACATAATAATAAAGAATATCTTGATCCAGAGTATAAAGAGTTATGTGCTGAAGAATGGGCTAAGGGTGGAAGTTTCTTCTGCTATACTAGTGACAATCCTACATCTTTGGCATCATGTTGTAGAGTCTTAAATGAAATGTCTGATAATACCTTTAGTTCTACTACAGGTATGACTGGAGTTATGACTGGTTCTTGTAATGTAATTACTCTTAATATTAATAGAATTGTTCAGGATTATATACATACATGGAAAAATTGGGAGGATCATATTGTTGATGGTAAGTGTGCCTTTCCTTTTGAGTGGTTTTCTGAGAATTTTTCAGACTTAAAAAATTATCTTATTAATATTCTTGAAAGAGTATATAAGTATCATATTGCATATAAAACAATGCTTTATGAAATGGAAGACGCTAAAATGTTCTCTGATTGTAATGCGGGATATATTTATATGCGTAAATTGTATTCTACTATTGGATTAATAGGTTATTGTGAAGCCGCACAATTCTTGGGACTATCTGTATCTAATAATGAAGCATATAAAGATTTTCTTAAATTAGTATTCGGCACTGTTAAAGAGGAAAATAAGAAAAACTCTATTCATGATAGTAAGAGACCATTCTTATTTAATAGCGAGGCTATCCCTGGAGAAGGATTGAGTGTAAAACTCTATAATTGGGATAAGAAAGATGGTTATACAGTACCTGAAAATCAAAATTTGTATAATTGTTATTTCTATAATCCATGGGATGAGACCTCTATTCTTGATAAGTTTAAGCTTCATGGTAGAGGAGTAGCTCAGTATTGTGATGGAGGTCAGGCTCTTCATGCAAATCTTGATGCTCATTTAAGTAAACAACAGTATTTACATCTGTTGGATGTAGCTAAAGATGAGGGTACTAGTTATTTCACATTTAATATTCCAATGTCTCAGTGTAGAGAATGTGGACATGTAGTAAATGCTCCTATTGATGAGTGTCCTATTTGTCATTGCAGGCACATTAAATATTATACTAGAATTATTGGTTATCTTGTATGTGTAGACAATTGGAGTAATCCAAGACAGTTAGAATTTGCAATACGTAAATATAAGAGTGGAGATAGAAGCTTTACATATAAACCAAATCTTTAATATGCATACAATTTTTGGAGACCTTGATTATGTTCAGGGTTATTTAAGAACGGGTCATTTAGAAATGGAATTAAATGATAAAGATTTTGAGAAATTTAAATCTTTGTCTTTAAAGGAACAAAAAGAATGGCTTTGGGATGAAGGACGAGTAAATGTAGATGATTTTAGCGTTGACGATATTGGTAGTATTACTGAAATAAATTATTAATATGACAGAAATTGATTTTTAATGAAAGAGTTATTAAAGTTTGAAGCAGAATGGTGTAGTCAGTGTAAAGCTCTTAAACCTACATTGGATAATGTACTTAAAGACTTTCCTGATGTTAAGTTAACAATAGTAGATTGTGAAATTGAAGAACAGAAAACACTAAAGTATCAGATTAGAAATATGCCTACTCTTATCTATTTAGTAGATGGAATAGAAGTAGGTAGATTATCTGGAGCAGTTCCAGCTAGTAAGATAAAAGAATTACTTAGTAAATAATGGAAATAACATTAGTTAAAGAAGAAACACTTGATGAAGAAGCTCTAAGAGACTTTATCAATCAAGAATTTTACAATAAAAACATAGATGAGATTTTAGACTATTTAGAAACCGACAAAGGACTTGAATATCTAGAATCTTGTGTATGTAATTTGGTAGGTGAGGTTGGTATGCAAATAGATGATTTTACCTATCAAAATATTTTAGATTATTTAGAAAACAATTTATAAACGGTTAAGGAGACTTAGGTAACTAGGTCTCCTTTTTCTATCTATGAGTGTGGAAAGAAAACAGCTTAAATCAGTTAATTGTTCTCTACGCAACTTTACATATGGTCAAAATTCTGATTATATAGTGGTAACAGAATGGGTCAATGGAGACGGTTGGGATATAACAATTAACGATAAACAGATTAGTCTACATAGTGGAGAATTAGCAGCTATTAATTATTTAACTGCTATGATAGATTATGATTATGAATCTAAGCTTGACTAACTATGAAGGAAATAATTGTACTAGATTATTGTGATGGGTCTGTCTGGATTTATAAACTTCCATGGTTAAATATGGATGATACTGCTATAGATGATTGGTTAGATTCTATGGGATTTAATTTAGATGACATAGAATGGATGATTAACCCTAATATTACAATTAATGATGAACGATAATAAAATAACAATAGAACAGACAGTTGATGTCTTGATTGAAGGTGCTAGAAAAACTTCTAATACCTTTATGTTAGAAACAGCTAAATTAATTAAAGCTGCGTTGATTAATAATCAGCATTCCGAGAAACCAGTTTCTGAACTAGATGTTTTACATAAGATGGTTAAAGAGCGTGAAAAGGCTATGACTATTTATGAGAAAGCGGGTCGTAAAGATTTAGCACTTAAGGAGGTTAAAGAAATTGGTTATATTCGAGGAATAATGCCTGTAGAACCTTCAGAACAAGAAATTAGAGAATTTATTTCCGAGTTAATGAAAATAATGACTCTGACTATTAAGGATACTAAAATGGTTATTACACATGTTCAACATAAATTTCCTACTGCTCAGAAGAGTACTATTGTCAAAATATTTAAATCCTTACTGTAATGAAGTTATACGGAAAATTTGACGGCAGTGCTATTACTGACATTTCTTGTAATTTAAGGGCTTTTGGATGGTTTGATGATGTTTATTATACTACCAAAGAAGCAGTATCAATGTATGATGTTTACGTACCTTTTGAAGAAAATTGGGATGCAGATTGGCTTCCTTATAATTGTACTATCGTAGAAGATGAAATATTTTTCAAAGATGGTAAATACTATTATGAAGGAGACGAACCTGCTAATTCGGTGGAAGGGGAACGAACGTTTGAATATAATGGAGGTAGGTTAGTAAAACAACAATTCAAACCATATTAATATGTACTTTATATATAAGAAACAAATAAATGTAGCTAGTGAATATAGCTATAATGTAGACTCTATAGTTGAATGGTTTAAAGATTATATCGATAAAGATGATATTATAGAGGCATATGGAGGAGTAGAAGAAGCCACTGCTAAAGATATAGTAGACGATATTTTCTGTGAATCCGATTCTTGGTATGATGATTTTATACAAAAATTTGATATAGAATCAGATGTTGTAGAGAATATGTATTCTGAAGATATTGCTGAACAGATAAAAGAAGTAGCAGGAGATAAATTAGTAGATTACTATACTAAATATTTAAAAGAACTTCAAAAATGATAGATTTAACATGGCGTGAAATTCGACAAGTGTTTGTTGAAGAAGATACCCTTTACTCAGCTTTACTTTACGTATATCGTACTTATATAGGAACTGAAGACGATAGCATAGACGAGATTATTGAAGGCATTCAAGATTATATAGAAGATTATATAGAGGAATTAATTAAAGAAGCTTCCCCTTATGATTATTCTAATGGAGATATAGATGCTGAAGATATTACAGAGTTAGTTACCAAAGATGAATTCTTAGAGAAATTTAAAGAATGGTACGAAAATGAGTGATAAAATCGATTTAAGTTGGTCATTAAATGTAGAATACACTTTTGAAAAGTATGATCTCTTTGAAACTCTAGCTAATCTATGTACCACTTATTGCGATGGTATAGATATACCAGAAGAATCTCATGATTATTCCGAATTTATAATTGATTGGTTAGAAGATAATTTAAAGGATTATAAAGAAGAGTTTCTCTCTATGTTAAGCTTGGAAACAAGTATTGATTGTAATACTGATGGAGAAATAGATAATGATAATATTACTGAATTATTAGATAATGAAGAATTTATGAAAGAATTTAAACAATATTTGTGTGACTAAAATACTAGTAATTCCGGATGTACATGGTCGTGGTTTTTGGAAAGAACCATGCAATAATTGGACAGGTAAAATTATATTCTTAGGAGATTATCATGATCCTTATGGAGAATATGTAGTTGGAGAACCTGATAAAGCAGAATCTTTAATCAATCTTAAAGAATTAGCTGCTTTTGTAGAGAATAGACGTAAGATTTCTGATGTTATATGTTTATTAGGTAATCACGATCTTAGTTATTTCAATGGAAATGGTAAATGCCGATTTGATTACTGGGAACAAAAAGAAGTAAAGGAGTTAATTAGTAATTTAAGTCCTCAATTATATTACATATATGAAGATTTAACTACTAAAGAGCCTCATAAATATTTATTCTCTCATGCAGGTATTACTAAAGATTGGTTGGACTATAATGATATGGAGTTAAAAGACTTAGATAGTATAGATATAACTAATCTTAGTCCGTTAGACCAAATTCCTCTTTCTAGAGGAGGTTATGCTGGATATGGTTCTTGTATTTGGAATGATTTAAATGATTTTCAAATACAAACTCACTTACAGACTCCATATAAAGGTTATTATCAAATATTTGGACACTCTTGGGGAGGTAGAACTAAACCTGTAATTACAGATAAGTATGCTATGTTAGATTGTTGTAAACCATTTGTATTAAATACAGAAACTAAACGAATTGAAGAATGGATATTATAAAACTTCCATATACTTCTTATCTTGAAGTTAATGTAAAGGATCTTTCAGAGTTTATACAAAATGAACTCATAGAAGAAAAATTTCCTAAAGATTGTTGGATTGACGATATAGGTGATAATATTTATTATTATTTAGAAGGATACTTTAGAAAAAAAGATATAGAATATAATGAAGATATTAATGACCAGTTGCTAGATTTGCTATGTGACAGTATTTTCAAATATTTAAACCTACTCTAAAAAATGGCATATATAAATCTTGACCTTTATGAAGAGGTAGAAGTAAAGGATTTCATCGATTATATAAAGTCCTATTATCCTCAGTGTAGTTCACTCTCTAACGAGGATTTAATGAGTTATATAGATGATCATATCCATAGTCTTATAGAAGCTTATTTAAGCTCTTTAGGATTAACATTTGGAGATATTAACTGGGATGACGGATTAGATACCCTTTATGATGAATGTGTTGATTATTTAAATGATTAAATATGTCAATTCAATGGTTACTTTCTCAGAGTTTCCTAACGAAATTAGTTTGTGCATCAATATTTAACATTTATTAATGACACTATTTGTAAAATTATGCTTATTCTTGTCATAGATGAATTTTTTAATTTAATGTGATAAGAATATGGATTATACTGGGCAAAAATTTTTACAAAATTGCGGAGATTATTTAATTATAGATAAGAAATCAGATAAGAAAGAGAGAACTAGATTTTTATGGGAGGCTCATTTTGAAGGGTATTTCAAAAAATTATATGTTAGGCAAGACAATTTTTCTAAAGGGAATGTGCATAATCCAGAGAAACCCGATAAATATGGATTTCTCTGTGACGAGGAACACATAGATAAAAACATATACTTTGTTTGGAAAAATATGGAGCGAAGATGCTATGACCCTAATGATTCTAATTATAGTAACTACGGAGCTAAGGGAGTAGAGGTATCTGATGAATTTAAAGTTTATTCCAAGTTTAAGAATTGGTATATAAATAATTATGGAAATCCCCCATATGGAGTGTTAGAAATAGATAAAGATTGTCTCTCGATTTTAAAAGGTTTGCCTAATAAAATGTACTCTGCAGAGACCTGTCTTTTAATACCTTCTAGTATAAATACTTTTCTTTCTACGTTAGGTAAGGGTATTTATCTAACAAAGTCTAAAACTTTCTGTGTGCGATTACGACGAAAATATCAGAAAGAAAATAAAAATTTTAAAGATTTAGATGATGCTATAGGTTTTAAAAAGGATAAGGATCTGGAATATATAAAAATCTTATTAGAACTTGAGAATATTTATGATTTTAAACGAGAATTATTAGAGAAATATGTTAAAATATTTGAATACAGCCGTGACCTTTTCTGAATTTCCAAATGAAATCTCTTTATGTATAAATATTACGGGCTGCAAAATAAATTGCCCTGGTTGCCATTCATCTTATCTTGCTGAGGACATAGGAGAACCTTTAGGAGAATTAGCTTTACATAAGTTAATTACAGAAAATAAAGGTATTACTTGTGTTGGATTTATGGGTGGAGACATAGAGCCAAAAAGTGTTAATGCTCTTGCACAATATATTAAAACAGAGTATGATTTGAAAGTTGGTTGGTATAGTGGTAGAAGTCATTTATCTCCGGAAATTGATTTACAGTATTTTGATTATGTGAAATTAGGTCCTTATGTAGAAGAAAGAGGAGGACTAGATAATCCTAATACAAATCAAGTAATGTTGGAAATTGATAATACTTGTGGAAGACCAATAACTAAAGATATAACTAGTTATTTTTGGCGTAAAAGTAATTAATGATTTTAGAATTAGCTTATAATAATGATATTTTAGATTTTAAAAAACAATTGGAGGACTTAGCTACTATTTATAGTGTCACTATAAAAGCTTATAATGAGTCTCATTATCTAGAGAAAAAGAAAGCATACCGATTAAAAGGCAGTTATAGTGCTAGATTGGTCCCTTTTGTTATATTTAAAGATAATAATCATGAGATTCCTTTTTATAGTGAATCAAATGAATGTACTTTAGATAATATTTCTGAAATTTTAAATCGTTATTGTAATGTTGAAAGTACCTGTAATTAATGAGTCTAATAATGACCTTCCTAAATATGCAACATCTGGCTCTGCTGGATTTGATTTTTGTGCCAATGTAGATGGAGTAAAAGAAAAACTTACTTGGAATTGCTTTCTTTCACGAAATATAAATGGAAAGATTGTTGAAGTTACAATTTATCCAGGTGGTCGTGCCTTAATTCCAACTGGTTTACATATGGCTATTCCAAAAGGATATATGTTAGCTGTTGTAGCTAGAAGTGGTCTGGGTCTCAAGAAAGGAGTAACTATGGCTAATTCTTTCGGAGTTATAGATGCTGATTATCGTGGGGACATTGGTCTTATTGTACAGAATAATGGATTTGAACCATTTACAGTACAACAGGGAGATAAAATTGGACAAGGTATTATTTATAAATGTGAACAAGCTGAATTTACATTAGTTGACGAACTCGATAAAACGGAACGTGGAGAAGGCGGTTATGGGCACACTGGAGTTCGTAATTGATATTATATTAGATTTATTAGATTAATTAGATAAATACTTAATATTTAATATTAATTAATATGATTACTAAGGAACAATTCACAAAGGTTATTGAAGACACATTGAAATTGAATAAAGAATACGATAGATGGGATGATTTTGGTATTAATCTGTGGGAACTTCCTATAGGAGATACTGTAGCTGATCTTGCTGAATCAATTTGGGATATTGTATTCGATGAAGATGGAATAGATTGGATTAACTGGTGGATATATGAGAGACCTGCTTTGTTTGAAGGTGATGAAGTAAATAAAGCCTATAATGAAGATGGTACAGAGATTCCAACAGAAACCGTAGATGACCTTTGGAATATTGTAGAAAAGTTTCGTAAGTAATGATCAAATATCTTTTAGGACGCGCTAGTACTGGTAAATTTCGTTTTGCAGTTGTAGAATGTGATGAAGAATGGCATTCAGATTGTGAACCAGCTGGTTATATAATTCAACGTAGTTATGGTCAGGTGAGAGGAAAAACAACCCTCTCACCTCAAATTATTGTAGATAGAACTAAACAGAAGAGAAATTGGCAGGAACAATATACTTTACAATTTAACTCTGAAGTTAAGAAATATTTAGATAAAGGCTATAAAGAAATTGATAAACATCCTAATGAATATACTGATGATGAACTCCTTAGTATATTTGGAGATGTTAAGACCAATCAGTATGGTGTAATTAAACCTCAATTAGCTAAACAAGCTGATAAGGTTACAAATCCTAAGATATTTAATAAAGAATGGTTAATTAGTAGAAAACTTGATGGTGTAAAGGCATTATTCTACTGGGATGGTAAAGAAATTCATACAGCTAGCCGTGGTGGAGAACACTATGATTATTCCACTACTCATTTGCGTACTAATTCTGCTTTACTTGCTTTCTTTAAAGAGAACCCTACTGTTATTCTTGATGGTGAGTTGTTCGTAAGAGGTAAGACTCTTCAGCAACTTTCAGGAGCTGCTAGAATGGAGAAGAATGCCTATGATTGCGATTGGTTGCAGTATTGGGTATATGATTGTTATAACTCTGCAGATATTGACATGATAGCTTCAGAACGTTATAAGTTCTTGGAAGATAAATTTGCAGAAGCTCATAATTTCCCTATTTATAGAAGTAGTGAGGATGAATCAGATGCTCCAATCAGACTCTTGGGACATGAATATGTATCTGGCTGGGACAATATGAAGAAACTTCACGATGAATGGGTTTCTGCAGGATTTGAAGGAGCAGTAATTACAGACCCTTCTAAGCCTTATAAAGTAGGTTCTCGTTGTAATAATCTCATAAAGATTAAGCAATATAAGTCTGAAGATTTTAAAGTAATTGGATATAAATTAGGACTTAGAGGTTCTGAAGATATGACATTTACTTGCGAATTAGAAGATGGACGTACTTTTGAAGCTATGCCAGTAGGTAATAGGGAAATTAAAGCTGAATATGTTGAAAACTTTGAAACTAAATACAAAGGACACAAAGCTGAATGTACTTTCTTTAACTATTCAGATGATGGTATACCTACTCAACCTAAGTTGAGAATCTTCCGCTTTGATTTAGAGTAAATTTTACTAGTGATTTTACATATATGAAAATAAAACTGATAGGTAAGGGACATTATGAAGTAATTCATAAAAATAAAGTTATAGGTAGATTTGATAAATATGATTTAGATACATTAAATAATGCTCAAGCAGGAGCAACTCTAAATTTTGCAGACTAATGTATTTCAAAGGAACTATTGTAATTACAGACCCATGTTATATAATTAAGAAGAATCCTATTAAGTATCCTAATGAAAAGGATTTTGGACTTCTAGCATCTATAGTTAATAAACCATTTAAGGATTACTCTACCCCAGAAGAGTTAGCTTACAAAGCTGCTCTAGATAAATACTACAAAGAATCTCGTAAATATGACGATTGGGATAAATGTGATTTTGGAGAGAATATGGAAGTATTAGGTATCCATAATTATATTTCTGAATCTACTATTTATGGAGATTGGAGTTGTACTACTTATCAAACAGAGGAGGAACCAAAAGAACTTCTAGAAAGTATTCTACGAGTTCTAAATAATAATCTTGAAAATGAGGAATATGGAGATGATGAACTCCCTATTCCAGATGAGGGTAAGGCTATAGGAGAGTTCTGTGCAGATGCAGGTCTTGTAGGAGTATTTTTACTTGATGAAATACTTGCATATAACCCTGAATGGAAATCTTGGATAGAAGAGCATTCTTGGTGTGCTACTATAATTGAGGATTTTGAGGGTGAAGTAGAGTATTATATAGATAAAGTAGATGAAGAAGCTCACATAGTGGGAATTGGAAATATTAACTTTTATACAGCACAAACAGGTATATGAAACATTATTTAATTAATGACTTTTTAGAGGAATCCCCTAAAGTATGTTTCTATGAACTTCTAGATGAAAGAGAATATAGACTGTATATGTTTGCTAAACTTAATCTAAAAAGTCTTGAAATATGGGGTCCAACTTCTGATTTTGATGTTTTGCAGTTTGAACCTATAGAAGTATCTGATATTGAATATTCCATATTAAGTAAATATGAACCAAAGGGCTGCTATTATCCTCTTACATATTTAATAACATATTTAATAGACAAAGCAGAAGACCTTGACATTCAATTACCAGAGTTTATTTCAGAGATAACCAATGAACAATTAATGGACGTTATTGATGCAATTGCCGAGTGAGTTTAAGTGCGCAGGAAATACTATTAAAGTAGAATTAGTAGAAAAAACAGATAATGATAATTATGGAAATTGGTGTGATGCTACCAATACTATAACTATAGCTAAAACTATAGAATTAGAAGATAAAACTGTGGTGAAGTTGACAGAAGATCAAATAACCAATACATTTTGGCATGAACTTCTCCATTGTTTTCAGTTCTATTTCGATAATAGTTATAGTGAAGCACAATCACAAGTATATGCCAACTTTCTGTGTGAATATTTCAAATCTGTTGCTTCAGATGATGAATTTGCATAATGCCTAAAAAGAAAGTAATTGTTCCACCAGTAGTTATCGAAAAGAAACCAAAAGTTAAGTATGTTTCTAAACTAAAAGAATATGCTATTAATTTCGATGCTACTATAAAAATACATCAAGGAGGGTTTGAATCAGCCCTACCTTGGTGTATCAAAGTAGATAAAAGTAAATATGCTAATTTAACTGAAGCACAGATAGTAGCTAAAGTTAAAGAGGCAATTAGATTGGCAATCTTAGATAAATGTCCTTGGGTATCTGAGATTATTTCATTAGATAATATTAAGTTCTCTCAAGAATTAATTAATAATGAAGCTAATCAAGAGCAAAAATTGTAACATTAATTATCTAGCTAAAGTAGTTGATATTAAAGTTTTTAGAAAACATTCAAATCCAGAAGTAACTAAACTTAAATGTTGTACTATTGATGGATTTAATATTATTACTTCAATAGATGCTGAACCTGGGCTTTATATATATTTCCCAACAGCTTGTTGTATTAATCCTGATTTTTTATCTTATGATAACTTATTTAGAAAGTCAGAGAAAAACAACGATCCACATAAAACTGGTCTATTTGAAGATAATGGTAAGGTTAAAGCGGTTAAATTAAAGGGTGAATTATCAGAAGGATTTATTGTACCTGCTGTAGAATTTACCAACTGGCTTATATCTATAACTAATAGAGATATTGAATTAATTGATGGAACTGAATTTGATACAGTAGAACATGAAGGCAAGACATTTTGGGTTAATAAGAAATTCATCGTTAAAGGATCACAGGGAACTCCTGGAGGAGGCTCAAAAAAGACACGTAAAGTTAAGAAGGAACTCGATAAAGTCATCCCTTCTCAATTCAGATTTCATTATGACACAGTTATTATCAAGAAATGTCCTAATGTAATTCAACCTGAAGATTTAATTAGTATTACTGAGAAAATACATGGAATGTCTCATATTTCAGCATATGTAATGTGTCATAAGGAACTTACTTGGAAAGAAAAGTTAGCTAAATGGCTTACAGGTAATAACTTTGATATTTATGACCATCTATATGCTTCAAAGAATGTGATTAAAAATCAGTATTATAATCCTAATGTGACACCAGGATTTTATGGTTGTGATACTTGGAAGTATGCTGATGATTATCTACGTCCATATATTCAAAAGGGTATGACTATTTATGCAGAGATTGTGGGATACAATCCAACTGGCACATATATTCAAAAGGGATATGATTATGGTTGTGAGAAGCCTAATGCTGTTGTAGACAATTTGATATATAAGCCAGAAAAACATTTTAAAGTAAGACCTTATAGAATCACACTAACTAATGTAGATGGTGAAGTACATGAATTTAGTTCAAGAGAAGTGCAACAGTATTGTAAATCAGTAGGGCTAACTCCTGTAACTGAATATTATTATGGATATGCTAAGGATTTATATCCTGAATTAGATAGTAAGGATAGGGACTGGGCAAAAAAGTTTTTGGATAAACTATCTAATGATAAGCGTTTCTATATGGAATGTAAATCACCTTCTTGCGTTAATAAGGTACCTCATGAAGGTATAGTTATTAAAAAGGAGGATATGATTGGTCACGCTTGGAAATTAAAATGTTTCAAATTTGTAGATAAAGCTCAATCTGACCCAGAGATGGATAAAGAAGATGAACTTAATTAATAAAGTACGCACTTTCATCAAGCATTGGAATGAGTATAAAAATCCATTCTATGTTTGGTGGAAGTGCAAAAACTGGTTTCATAAACCTTATTGCCATATTTATTGTGGTAAGAAAATATGGTTCTTTGGATTACCTATAACAGATAGATATTATAATAAGATATTAGATATTAGATTTAGTGCTGTTGGTTGGAAGTGGAAATATGAGAGAATCGAACATGAATGGGACCCTTATATTGCTATTACTTTGTTTAGGAAGTGGCAATTAATATTTATTTTCAACTATACGACTAAAGACAATGAAGATTCTAGTACTAGAAATATAGCTACTTGGGAAGCTATGTTAGATATAGTATATAATAACAAGTCTCTTTATCAAGTAGTTAATAGACATCAATGGTGTAAGTCTGTAGATAATAGAAAGGAAGTTATTACAATAAAAGATAACTTATCTTATGATGGATTCTTTGAATATTTAATAGAATATGAAAATATGCGCAATGTCTGATTTACATGGTAATCTTATCCATATACAGAAGTGTGATTTATGTTTGATAGCTGGAGACGTTGTACCTTTAAATATACAGAAGAATAGAGTAGAATCTATTGTATGGTTCTTTCAAGACTTTTTGCCTTGGATTAAGGAGCTACCTTGTGAAGAAGTATATATGGTAGCAGGTAATCATGATTTTATATGTGCTTCTGAATATCCAGTAATGAAGGCTCTGGAGTATCTTTCTGATTTTAAGTTTACTTATTTACTTAATGATTGTACTAATTATAGAGCTCCTAATGGTAAAAATTATAAGGTGTATGGGTCTCCGCAATGTCATCTATTCGGACATTGGGCATTTATGTACAGTGAAGTATTTCTAGAAGGTCTATATAGTCAAGTTCCAGATGATATAGATATATGGTTGACCCATGATACTCCAGCTTTAGGAGATTTAGATTTATTACCTCCGAGTCGATGGAGTCAAGAATCTATTCATGCTGGAGGTCAAAGTTTAGCTAAAGCTATTCAGAGAGTTAAACC